ATTGGAGTTGGATGGTGGGTTTTATGCCTACTTAGTGGGATAAAAACATAGGGGTTGCAATGGCAACCCCTTTTTATATGTTAAAAATAAAAAATAATTTTAAAAAGTTATTGACATATATAAACCCCCATGATATAATAAAAGAGTGATGAGGGGTCAACCCCTCAAAACAAAATAAAAAAGTTTTAAAAAGTTATTGACTTTTGTAAGCCCATATGTTAAAATTAATATATGAGGTGGGATGGTGAGCCCTAGATGTTTAACTCACTTTGTTGGAACGTAAAATTTAATATTAAAAGTTAAATAAATGGTTGACATTTATAAGCTAGCATGATATAATTAAAGAGTAGTAAGGAACTACAAAATAAAAAAGAAAGAAGGAATTAAAAATGAAAAATTTAACTAAAATGGAAGCGGTTCGAGAAATGGTGAAAGAATTTGATGCAATTAAAACATCTTTAATTGAGAAGGCTTATCCATATTGTGGCGAAGGATTCGAGGAGATTACACGAAAACCAATTGAGGTTGGAACATATGTAGAATATTGTGACGATGAATATCTATTAAATGATAGTTTTGATTTAAAAGTTGTGGACGTGAAAGGTCATATCTTAGTTTTAGAGTTAACGAATGAAGAAGACATTGAGGAATACGGGAAAACTATTGAGGTTGGTCGTGTTTGTTGCGAATGGGAGGACGAAAGATATTTTGATAGTTGGTTACCAATATGGGGTTGGTTGTGGATGCTTGATAACCACACTAAAAACTTTATTTTGGATAATTTGGAGCTAGTAAGTGACTTAGGATTCCGCATCTATGAAGATGAAGAAGAGGATATTTATATCGGAATTGATGGTGCGGGCTATGATTTTTACGAGGCTCATTGGTTGCCTTTATATGATGCCATGGGATTACAATGGCACAAATAAAATAAAAAAATTAAAATATAGGGGTTGAAATTATAACCCCTATATGATATAATAAATACATAAGGTAAGGAAAAGGAGAGTTAAAAAATGTTAGTTATTAAAACTTTAGAATTTATTATTAAAGTGTTCGAGGAGCTTATTTATTTATTAGCCTATTATACTATCTTAATGATTCGCAAAGCGTGGGAATATCGTTGTCTACTTGCTTTTTATGGGTTTATGGCTTTTGTCATGGTTGGTGGGTTAGTTGCCTACGTTTTAAAAACAAATTAAATAAAAGGGGTTGACATTTAAAACCCCTTATGATAAAATAAAAGTATGTTGAGGGGCAACCCCTCAACAAAATAAAAAATATGGAGAGTGAAAATCATGCAAAATTTAACAAAAGAACAATTAAATAAATATGTAAGCGAATTAACAAACATGGCGGAAATCGTAGTATTTGAAAAATTAATGTGTGAAGACCATAACGATACAATTCACCAATTAGATTTAGTTTATAATCATGGGTGTGGGGTAGGTGTTAAAGGATTTATATATTACGATGAGACGGAAGCGTTTTTCCATACATTTTCAATCGAAATTCTAGACCTATTGCAAGAGTTAAAGGAGGAATATGGAGGAGATATGTTGGATTGGTTTGATTTCAATAAAAATAGTTTAACATGGTTATTTGTTGAAATGACGGTTAAAAAAATGGTTGAAAGTCTAGGACTTGATTTTTAAAAGACTCTTTAAAGAGTCTTTTTATTTTTGCCTATGCACCCAAAAATAAAATAAAAAAAGTTTTGAAAAGTTATTTACTTTTATAATCCTATATGTTAAAATATATTTATGGTAACAAAAGGAGGTTTGAAACATGTTTTTTTTAGTTCTTATGTTGATTGTTGGTGTCATTATATTCTATCCCTATGAAATAGAACAACCCTCGCAAAAGCACCAAAAGGCGTTGACCAATGAAGCAAGACTACAAATGAAAATAAATAAAACATTGCAAAAAGAAAGAGAAATGAAGCAAATTAAAAAAGAGCTAATTAAAGAGTTTTATACATATAACCCACATGGGGGCATATGGGAGTTCAACGAATGGAAGGAGGGGGCGAACATAGAGGACAAGGCACATAACCCTCAACGCTATCAAGTAAGGGTTAAGAAGCCACCAAAACAAAAACACAAAAAAGTTAATAAATAGGGTTGACATATATAAACCCCTATGATATAATTAAAGTATGCTAAGGGAGGGTATAAAATGGATACTTATTTTAAAAGTGAAGGGCATCGCCTAGCGTTCGCCATTAACGAATTAGACGGGCAATGGCGGGTGAAAATGCTAGGGTTAGGGTTAAACCATTTCACCAACAAAGAATTAGCCCAAAATTGGCGTGACGGGGTTTTGACGTTATTAAAAGAACATGACATGGATGATGAAATAACATTGAAAAACTTAAATAAAATTTATGAAGAAATTATATTTTAGGGGTTGACATTGTTTAACCCCCATGATATAATTAAAGTATGTTAAGGGATGGTGAGCCCTAGATGTTTAACTCACTTTGTTGGAACAATGTGGTAAAAATGTGTTGGAACGATTAAATAAAATAAAAAAGTTTATAAAATAGGTTGACTATTATAAACTAGTGTGATATAATAAATACATAAGGTAAATGAAAGGTGGAAATAAAAATGTTAACATGTGAATGTTGTGGAGCTACTAAAAATTTAACTATTGGTCAAGGGACTTTATTTGACGAATACAATGTTATTTGTGAGGATTGCTTAAAACGTGCCCACGAACAAGAGTTTACAAAACCGATTGATGTTGCATTAAGTAAATTAAATGAGTTAAATATCAATGAGGAAGATATTTACGGGTTTAGTGTTGATGGTTCAAAGGTGGTTGTTCAATATTTTAATAGTGAACGTCAATTAATTACAACTACATTCATTTCATGTAATGATGAAAATGAGGCTATTGACATTTTATGTGAATTGTGCTAGAATGTTAAGACCCCTTAGGGTCTTAACTCAAAACAAAAGTTTTAAAAGGTGGTTGACATTTATAAACCACCATGATATAATTATTACATAAGGTAAAGGAAAGAAGGTTATTAAAATGAAAAAATTAATTATTGCTAGTTTATTTTGTGCTATCGTACTTGTGTTTGTTGGGTGCGATAATCAAGAAGGGCTCACATTGCAAGGCGCTAAAAAAGCCTATGGAAACGATTATCAAGTAATCACACTTGACAATACACACTTTCTTATTAAATGGGATAAGGTGAGCTTGATTTTCAATAATAATGAATGTGTTGGGGTTGTTAATGTAAAATAGTGTCATATTATTTTATTTCAAAAAGTTTTAAAAGGTGGTTGACAATGTTTAACCACCATGATATAATTAATATATAAGGTGATAACAAGCACCTAGGAGTTTAACTTGTTAGTGTTGGAATGTAAAATTGAATATTAAATAAAAGTTAAAAATAATTATAAAATAGGTTGACATTTATAAACTACCATGATATAATTAATATATAAGGTTAAGGAAAGAAGGTTATTAAGATGAATGAAATGTTGAAGGCTCAATTAGTTGAAAAGGCGTTATATTGGAATGATTGCGAAATCACCCATGAAGGGAAAGATTACGTGATATTAAATGAAGTCCATGTAGAAGAGGACTACAAAGAAGATTATAACGTTGAACGTTGGGAAGAGTTCCACCATGAAGAACTAGATATAGTTTATACAATTGGTAAAATAAAATAAAAAAGTTTAAATAAATGGTTGACATTTATAAATGACCATGATATAATAAAAGAGTGGTAAGGGATAAGCCTTAAACAAATTTTAAAAAGGTGGTATATATATGTTAAAATTAATGACAATATTAGTAAATAATAAAAATGTTATTTGTTGTGATTATGATGACGAAACAAAAGAAGTTAGTTTCGTTATAGATGAATATTGGTTCGGTGTAACTAGTAAACCAAACGGTTTATATAAAGTAGTAATTGCAAACGACCAAACTGGGGAGGAATTGGAGGTAACTGTTTTAACATTAAACCAATTAGAGGAAAAAATGTTAAGTTATTGTCAATAAAACCTTAAAAATGGTTGACATTTATAAACTAGCATGATATAATTAATATATAAGGTAAGGGACACACCTTAGAAGTCTAATGTCCTAGTGTTGGTTCATACAATTAAATAAATTTAAAAAAGTTTAAAAAAGTACTTTACAAATATAAATTTGTATGGTATAATAAATATATAAGGTTGAGGGTTAGCCTTATAAATACATAGGAAGAAAGAAGGAATTAAAATGTTTACAAATGCAATAGCTTTATTAATCAATAGAGGGTATTTGGTTGTTGGTCATACCCCCCAACAAATCACATTGCAAAAAGATAATAGAGTTGTAGTGTTAACCCCAACGGGTAAGTCTAACACTTGTATGCTACACCATGGAGATACACAAGTTAAATTAAATGGAACGAGTGGAGTTAATTACATTAAAGCAAACTTTTAAAAGGTAGCCCCTTAATGGGGCTACAAATAAAAAGTTAAAAAAGTTTAAAAAAGGGGTTGTATTTGTTGCCCTCATATGATATAATTAATACATAAGGTAAGGAAATAATAAAAAAGAAAGAGGGTAACAAATATGACAAAATTAGAAATGATGAAAATGGTAGCAAACGTGAAAGGTGATTATTTACAACAAATTAAATACTTAAATGGAATTATCACAAGAAATAAAATGATGGGTAAGAAATTAAATACAACTAAACTAGAAGCCTACATTGAAGAGCTTAAACAAGACTATAAAGAAATTGAAAGACTAGAAAAAACTTATTTCAAACAAAGCAACAAAAAACAAGACATGGAGTGTGCCATTGAAGATGTTAAAGCTTATCAAGATATGTTTGATTTGGTAGCATTGGGAACTAGTCGAATGATTATTGAAGACATGGAAAACCAAAAAGAGGAAGAACCAAAAAAGAAAAAAATGACGAGCGAACAAGCTTTTACAAGTGACTTTGAATACTACTTAGATTTAGCCATTAGCGAATTATGCTAGTAGCTAAACTAAGTAAAATAAATTAAATAGGTGGTTGACATTTATAAACCACCATGATATAATTATTACATAAGGTAAAGGAAAGAAGGTTGTTAAAATGGTTAAATGGACAAAGCAAGCTTTGAAGGACAAAGGGCTAATTCGTTCATCACTTTTAAAAAGTTTGATTTGTGGTTTAGAAATTCCACGAGTAGAGAAAGATATTCTAATCATCATGGTAGAGGGTCAAGAGAGGGCGTTATATAGTAGAAAGTCAATGAAACATGACTTATTAATTGCATATTGCAACATTGAAAACATGCATGATGAATTGACTAGGCTTTTAAGTAGTGAAGAAAAGATTGACGGGGAGCAACTAAGACTAACTTTTATTGATATTAAAATAGATTAAAAATTAATCTATTTTAATTAAAATGGTTGACTTTTATAAACTAGCGTGATATAATTAATACATAAGGTTAAGGAAAACAAAACAAATAAAAAAAAGAAAGAGGTTATTAAAATGAAAAATGTAATTGATATGACAACATACTACGTATACAATGCAAGGGAACTAGCGAGTAGATTAGAGGCGTACTTATTCGATGATGAAAAAGATTTCGTTTTTGCGATTGTTGGGACTAAGGTTCACGATAAAGATAGAATTTACCATTTACATTTTAATGAGGAGTGTGAGCTTGAACTTACTATCCATGATTCCAATACATTTAAACCAAAAGGGGAAGGCATGACATTTGATAATATGAAAGACATCTATAATATGATATGTCATGACCATGAATTAAAATAGGAGCAAAGACCAAAACAAATAGATAAATGAAAGGGTGGCTATTATGGAATTAAATGTAAAATATTATAAAGAGAGTAACAAGGTGAGTTTAAAGCGATGGTTAAAAGACTACAACGACATAAAAGAGGGTGTGTATAAATATGATGGGTCTATGCCCATTAGTTGCACCAATAGTCTAGTTAAATATAAGCTTGAAACGTGTATCATGATTGAAAGTGTATTAGGTTGGTATGAGGATGATGAGCTGATCCAAACATCGAACGGATACACTCAACTAGGATATCAATTACAAAGAATCACGAACTCACACAACAAGGATGAGCAAATGCAAATCATGGGCGAGCTATATTGTCAAGTACGAAAAGGGTAGAAGGTTAAAAGGTCTACTCTTTTTTTTATTTTATTAAAATAGTAATGGTTACTATTATTGGAATGATGGGTGTGTATGGGAAATAGTAATAGTTACTATTTCTTTTTATCTTATGAAAATAGTAATGGTTACTAGTTCGGGTGATGGGATGAGTGATGGAAGGTTGAAGGTGTGAGGTGTGGGATTGTTGGGTAAGATGAGAGTGATAGGAATGAAATGGAGATGGGTGGGTAAGGGTTGAGTGAATAGTGGATGGGTGGAGATGAGATGAGATGAGGTGTCATTTATTTATGCTCAAGACAACGACCAAAATTTTACCAAAATATGGGGAGGGGATGGGTGCTTTTATTGGTTGTTATAATAGTAATTATAGAAACCAATGGGGGGTGGGTTTAAGTATTTGAGGGGGTTTGGTGGGTGAAAATTGGCGACGAACACTTCAATTTACACAGTACCCCCATAGTACCCCCATAGTACCTCTGCATCTATCACATACCACCCATCACTTCGTTAACACCTCATATACCCCTTAAAACCCCAAATAACACGCTTACATCTCTCCATAACCACCATTCAATCCAAAACTACTATCCCTAAAAAATCAACAATGTATGTCCTTATTATATAGACCACCCAATAAACCCCATTTAAACCACCATATTCCAACTGTACAAAGCCTCAATTCATTCCCAATATTGTAAGTACCCCTAATTCTTAAAACCCTTTGTAGACCCCTAAAAATACCTGGTATACTTCGTACCTACCAACATCCCCATTTTCTCACGACTTAATTAAAATTCTTTCCTAGTAAAAATCCTACACAAATTTTATTTAATGTGTTTTTGAAGGGTGGCTTTATATATAGCCCCAAACCCCATATAGGGGGGCGTGGGTTTAGGTAAAGACCATACCCCTATATTTATCACCCCTTACTTTTAAACCCCTTAAATCGCCTTAAAATAAGTTTAATAAAAGGTTGCATTTACCTATTTACAAATGTAATCCTTCGGTGTATAATAATAAATGTAAGCAAGAGAGTAAAGGAATGAATGAAATGATTAGAAACTGGGAGTATGGAAGTATGCACATTGAAAACATAAGTGACGAGCTAAACCTAGAAAGAGTAAGAACCATTAAGAATACTAAAAAGGAAGTCTATAACTGTGGAGGGTATGCCTTAGAAAACTTTGCTTGGTATTGTCCTTACACTGTGGAACAAGACAACAATGAAGAAACACCATTTTACACATCTGGAAACTCAAATGAATTGGTAGATAAATGTGTAGACCATATGGTGGATGAGTACAAAGGTAAGTTACGTGTAATCGACAACATTAAAGAATTGAAGTCCAATGAGTATGCCATTGCTTTTAGAGCCTCTTTGGAAAATGATGATTTTCATTTTGCTAAACTAGGTCGTAATGGTATTTGGTATCATAAACGAGGTAATAACTATAAAATTGAAACCATGTCTAAAAAGGAATTATATAGTGAGTCATGGTGTCATGGTAAATACGATAGTAAATTAGTACTTATGGCAATGAAACGTAAACTTAACAAATAATTAGTAAAGGGGAAATACATATGAAGACAATTACAACTAACTTAAAAGGAAATGAAAAACAAAACGCAATTCAATGGTTAAAGAAATTAAAACAAGGGGATGCAATTCGCATTCGTAAGGATTACAAACATGGTAACTTCTATACATGGGAGGATAAAGAAGACCAATTCCGTTGCATTACATTAAACTCAATTAATGCTGGCAAGGAATACTTAGTACAAAAACTAGACACCAACGATTGTTCTATCCATGTAGGCGAAGGAGCTAATCGTACTTGGATTTCATGGGCTGCAGTAGACTTAACACAATTTGAAAATAATAAATAAAAGGGTGTATATAATACATTTACCCTGTAAATAAATTAACCACCTTTCTAGGTGGTTTTTATTTTAATTTTTAAATTATTTATTAATATTTACTTTACAAATACAAATAGGTGTTATATAATAGTAAACGTAGTAAGTGGTTATTAACCACGGATAAAGGAGTATAAGCTATGAAACAACAATTAGAAATTATTGTAGAACAAGAAGTTTTAAACAAAACATTTAAAGTGTATGGGATTTTGAAAACCCACTATTCTTAGCTAAGGATGTGGCAAACTGGATTGAACATAGTGACGTTTCAACAATGTTGCGAAAAATTGATGAGGAAGAAAAGGTTACAAACATTGTTTGTACCCCTGGAGGACAACAAAAAGCTTGGTTCTTAACAGAGTATGGTTTATATGAAGTATTAATGCAATCACGTAAACCTATTGCCAAACAATTTAAAAAAGAGGTTAAGAAGATTCTTAAAGAAATTCGTACAACAGGCGCATACACGACGAACCCTCTACCAGTATTAACACCCAAACAATGTTGTGCTATTACTATTTTTGATGTGCAAGCAACAGACATGGATAAGTTACTAGCCTTACAAGAGTTTGGTGAAATTAGTAGCCAAGAAGGTCAAAGTGCTATTTGCAATGATAGTGTAATTACAATTCCACAAATTAGAGAAATGGTGTTTAATCGCTATGGCGACCAATTAAATGAAATGGGGGCTACTATCTCTGAACCATTTACCGAGTTCTCACGCTACTTAAAATACACAGGCTATTTGGAGACTAGTCGTTTTGAACGTAAAGATGGTAAGGGATTGGAAAAACTAGCCTCTTATCAACCAACACAAATGTTTGAAGACGTATTTGTTAAACAAGGGATGGCTTTAATTCGTAAAATTGACGATAGAGGCAAGTACGAAATTAAATATACTAAAAACATTGAAAAGTTCATTGTTACCGAACACTTCCACGATACACTTGTAAAATACATAGACTTGGTTAGTCCATTAATGATTCAGGAAAACATAGAGGAGTAGATTTTATTCTACTCTTTTTTATTAAAAGGTATTGTACAAAAATAAATAATATGGTAAAATAATTACATGACCAACTAGGAGGTAGTAAAATGAATATCAACAAAGAAATTAACAAAATCCAAAAAGAAGTAAGTTACAAATTAGATGAAGTGGTAATAGGTCAAACAGATGAGTTTCAGAAAAAAACCTTTGAAACCTTTAGACCTTTAATAGATACCATCCAACGTGGAATAGATACGCTATATACTGAGCCCAAACTAACCCTTGAAGAATTTGAAAATATTATAGACCCTTTAGTAAATATTTTCACACTTATTGCTTTAACTTATGAAGATGCAATTATGACTATTGCCGAGGAGGTTATTGAAAGTCAAAGACTTAAACAAACCCATAAAGAAATATTTGAAAAGCACTTAATTGAACCTCTTACACATCTCCATGTTCCACCACATAGAGCAAGAAGAGAATTCGAAAAGGCACAACATAGTTTCTTTATTAAAGGAACACGTCATATGAACCTTACTATGTGTGAATTAGTAAAAGAAGTTTGTGAAATCATGGCTATGCAAATTCAAGCCATTATAGATTATGCGGAAAGCAATCGAATTATTTTTGAGGAGGAAGAACCAGAAGTGGATACTACCTCACAAGATAACAACAATATGACAAAAATAACTAACTTAAAAGATATGATTAATCTAGTGGAAAGTAAAGGTTATCAAAAAGTTAGACAAAAGGGTAGTCACCAAATCTACCAAAACCAAAGAGGGGAAACAACTGTTATCCCAGCACACAACAAAGATTTCCACAGAGGTTTGGGTTACCGTATTCAAAAACAAGTTAAAAAGTAGGATTCGTCCTACTTTTTTTATTTTTACATCTTTACAAATATTTGGTAATAATATATAATAAACACACATATACTATGTAACAAACACACAATCAATTAGGAGGGTAGGTAAAATGTTTGAAAAGTTATTTGCTAAACAAATTAAAAAAGCAATTAAAAATAAAGAAGAAGAATTAAAAAAAGAAATAAATAAAATAAAAGAAGAAAAAGAACAAATAAAAAAATTAAAAGAAAATATTGAAAAACAATCTAAAGTAATTGAAAAACAATCTAAACAAATTAAAGAGGAAGCCCTTGAACTTAAAAGACAACAAACAGAATTTCATAATAACCTATCCTCTTTTAACAAACGTGAAGAAGAGTTACGTATTCCTCTTTTTCTTAATGAGTGTGGAGTTTATAAAGTTGACGATTTATTCTATCGTTACAACGATTCTAATGAATATAAACAAGCTATTCAGGAAGTAAATAATAAAATGAAACAATTAATTAAAGATGGTAGAGCTTGTACGTGTGGTACAGAATGGAGAGTTAACTATTCCAAAACAGAAGGTAAGAAGCAAATCAATAACACCATTAAAATGGCATTGCGTTTATTTAATGCAGAATCAAATAATTTTATTACCTCCATTACCACTCGTACCAATATTACTAATGTTGTTAAGGAGATTCAAAAGTCTGCCAATATGGTAAATAGATTTTGTCGAACTTATGATATTACACTACACCAAGAATACATTAATTTAAAAATAGATTTAGCCAATCTTGTGTATGAACAATGTATGAAGAAGCAACAAGAAAAAGAAGAGGCTCGCAGGCAAGCAGAAATTATACGTGAACAAGAGAAGTTAGAACGTGAAATCGCCAAAGAGCGTGAAAAACTAACAAAAGAAATAAAACAATATGAAACAGAAATGAAGCGTTTATATAAAACTGCAGACCCTAGTACTGGTGAATTAACAGGCAAGACCGTACAACGTTTAGAAGAATTGCAAACTAAAATTGAAGAACTACAAGAAGAAGATATTACCCTGGAAGAACGTATACACAATAAAGCAGGTTGGGTATATGTTATTACCAATGATTCCATGCAAGGATGTAAAATTGGAGTTACTAGACGATTAGACCCTCAAGACCGTATTGATGAGTTAGGTTCTGCTTCTGTACCATTTCGTTTCAACAAAAATTGTGTTGTCTTTTCAGAAGACGCTTTTGCTTTGGAGCATCAACTACACAAGGCATTTCATTCCAAACGTATTAACAAAGTTAACAACCGTAAAGAGTTTTTCGACGTTTCTACAAAAGAAGTTGAGGAGTACATCAAACAAAATGTTGATAGCACTGTGCAATTTCTACACGACATTCACAATGAGGAATATTTATTAAGTATGTAGCCACCCACATGGGTGGTTTTTCTCTGTTTTAAGGGGCTTTGTTTCTCACCCTAATATTTACAAGGCTTATGTTGTATCTCCTCTGTACGGGGCTAAAATGCACGTTAAATTGAATTTTATAAATATTATAAATTTATACTTTACAAACATAAATCCATGTTGTATAATGCAAATGTAAACCATACGAGAGAGTGGTTGATATAGGGAGGAATAATACATATGACAAATGAATTAATTAAAATCCAAACCAATGAGCAAGGACAGAAGCTAGTTAGTGGTCGTGAACTACATGAGGTATTGAAAGTGGAAAAAGCTTTTAGTACTTGGATGCAAACCCAATTAGAGAATGTAGATGCTATTGAAGGACAAGATTACACTACTTATTGGAGCGATTCCTTTAAAGGAAACGTTGTGGAATTCCAACAAAGCCCACAATATATGAGTAGTAAAGGCTATACTAGAGAATATGTGCTAGGATTGGACATTGCGAAAGAAATTTGTATGTGTGTTGGGGTTGCTCCACGAACAAACGAGGAAACAAAGAGATTGAGTAAACAAGTGCGTAAATACTTTATTGAGTGTGAGAAACAATTACAAACTCAAATACCACAATTATCAGAACGAGATTACGCAATCTTAACTATTATGAATGCAACAAACGATGTACAACGTGTAGGTGCTTTAAAACAATTTGAAGACATTATTACCAAACCACTATTGGAAACTATTGAGGTGCAAGAAGAGACTATTAAAGAGCAACAACCTTGTGTAGACTATGTAGATGCAGTAACAGCAAATGATGACTCATTGTTGGTTCGTGAAGTAGCCAAGATTAGTTACAAACAAACCAAGATTCAAATTGGTGAGCGTAAACTATATAATAAACTACGTGAGTGGAAATGGGTATGTAAATATAGTACAGAACCAACACAATACGCTTTAAACCAAGGCTACCTAGAAGTACATAGTCGCATAGTAAGCACACCATATGGACAAAAAGAAGTGTCAACCACAATGGTTAAACCAAAAGGTCAAGTATACATAGTACAACGTTTAATGCGAGAAGCAAAAGGGGAGTAGCAATACTCCTTTTATTATGTAACCAAGACTTCTCACTACGTTCGTTCAAGGTCAACCTTACTCAATCCAGTTCGTCCTAAACGGACTCCTGTCTTGTAAGGTTGATGAACATTATATATTTATATAAAATAATCAACGGACTTCTGCGAAGCAAGTCCGTACTTGAACGAACGTAGTGAGAAAGCCCAACTAAATGGTCTATAATTGCTACTCACAAAAATTTGTCACCAATCTCATGGGGTATTATATATATCTATTAATACCCTTTGAGAAAAGTGACAAATTTTTAATTTCTAAGGTTTACATATGTAAATCAAAGGTTTACAATAGTAGTGTAATTAAAATTTGTCACCAATCTCATGGGGTATTATATATATCTATTAATACCCTTTGAGAAAAGTGACAAAAAATAAAGGAGTGTTGCAATTATGGAAATAAAATACGACTTACTAAAGGTCGGACAGGAATTTAAAAACTATAAAGCGTTATGTGAATACATAGGCGATAAACAAAAAACAGGAAAAGGTAAACAACTCCAGTTCAAAGAGTGGGAACGTCATTTTAAATGGATTAACCCAATAGACTCTAAAACAGGAAAGAAAACTCATAGGTTTACAATTATTGAGATTTACGATAAACCAATTGAAAAAGTTGATAAAAGAAAAGACAATACCTTTACGCAACGTTGGGAAAAACCTTCATTCTTCAATAAAAATGAAGATTTAACAACTACCATTATGTTATTATTGATTGCGAGTGCCGACTTGGAGGACTTAAACAATTCACAGAGAGTTGCTTTCAAGACACAACAATTCTATCAAGAAATAGGACTATGCAACAATAATTACCACACACTGGCAGAATTGCAAGGCTATTATGAAGAAATCCTTCCTAAAAGAGTAGTGAGCTATATATTTCAAGACACGAGAAAGAAGATGGAGAAATTCTCTATGACTGCCTTAAAGCAAATGGAGAAGCAAAAAATAATTGATTTTAATTTAGGCAAGCTATGGTTTGAAAATATTTTAGATGATAATGATAGGTCAGTTCTAATTGAGCATATAGCGACTCCAGAAGAACGTGGTCGTTTTTTAGAAGGAGTGAATGAAGCTTATAAGGTATGGAATACCTTCCATGATAAAGATGAGCAATTAAATAGTGTAAGCTCCATTTATACAGCTTTAAACAAAGAGGAAAGACGAGAAGTGTTTGAGTATGCAAAAAACTATATCAAACGCTATATCCCAAATTATGAGTTTAACTGTTCTTGCTATGACATTACATTTGTCCCCCAAGTTATTTTGTGCGAACTGGTTTCAAGAGGTTTATGTCGAGACGAGCTGTTTGAGTTGAATGCTCTATGTCGGGGGAATATTAATTTAAGAATGGAAAACGTTAAGTCATTACATAAGAAAATTGAACCTGAACATCACAATAAGGTAAATAGCAAGTTTTTAGATTATAACATAAACCGCATATTTGATAAGTTTGACTCTGACTATGAGAAATGGCGAGACTTGGTTACCCCAAGAAAAGGGTTGTATTTTGTGGATGAGGAATCACTAAGACGAGAAAAGGAATTAGATAAACTATATAGACCTTTTACCACACAAGAAGATTGCTACAAAGCAATTAATATTACTAGTGCCACACTTAAACTAGAACCAAGTAAAAATGAACAGCATTTAGTTGACAAATGCTATTATTTAAGTCTACACGAAATAAATAGAAGGGAAGAAGAGTAGCATGGAAAAAATGGATTTAACAAAAATTAAAAATAAGGCGGTCAATATTGTTTATGAGTGTGGAAATAAATATTATATAACCAAAATTGTTAAGGTAGAAAAAGACTTTAATGGATATGGAACAGTAAAGCGAGTTACCTTTAGTGGGCTAAAGGAGGGTATGAAAGTAAGAGGAGTAAGAGAGGATGGAGGTTTTGTGGAAGTGAATAAGGAAGGGGAGACACTTTTTGAAGGTGAGTTTGTTGACTCATTCCAAAAAAACGTTGCGATTTTTGATGAAGTTCCATTTGGAAGTGAAGTAATCTTAAAATGTAAACCAAAGGTTGAGATTACCAATGAGGGGGAGTGTTTGAAATTGACCTACCCCAAAAATCTAACCATTGTCAAAAGGGGCGAGGGGTGTAGCTTGGGAGATATAGTGAACTTACCTCTTTTTAATCTATACGCCAAAGAAACAATTTTAGAGCAGTTAGTGAATAAGGGTATGAATTATGACTCATTAACAAATGAGCAGAAAGAAAGAGTTGAAGAGTTTGAGAATTGGAGACAACAAAATATTAAAAAAATTCGACTTTAAGGTTTACAATTATAAACCAAAAGTATATAATATAATTGTAAGTTACAAAATGAAGGGTGGAATGCCAATGAAGGCAGTGAAAAACACAAATGTAAAGGGGCAATTATATTATGACAAATATGAACACAAACATCGAATTATTAGAAACTATCGTTGAAGAAATTAACTATATGTTTGAAGATGCTTGTAAAGCACGTTTAACTCGCAAAGGGAATATTCAGTTAGTTTGTGGAAGACGTGGTTACTCAAGTGAGTATGAGTTAGAAGAAAAGGTTCAACGAGTTATTGAATACTTAGTGTATAAATTTGATGTGGACTTCATGGTTGAAGACTATTACCAAAACTCAATTATTTATAGTGTAATTGAATTCTAAAATCAACTATTCAAAAAGGGGTGGAAGAATGGCTCACTTATATTCAACAAGACAAATAGTGAAAATTCCAAGTACTTTACTTAGCGAATCTAAACCCAAGTGGGAATTGAAGATAAGTTTGCAAGAACTAAAAGCCAATAATCAGTTAATTGGTTTGGCTTCCTCTTATGTAATCCGTACACTTGATAAGTTATCAAATAGCGATTATAGTGAGGAAAGAGTGGTTAAATTAAAACAACAAAAAGGGCAATTACTAAAAGAAAAGACGACTGCTCAAACTAAAAAACAAATAGTAAAAGTAAATAAGGAAATGTTTGAACAACTTTATATTCCTCATTTATGTTGTATACATATTGATAAATCTAGTCATTACGATAGATTAAATAAAGGATTTACTATTTCCGTATATGACGACACTACGGGAGAGGTTATAAGTAGTGTTAAGTTTACACGCTTTTTAAGTACTTCGGCTTCTATTAAGAAGTCCGAGGTATTCTATATTAACACTGAATACAAAGACAGTATGATGGAACATATTGATTGTGGTCGTGACCAAAGTGTTAAATTCGTACCTGCCAAGCTATCTGCTTACATGGCATTAACTATGAGTAGCAGCAACCCAGTTAGAAATACATACAACGTTTGCGTTGTCAACGATGTGGAGCACGATATTACAACTTCTGTATTAGAGTTGGACGATTCTAAACAAGAAGAGCCAATTATTACACAAATAGACGAATACAAAATGGGATTAAATTGTAGTGATGGTTTTGGGTTTATTGACCCACAGTTCGCAGATTTATGGGCTGAGGACTTACACTTAGACTACACACCTAGTTCGTTTATTACTCGAAATGCTTTTTGTAAGGGTGTCCTATGTCGTTTCCCTTACAAGGAGTTTGCTAAAGAGCATGGTATTGATACAATTACTGATGTGTGGGGCAAGGTGTGGAATATTGATGAGGTTGATATAGTGTTAACAACCTCAATGCTTAAACTAGCTAATTGTTATTCTAGTTGGGATAGTTATTACGAGCTAACACAGAAATATGGGTATACATTTAGTATTACAAAACAAACTCCTAAAGTGTTGGATATGGAACGTACAACCAACTATCAATTTATTCAAGCTATGGAATGGGATGATGAGGATATACGTGGGTTCTTAAAACCATCACTTGATGAAATAAAAGAAATTAAAGGTGCTGATTGGAGAAAGGCTCTTGTATACCTAAGAGGGATGAGTTTAAATGAGGACAGTGATGTTGTAAGAGGTGACTATACAACAGCCATGATGGTTGAACCAAGAATTATCGAAGATAGTTATGTTAGAACATCTATTAACAACATGATTAAGAAACGACTAGATGATTGTAAAAAGGGAACTATTAAAGTTCGAGGAAACTACCAAACAGTAATATGTGACCCTATTATCTTGGCACAAGGTATGTTAGGTTTACCAATAAAAGGTACTTTACAAAAAGGTGAGTTTCATAGTGAGTTTTGGAATCGTTTGGGTGTTGACTATGTTGTTGGGTTTAGAGCTCCACAAGTAAGTTACAACAATATTGCCCAAATGAAACTTGTTACAAATGACGACACAAAGAAATGGTATCGCTATTTAGGAGAAATGATAATCTTTAATGGTTATGATGCCACTTGTGCAAGGATGTCGGGTTGTGATTTTGACGGTGATACGGCATTTACAACAGACAATGAATACATAATTAAAGGTACTAAAAGACAATCTTTACCTGTTATCTGTTTACAAAAGTCTGCGAGTAAGGTTGAGTGTAGCGAAGATTCATTTATTAATGCCGATAAGCTATTACTTAAAGGCGATGTTGAGGATGTGGGTACAATAACCAATAGGGCAACTGCTATCGAGTCTTACAAGGCTAAATTTCCATATGGAAGTAAAGAGTGGTTGGAACTGGATTATCGTGTGCAGGCTTGTATTGCGCTATCACAAAATTCTATTGACGTAGCAAAGGGAATTAAAATTGAGTATGGGTTTCCCAAATCTTGGATTTCACACAAAGCCAATGTCATTGCAGAGGGAGATAGTGAAGAGGTAGTTCAACATAAAGAATACTATAGTACACTGGTATGTGATAAAAAACCTTACTTCTTTATATATGTATACGACCATCTTAAAAAAGATTACAACAAATTAAAGAAAGATGAAAATAGACGTTGTTTAAGACGTTTTGGTAAAACACTGGACGAAGTATTGACAAACCCAGAAACAGACGAAGAGAAAGATACTGTGTTTTATTACAACCGTAAAAAGATTGTGGACGACTCTCCTAGTGTAATGAATAAAATAGCGTGGTTTGTTGAAGAAGAATTTAAGAAGTTTACTTTACCAAAACCAACGAAAGACGAATTTGTAGAATTAATAAAAACAGATAGTGGCTACAAAAAATCTAACTATACTAAAGTATTACCTCTGTACAAAGACTACTTACAAGCTATGAAAAACATTAATAATGTTTTTATGCTTAATAAAACAAATAGTTTAGACAAGACAATGGTAAGAGAAAATATGTTGAACGACTTAAAAGACAAACTTCTATCAATTTGTTCAAACGAAGAGGAGTTGTGTAACATTCTTATCGATATTTGCTATAAAGATGTAAAAAGCTCTAAACATTTTGTATGGTCTGTGTGTGGGGAGCAAATTATTAGAAACCTATTGAGTAAGAATAACAATACTGTTACTTATCCTGTAATGGTTGAAAATGAAGATTATGATTTTGAGTATAAAGGCTATAAGTTTAAAATGTTTAGCAAAGGAGTTGAATAGTATGGAGTTTGTAGTAAACGAAGTTAAACACGTTGAAAACCTTTTAAGAGATAAAAAGGTAACACCTAGAAAGGTAATGAAAGAGTTGCGTCTAATTGTTCAATACTATTTATCAAAAGGTTGCTCAAAAGAAGAAACAGTTGAACTAGTTGTTCAATTTATGAGCGATGTAAATGGTAATGATAGTGGGGAAAAGTGGCGTAGACGAATTGAGTCGACTGTTAAAGACATTATTAGTAAACAAGATTATAAGTTAAGAGATATTGAGGAAATACACATTACAAATAGTGAACTTGAAACAATTAAAAGTCTAGACGATGATAAGTTAAGGCGATATGCTTTCGGTTTACTTGTTTATTGCAAAGTTATTAACTATAAAAAAGATAGTTTGTGGGTTGAATTAGATAAAACAACGGTGTTTTGTAGGGACATAAAAGTTAAGTTGCCAAACATGGAAGCAAGGGAAAAAATGTTTAAAGCGCTTCAGGACAGTGGTTTAACTGTTACCTCTAGGAAAGCTGGAAGTCTTAGTCTACAAGTTCTTTTTATAAATAAAAAAGAAGAGAATATTGTTCACTCTATTTCAACCATTCCCAACACGCCAAATCCAGAAGAAACTTTTATAAATAACTGCATGATTTTCTACGATAATTATTTTAATGGGAAAAGATATTATGTATGTCAGTGTTGTGGTAAATATGACTATATACAAAAAAGAAGTAAACCTAAATACTGTCCTAAATGTGCGGAGGAAATTAAGAGGGGAAGAGTTGTTATAAATGGTTAGCTACACAGAACAAGAACTACTTTCTTTTAGTAGTAAAAAAATGATTATTTATAAGATAACAAACTTAATTAATAACAAGGTCTACATAGGACAAACACGTAGAACATTTAACGAAAGATATTGTGGTAAGGGAGTAGGTATTTCAAGAGTGTATTGGAGTACAAGGTGTAATTCGCATTTACACACCTCTATACAAAAATATGGTTTTGACAACTTTAAAGTGGAAATTATAGAACAATGTAACACCATAGAGGAGTTAAACCAAAGAGAAAAGTATTATATAGCTTTATACAAATGTACCGACCCAAAGTGTGGCTATAATTACTGTGAGGGTGGTGGAGAGGGAGAGCGAAAGCTCTCTTTACCCACAAAAATAAATAAGTTATTACAGAGAAATAAGGATACCACTGAAAAACAAATATATAATTATTTAAAAAAGATACATAAATTTAACTATAATATTTATCAATTGGTTGACGAGTTGGGTTTTATGGAAATTGTTGTTTTATTTAACAATGGAGAAATAAAATTTTATAAATCTCTTTCCCATTTTAAAAAAGAAAAGAAAATTAAAATTCCTATTTACAAATTACACTGTTTATACAAAGCAAGGGAAGACACCCGTTTTAAGGGGTTGTATACGGTTAAAGAACAAAAATATCAAATATTTAACACAACAGATATTGATTCATTACCTAGTAACGTTCAAGTGGAAATTAAAAAACGTGAAGAACGCTTAAAGAAAAACCGTGAAAGAGCAAAAGAAAACGAAGCTGCTGTGGAGCTGTTTAAGAAAAAGTGTGAAAAACATGGGGAGTGGACAAGAGAGGTATGCGAATGGGGCGACAAAACAGTTATAGTAGAAGGATACGATGCAACAGAAGAGCAATGGGATATAATTGAGAAAGAGTTTTTACTAGACATGGAGAGACTCTATCCAAGTTTTTACAACAAACATTTAAAAGGAAACGACTCTCATATAAAAGTAAAAATATTTGTTAAAAGAAATAGAAAGAAAATATGGAATACAATAGAATGTTAAAAACCACATTTGCTTAAAAATGTGGTTTTTTGGTAAAAACTCAAAACACTTAAAAATCCCGATAAACGTTGGTATTACCATGTTTTTAGGGTGTTAAATAGTTAATTTTTTTAAAAGTATTTACATGGATAGATATATAGTAGCAATTGCACATATCTATCCATTTCACTACAACCCCTTTACAATAGTGAACTCTTTTATAACCTCTCTCTCCTCGCCACCTAGTTGTATCGACCTCTAGGTGGACTTTTAAAACAACACCCAACTCCCCTTTTTGGATGTTGTTTTAAAGGTGGTGAAAACCTAATGGGAAACAGAAGTAAAATTGAAAACACTGCTTTTAAAATGAAGTTTATAGAACGATTAGCTATTCGTTTGGACATATCCTATAAAGTTGCCGACCTTATCTACGATACTTATGGTGTGGTAGCATTGGAAATGTTAGATGAGGGTTATGACAGGGTAAAGGTTTTAGATTTTCTTTTTGTAGAAAAGCGTTTGTCACCACAGAAAAAAATGATAGACGTGCAAACAGGAGAGGAAATTGAAACAACCCCAAAAGCTAAATTATACTGTAGTATTAGTAGACGTTCTAAAGATTGGGATGACGCTTGGAGACACGTTGAAGAATATAGGGAACAAGAAGAACGTAGAAAATTATACGAAATGCAAGTTGCCAAAGAACGTGAACAAAAAGAACTTGAAAAAGAATTACAGCGTAAAGAACGTAAGAAACAAAGACGTAAGATTAATAAACGTAAACGTAGGGAACAACAAGCTTTACGAAGACTTATTAAATACGAAGAAATGTTTCATGTTAATGAAACTAAAAAATATCAACAAGAACTTGCTAAACGTAAAAGAGGTAAATAATTTTAACTCAAGGTTTACAATTACAAACAAAAAGTATACAATATAAGTGTAAGGTGTAAAACCTTACAATAGTTTGAAAGGAAATGATATTTGAATGTCAAAACCAATGACAAAGATTAAAAAATCTACTGGTGTAGGAACAAAGTTCGAAACTACAGGAGTTTTAACAATTGATGATAATGGTGTTATCTTTGTTGAAAACGAAGCAGAAGGTATTGTAGAACCACATTTAGCTTTATCAGCGTTAGACTTACACAATCAAGTTGTAACAATTAAAGTAGAACGTAAAGAAGAGGAAGAAATTTTAGACTATACAGATTTAGTATAGTTATACATAGGGTTGTTTTTACAACCCCCTCTAACAAACCACTCGACGTATTCATCACTCCTTTTTCTATTTTACGCCTATTACTCCTCTAAGATATTCTTGTCGAGTGGTTTGTTAGAGGTTAAACCTCAATTTGAACATTTAATTTGAAGGGGAAAACAATATGAAAAAACAAATTACAGTATCAACTTTTATCTATGATAGTAATACGTTAGAGTTTCAAGTTTCAGATTTAGAGTCTAACACAATGTATTATGTTATAGGTGATTTAGAATCATTAGAAGCATATTTATTTGAAAACTATCGTGTTGATAAAGTTTTAGTTAATACTACTGAACGTGTTATTGCTAAAAGCTTAAAATATCTTGGTTTTGAAGTAAATATTATGGATTGTGTTAAAGCAGAAGTAAATAAAGATGTAATTGAATTTTTACACTTTTAAAATGGAATAGTATATAACAATAATGTAAAATACATAATTCTTATTGGTTGATTGTAAGTTAACCAATTATCTCTTATCGAATAGACGATGACAGATAGAAAAAACTTCCCACTTACTTACAATAGGTGGTATTACGGATTGAAGTTTTAAAGTTTTTATAAGACCGATTTGTTTAGGGTGGAGGCGTTCTAGCTGTACCACTTAGTCCGATAGTCATGTGAAGACTCTAAACTACATCCCCATGCGTGGGCATGACAGATTGATTATTCATAAGCACGTTAAGTTACATTATCCCGACCAGTTTGTGTCAAGTATACAATAGGGCTATGTTGTAATTGTGTGGCACTTGATTTCTAATGTGTTAATCAACTCACGTTTGTCTAGTGTCGGAATAAATTAAAAAGTTGAAGCCATTACCAAGCTCTAAGTTGCCGTATCGCCTTACGAGGTATAGGGTGGCAAGGGAGAAAGTCCCGTCAAGGAGTACAATAACACTACTCACGAGTGGGGTAGTAATACTTAAAAGACAATGCCTTCGAGGGTTGGAAGCTCAGTCGTCACAGAATTAAAGATAGTCCTTAGCGACAGTAGATAGAAATGCCTACTTCATGTAGATGAAGAGGTGTAGGACAAAAGTGTAGCATAGCGCCTATTCCGAGCTATCGGACGATAAAATATAGCAGTAGCCCTCCTTGATTGGCGATAGTAAACAAGGTGTTACACAATACAATTTCCGTCAGAACCTACGACATCTAGCATGGGTGGTGGAATCTATGAAGCTCTATGCCTTGCACTTCATAGAAACAGTGGTAGGACATTGAAAGGTTGACAGTCCATAACTGTGGGGATTGGGTAATCCAGTCGAACTGGCTAGTAGGGAGCATTTGTGGGGGTAATGACCTACAAGCATAGCGACAATCTCTAGTCTGATAGTCATTAACCTATTGGGTTTGCAGAGTCCCTTTGAAAAACTACTGTATAGCAATGTGTAGACGTACACAAGCGATTAATGCTATAGAAGTTGGTTTTATAAGTCAGTAAGTTCTCGAGATAAAATGGTTTCCAACGAAGGAATAGACAGTCGTTTTAAGGTTTAGACAGAAAACAAACCTTAATTATTTACAAAATACAGTGTTTTATTATACATAAAGAATTGTATTGTGTAAATAATACACTCCCATTAAAGGTTAGTCAGTGAGCTAACATGGTTATCTTATTTTAAAAGGGAGAAGACAATTTGAAAGAGTACATTAAATTAAACAATGAAGTTATGCAAAAAGTAGATGGTTTCTATCAATTAGAAAAAGACAAATTAGCAGTTGAAGAATTTGAAAAAGAAGTGGTAGAAAAATACTATCCATTTGAAACACATGAGCAACGTATGATGTGGTTAATCGGTAATGGATACTATATCAACTTCTTAGATATGTATGATATGTTCTTTATTGTGGAACTAACAAAACACATTTACTTATATGAGTTTAAGTTCCAATCATACATGGCTATCAGTAAATTCTATCAATCATATGCTTTAAAGACAAATGATAAAAAACATTATTTAGAAACATATGAAGAACGTATTGTGGCTTGCGCCCTATATTTAGCACAAGGAGATGAAGACTACGCTTGGAAGTTGGCAGAGTCTATGATTAAACAAGAATACCAGCCAGCCACACCTACATTTATGAATACTGGTAAAGCTCGTGGAGGGGAAATGGTTTCATGTTTCTTATTAGAGATGGATGATTCGTTAAACTCTATTAACTATAATATGAACACTATGGGGCAACTATCGAAAATTGGTGGTGGTGTGGCTTGTAACTTATCAAAACTTCGAGCTCGTGGAGAAGCTATCAAAGAAGTTGAAGGAGCTTCTAGTGGTATTGTTCCAGTTATGAAATTAATGGAAGACACATTCTCATATGTAAACCAATTAGGTCAACGTGCAGGTGCAGGTGTTGCTTACTTAAACATCTTCCACTGGGACATTGAAGAATTCTTATCAACCAAGAAAATTAGTGGAGATGAGAAATCACGTTTACAAACATTATCTATTGGGGTGGTAGTCCCAGATAAGTTTGTAGAGTTAGCACGAGAAAACAAACCTATGTATGTATTTGCACCATATACAGTTTATAAGCAATATGGAGAGCATCTTGATGATTTAGATATTGATAAAGTTTATGATGACTTAGTGGCTAATCCAAACATTAAGAAACGTCAATTAGACCCACGTCAACTATTAACCAATATTGCTCGTACTCAATTCGAGTCTGGGTATCCTTACATCATGTATCGCTCGAATGCAAACAAAGTTCACGCTTTAAAAGAATTAGGAGATATTAAGATTTCTAACTTATGTTGTGAAATTATGCAGCTACAAGAAACATCTGAAATCAATGACTATGGTGTAGAAGATGTTATTAAACGTGACATCAGTTGTAACCTAGGCTCTTTAAACATTACCAATGTTATGGAAAACAAGTCTATTGAGCAAAGTGTTAAGACTGCCATGAAAGCTTTAACTAGCGTTTCAGATATGAGCAACATTGCAAATGCTCCGGGTGTTCGTAAAGCAAATGAAGAGTTACATGCAGTTGGTTTAGGAGCTATGAATCTCCATGGTTACTTAGCCAAAAATAAAATCGCATATGAAAGTAAGTATGCCAAAGACTTTGTTCGTACATTCTTTATGATGGTTAACTTCTACTCTATCTTAGCAAGTGTTGAAATTGCAATGGAGAAAAAAGAAGTGTTTAAAGGATTCCATAAATCAGAGTATGCCAATGGTAACTACTTTAAAAAATATTTAGAAAATGACTATGCACCTACAACTAAGAAAGTGCAAAAGTTATTTGAAGGAATTAACATCCCAACACAAAAAGACTGGGAGAAGTTGGCAGTATTGGTTAGTAGACATGGTATGTATCATGCCTATCGTTTAGCTATTGCCCCAACGCAGTCTATTGGTTACGTGCAAAATGCTACACCTTCAATCGCTCCAATCGTAAGTACAGTTGAAACTCGTACATATGGTGATTCAACAACTTATTATCCTATGCCATATTTAAGTAAGAATAACTTCTTCTTCTATCAATCGGCATATGATATGGATATGATGAAAGTGATTGATTTGTTTGCAGAAGCACAAGAACATATTGACCAAGGAATTTCATTGGTTTTATACGTAGATAGTGAAACACCAACAAGTCAATTAGTACGTTATTATATGTATGCGCATCATAAAGGTTTAAAATCTTTATACTATACACGCACACGTTTATTAAGTGCAACAGAATGTGAAAGTTGCTCTGTTTAATTAATTTGAAGAGGAGATATTTTATGATTAATTTAGTGAATATGAAAGATTATTTAGAAGCGGATTTAGATGAATTATTCGAGAATGGCGCACACATTTTAAAGTTTTATAAAGACGGTTGCGCACCTTGTCAGGAAGTAACTAACCAATTAAATCAATTATTCTTTGATGACCGAGCTAATGCTACCATTTACTCGGTTAACGTTAAAGAGTGTCCAGAGGTTGCAGGTGAGTTTACCGTATTCTCTGTTCCTTCTTTAGTGTTTATCAAAGATGGTGAAGAGTATCATCGTCATCACGGAACAATTACTAAAGAGCAAGTGTTAGAATTGGCTAACAAGTAATCGGAGGTGTGTGTGATGACTAAGACATTAAAAGCAGTTAATTGGAATGACCCTAGTTGCAAATTCTACGATGACATTTATAAAAAACAAACTCAACAATTCTGGTTGCCAGAAGAGATTCCTGTTTCAGATGATAAGGAATGTTGGTCTAATTTAGATGAAAAAACAAAAGAAACATATGAACGTATTTTAGCTGGACTAACTTTATTAGATACCAATCAAACAACTGGTATTAATAAGGTAGCTGAACAATCAGACAATATGTTTATCCAATCACTATTAGCTTTATTTGGTGGGTTCGAGTCTATTCATGCTCGTTCCTACTCAACTATTTTCCAAACATTATGCACCACTGAACGCATTGACGAGTTATTTGCTTGGGTTGAGCAAGTCGAGGAGTTACAAGATAAGCTATCTCAAATTGTTAAGCAATACAATACACAAGACAACCTATATATGTCATATGTAGCATCATTATGTTTAGAAGGTATTTGTTTCTATTCTGGATTCTTCCTACCACTATATCTAGCAGGTCAAGGTAAGATGATTCACAGTGGTGAAATCATCAACTTAATTATGCGTGACGAGAAATTACATACTTTAGCATGTGGTAAATTTGCACAAGACCTACTAGCTCAAATGGATGTTCAAGAGGCAGAAAGAAATGCCAATATGGCAATTAACATGATTAATGAAATCTACGATTTAGAGTTACAATACTCTTACCTACTTTACAACGACTTAGGTTTATATAACGAGGTAAAAACATATGTACAGTTTAATGTGAATTATGCTTTAAGTTGCTTAGGTTATGAAACGTTATTATTTGATGTTACTGAAACAGATATTAACCCTGTTGTTATGAATGGATATTCCATTGAAACTAAAAATCATGACTTCTTCTCAACTAAAGGGAATGGCTATGTTGTTGCAACTAAAGTTGATAAATTAACAGATGATATTTTCATTTTTGAATAGGAGATGTTTATATGAAGAAAATGTGGGGTTTAATCTTTCTAGGTATTTTAACTCTTGTTGGGTGTAGTCCAAAAGAGGAACAACTAACTATTAAAGTCGGTATGGTTACTGATAGTGGTTCTATCGATGACAAATCTTTTAATCAAGGGTCTTGGGAAGGAATATTAAATTTCCAATCTCAACATGAAAATGTAGAAGTACAATACATTCAACCAAGTGGTGAAACTTTACAAGACTTTGTAAGTGCTATCGATAACTTAATTTTAGCAGGAAACGAAGTTATTGTAATGCCAGGATTTGCATTTGAGGAAACTGCTCATGTGGTTGCTGAAGAGTATCCAGAAATTGAATTTATTTTAATTGATGGACAACCTTCTAAAAATGGTGAATATGTAACACATGATAATGTTGTTTCAATTTTCTTTACAGAACATGAAGCAGGATTTTTAAGTGGAGTAGCAAGTGCACTACAAACTCAAACTGGTAAACTAGGATTTGTTGGTGGGTTTAATATTCACTCGGTAGCTAAGTTTGGTTATGGTTATGTAGCAGGTGTAGCTTATGCTAATAAACATTTTGGTACAGATGCGTATGTAACAGACTATGTTTATGCTGGTTCGTTTACAGATGTAAATGGTGGTAAAGCCATTGGTGGTGGATTATATGATAAAGGTGTAGATATTATTCACCATGCCGCAGGTGGAGTTGGTGTAGGACTAATCGCCGAAGCTAAAACTCGCTCTGAAAATGGACAGGACGTTTATGTTGTTGGTGTGGACGTTGACCAATATAGTGAAGGAGTAACTTCAAATGGAAACTCTATTATGTTAACTTCTTCAATGAAACGATTAGATGTCGCAGTAACTACACAATTAACCCATTGGTTAAACGGTGAGTTTAAAGGTGGGCAAGTTATTACAATGGACTACACTCAAGACGGTGTTGGTTTACCTCTAGAAAATCCTAACTTAACAGAAGCAACTATCGGACAATTAAAAGAAGTTGAGAAAGTTTTAGGTCAAGGTGGAGTTAAAGTTCCATCAACAGTAGAAGAATTACATACATTCTTAGAAGAATATGATTACCACGTAGAGGGTATTGAATATTAATTGTCTTAGGGATGACATTAAACTCCCTAACAATAATTGGATTAACCCAAAAGTTTGCGGACTTCGGGTAGTGTGTATGGATGCGTCCATATACACTCTAAATGCTTCCTTAGCTCAGTTGGTTAGAGCTATCGGCTCATAACCGATTGGTCGTAGGTTCGAATCCTACAGGAAGCCCCAAAAGGAAAGTTACTCAAGAGGCTGAAGAGGATGCCCTGCTAAGGCATTAGACCGAGTAATCGGTGCGAGGGTTCAAATCCCTCACTTTCCGCCATAAGGGATATTAGCTCAGTTGGTAGAGCGTTTGACTGTTAATCAAAATGTCACAGGTTCGAGTCCTGTATATCCCGCCATAATGCTAGATTGGTGAAATGGTATCACACGACAATGGTAATGTCGTATTGACAGTTCAATTCTGTCATCTAGCACCATATTACACATGAAATACACTTGAGCCTACATGTTAGGCTCTTTTATTATATTATTTGAAGTTCGGGAGAGGAACATTATGAAAAATAACTTTTTTGGTATTGAACGAAGAGATAACGAAACAGAATGGGAGTTTTGTTGGCGTTGCATTTGTGCTAAAATTGAAAAAACCATTGATTGTGAATGGCAAGATATTGTAGAAGAGTTTAGTTTAGATGTTCATAGGGACACATTGCGTAAAGCAGTAAATGTTGGTGAGTTTAGTGCCTATAAGATATATCAATATTGCCAAGAACAAATGGAACAAATGTCTATACAATCTTCACCTAAAGATATGCAGAGTGATTTATTACATGAATTAGAAATGAAGAAAATTGAATTACAAAAAGAACGAGTTAAAATTTCAACCTTACGAAGTGAATTAAATAAAACCATTCGTGAAGAATCTCGCAAGGAATTATTTTATGCCAGTATTCGAGATGCGGTAGTGAATAATCCACTAGAACCAATTCAATTTATTCCTACTTATACTCAACAAGTTAATAAGGAATATTTATTGGTTTTCGCAGATGTTCATTATGGGGCAACATTTGACGTAGGGGTAAATAAATATTCACCAGACATTTGTCAAGAGCGTTTTAATCAATTATTTAACAATGTTGTGGAAATAATCGAAGAGGAAGGTATTTCACACCTACATATTGCAAGCTGTGGAGATTTAATTCAAGGTATTTTAAGAATCACTGATATTAGCTTAAATTCGATAACAATGATTGAACAGGTTATGGGTATTGCTCGCTTAGTTGCAAACTTCCTAAACCAACTTTCTCAATATGTTCATATTACATATTACCATTGCATTAATGCCAACCATAGTGAACTACGCCTACTAGGTACAAAAAGTGGTGAACTACAAGAAGATGTTGAGTTGTTAATTGGTAACTACATTAAAGACCTATTAACTCTTAACGAGCGTATTGACATTAATATTGGTGAAGAATGTGTTTTAGATATTGACTTATGTGGTTACAATATTGCACTATTACATGGGCAAAATGTCAAGAATAAGGAAACGTTTATTCGTGATTTATCGACTACAAGACATAGAAATTATGACTATTTAATTATGGGACATATTCATCACTATAGTTGTGTAACTGTATCAACTACACAAGACGGTAATCCAACTCAAGTAATTAGTGTACCCAGTGTTGTAGGTTCATGTCCTTATAGTCAAAAAATTATGAAAACCTCTCCTAGCGGAGCTTTACTATTGTGTTTTAAGGAGAAAAGTGGTAAAATAAATACATACGAATTAAACTTAAAATAAAAGAGGTGGTTTAATACCACCTTTTTATATTATCTTTATCAAGCACTTGAAACTCCTCTCGCAAGTGTTTGATAAAGATAATATATTAAAATTTGAAAGCAGGTGAATTTGAATGGCTAAAAAATTAAAAGATTTGAATACTTCACAAAAACCTAAGAACTTTGTCTGTGCAAAATGTGGAGGTACTTTCTCTGGCGACCAGTTTTATGCGTTTCCAAATAAGCCAGGAGGGGTATTACCAACGTGTAAGGAATGTATGTATGCCTTTGCAATTAGGTCAAATGGTTTATATCGTGAGGGACTTATAGATTTATGTAAATACCTAGATTTACCTTTCTTCCAAAACTTTTTTGAGGAAGTTATAGGTAAAAAGGTAACACCAAAATGGCAATTAAGTCAGTATTTTAATAAATTACGCATCAATAAAGATGTACATGATTTACATTTTAAAGATTCTATATTTGAGATTATTGAGGACTTTGATAGTTTACATGATGAAGAAATAGAAACTGTTGATTTAAGTGAAGGTTTTGTTGCTGGTGAGATTGAACAAGATGAAGAGCGCATCACCAAAGAACGTAAAAGTAAAAAACAAAAATTAGATAGCCTACGCTCTAAGTGGGGTCAATACACATCTTTGGAGTTTTTAGAACGCTGTGAAGAACTATATCAAGAAATTGTCCAAGGTGGGTATATTATTCGCTCTTCCATGCACGACATTGCAGTACGAAATTATTGTACTTTGCAAATCAAATTCAATATAGCACAAGAGCAAGACGATTTTACCACAATGGATAAATTAAAACAACCTTTAAGAGATGCTCGTACAGATGCTAAGTTAAACCCATCACAACTTAAAGCAGAAGACTTCTCAACTGGTGGAGCAAACAGCTTTAGTGAAATTGCTCGAATGGTTGCTAAACGTGATGGTTTCATTCCTTTACCAATGAAATATTATAAACAACCCCAAGATGCTTTGGATTTTCTTATGCACGAAATTGTAAACTATGACCGCCATGTACTGGGCTTACCAGAAGCGCCTTACGAGGAGCTGTATCACCATTACGTAGATAGAGTTAACGCTTTTAATGAGCAATATAATGCCGATATTGAAAATGGGGACTTGGGAGACCTGGACCCAAGTACAAAAGGAAAGAAAAAAGAATATAAGTTAATATAGGGGGGCTATGTTTAACCCCCTATATAGTATAATTACTATGTGTTTAAATTGGTGGTATTAAGCTAAAAGTGAATATAATTGTCTACTGTTCGGATGGTTATGTTATCTCACCACTTTTAGTTTAATAGCACCAATTTACTCAGTGAGATGAGTGGTGACTTTTACAAGGAACAGGACAGTGGTAATAATGATGCAAGAAATTGTTTATGATTGTGACAAGGATGAAGTGCAACAGCATTTTAATTGTATTTATATGTATGTTAATAAGATTAACGATAAAAAATACATAGGACAGGCAATGAATTTTAAAAATAGACATGCCTCTCATGTTTGTTGTAAACAATTACCTCTAGATAGAGCAATTACAAAATATGGAATAGAGAATTTTAAAATAGTTATTTTAAAGGAAGACCTAACCCTAGAACAAAGAAATGAATGGGAAGAATACTATATTTCTTATTATAACACAACTTGTGTAGGTGGGTGTGGGTATAATATTAAGTCAGGTGGAAGACATACCGGTTGGTTTGAAGGTAAAACAGAAGAAGAACAACAAGCCTATAGAGATAAGTGTAGGGAAATAAACATGGGTGAGAATAACCCTTTTTACGGTAGACACCACAGTAAAGAAAGTAAAGAAAAGATACGCAAGGCTCTTACCGGTCAAAAAAGAACAGGAGAAACAAAGCGCAAAATAAGTGAGTCTAAAAAAGGTGTGGGCTGCAAGAAAATTATCCAATACACTCGAGATGGTGAAATTGTTAAAGAGTGGGAAAGTAGTAAAGCGGCAGGAGAAGAATTAGGATTAAACATCCCTAATATTGTAGCATGTTTAAAAGGAAGACAGTTAACTTGTGGGGGCTACGTTTGGAAATACGCAAGCTAATACATAGTAAAAAGATTGTGTTGTATACACAATCTTTTTTTAAGAAAAAAGAATATAAACTAATCTAAGGGGGTGGTTATAACCAATGGAAGTCGCAAGTTACAAATCGGAATACTCTCAAGAAGAACAATTAGATAGATGGTCTGAACTTATAGCTTATTTCCGTTGGTATTGACCTGCCCAGATATTTTCTTGGATTGGATAACGCCGACAGAAATAGATGAGAAAACAGGAGAAGTTAAAAAGGTTGGTATCGAAATCGGAGCAGACCAGCGCTTACTTCTACGCTCAATGTGTCGCTTTGCCTATAACTTTGAGGTACTATCCCGTGGTTACGGAAAGACGACTTTTGAGTTACTAGCCATTTATATTATGGCTATTTTATATCCACGTACAACGTGGTCTATGTCTGCCCAAACACTTCAAACAAGTGCTGGGTTCTTTAGTGATAAGCATGCAGACATTATGCAGTTCTATCCCATTATTGCACAAGAAATTGATGGTAAGGTAAAGATTACAGATAATGCAGTGGAGATTTGCTTTAAAAATGGTTCTGTTGTAACCAACGTAACCAATGGTTCGAATGCCAAAGGTCTACGTAGAAATGGGATTACATTTGAAGAAGCAGCCTTAATGAATTTCACCAATTATCGAGATAATACCGAACCGTTAACATCTGAGGAATTAAAATCACCTCGCTATCAATCTGTATATGACCCTTATTGTCGTAACAAGCAAAACTTTGTAACAACAGCTTACTATAAAAATGAAGCATATGAGTTTTGCAAGCAATTAGTAATTGATAAAGCAAACTGTAAGGAAACGTTTGTATATGGAGCTAGTTATCGACTACCTGCTAAATTTGGTCGTGGTCGAAGCGTTGAACAGGTGGAGGCTTTAGTTGATAAGGTAGGACAATTAATGTTTAATTTCAACTACGCTAGTCGTTGGGCAATTAATAACGGTTCATGTATTGTTGATATTGATTTATTAAAATCATTGCAAACATTATCCAAACCTGAAATGAAGCCTACAAAAGACGGTGAATATTATGTATCTGTCGATGTGGCGAGGTCAACAAAAGAATCCAACAATGCTAGTGCAATAGCAGTTCTAAAAGTGGTGCGGGACACAAAAGGTAAGGTTCGAGAAATTCAGATGGTAAACGTTATAAAGTTACCTAATGGAATGAACTTTAAAGAGCAAACAATAATTTGTAAAAAACTAGTTAAACTTTATAATGCTCAGGCACTAATTCTTGACGCAAATGGAATGGGAGTCGGAATGCTCGATTACATTCTCGACGAACAGATACTTGAAGATGGAGAGGTAATGGAAGCGTTGGATTGTATGAACCTGGATTTTCGCTCTTCCTATAATTATGCAAAACGTTTGGTTTTTGGAGTTCAGGCTCAATCAAACAATAGTGAAATGATTACAAACTTCATACGCTGTGTGGAAACAAAAGTGCTACGAATATTACAGCCCTTTGACGTTAGTAAAGCATTGGATATTCCAGATGAGGACTATTTAGTATCTGATGTATTGCCTTACCTCAGAACCGAGAATTTTATAGCAGAAGTGCAAAATCTTACAGTGGAGCAAATTCCAAGTAGCAATAAATTAAAAGTTGGACAGTTGGTACGTGCAGATAAGGATATTTACTCTGCGGTTCTCTATGGTTTAGCCTATATAATGTTTAATTGCAATGAATCCCACGAAGAAGAGGAAGAAGATATTGTTTCGGTTTTAAGAACAATGGTTCGCAAACCAAGAATTAGATAGAGAGGAGTGAGAGAGGAATGGAACAACAACAACAAAGAGAAGAAATGATTGAAGGTTTATTTAATTGGGACACCAATCCTAACTACGGTGAGCAGGATTATCAAAAAGATTTGCTTACGTTTGCAAAACGTTTAAATTTAAACAATAGTGTATCTCGACAAGATTCATGGATTTCAATGTCGGCACGACAACACTATCAAGAATTTAAACCTGAGCAAATTGCAAAGTTTTTAAAAGACCCTCGTCATCACGAGAAGGAATTACGTGACTTAGCACGTTACCTAGAGAATACAAGTCAAATTTACCAACGTGTGGTAAACTACTTATCAAGTATTCCTGTTATTGCGCCATTGGTAATTCCCACTCGTACAAATTTAGGTACATTAAAAGTACAATATGAAAAAGCAGTGGACTATCTTACAAAATTAAATCTACCTAAGAATTTAATTCAAGTATACCGCACTTGTTTACGTTTTGATGTATTCTATGGAATTGAATTCGAGGGTGATGAGGATGCTACTGGATATTCAATTAGGTCAATAAATCCAGACTATTGTCGTATTAGTGGAGTTGAATATGGAAGCTTTATTTTCCAAATGGATATGACATTCTTCCAAAAGAAAGAAAACTTTGATGTTGATATTTCTTTACTAGAGGAATTTGAACAGTATATTCCTGGATTCTTCACTAAAGCATTTAACAACTATAAAAAAGACCCACGCAAACGTTGGGTTGACATTCCTGCAGAAAAATCTATCTGCATAAAATTAAAAGAGGAATTGGACTACTGTTATCCTCCATATGCAAGTATCTACAATGATGTGCAAAATATTGAAGATTATAAAGCATTGGCAAAGGTAGCAGAAGAACAATCAAATTATAAAATTATTGGTTTTAAAATCCCTCGTTTTGAAAGTGCTAAACAAGAACGACCAGATGCGTTTGCCATTAAAATGAGTACAGCTACCATGTTCTATGAATTGGCTCGTGACTCGATTGCAGACTCAATTGGTATCTTCTATTCACCTATGGAGTGGGAGGCTATTAAGTTCTCCGATGGTGCTACTAATAGTCGCAACAAAGTACAAGAGGCAACAGACCAATTATATGATTCATTGGGTATCAGTCGTTTACTATTTAATAGTGATAGTACAACTGCATTAAAGTACTCAATTAAGGTAGATGAGTCAGTAATCTTCCAACTTAACCGACAAATTGAAACATGGGTAACACGTAAGTACGTGTACAGACATAAAGGAAACTTCCGAGTGCAATTATTAGATATTACTCGCTTCAATCAAGAAGAGGTATTTGATATGTACATGAAGGCAGGTCAATATGGACAACCTGTACAAGCCCATGTAAGCGCAATTCTAGGAATGAACCAACAAGAAATGATGGCAATGAATTACATTCAAAATGAAATTCTTGAAATACCAACGAAGTTTATTCCAATGTCTTCTTCAAATACCCAAAGTGGTATGGCTAACAGTGAAGGAGGAGCTCCTACTGTTGAGGATTCAGATAGTGATAACACTATTAAAAATCAAGAAGCAGGAACTAATGAAGAATATAACCAGTAATTGAAAGGGGGTGAGAGGGGATGAAAGAGCAAAAATTGCAGTTTACAACATTGGCTACATTTTCAGACTTTGAATCTACCCTTAATCCCTCTTTTCATAAAGCACGATTAAGAATTATGGCTATTGATTCAAAGGCTCATAATGGTGCTAAATTTTCATATGACGGAACAATGAAAGCGTTACCAACCCTAAAGAACATTCCTTTAGTAACACAATATGACAGAGATACACGCAACCTTAAATCTCATGAATTTGAAGATGATGGAAATGCGTTAACCTATGGTATTGGTGTTATTGCGGAAAGTTGTCAACAATGGATTGAAGAGGTTGAAGTTAATGGACAAGTAAAAGAATATTTATGTTCAGAGGTTTTATTATGGAAACGTCAGAAACGTGAATATGAATTTATCCAAAAACATAGAGACCTAAACGTTTCTATGGAAGTCATGATGAATAAACCAAAACGTAAGAAGGATGGTACTATTGAAGTGGAAAGCTTTTATTTTACTGCTGTTACTGTTTTGGGGGTTGGTGTAAATCCAGCTTTTGGGGAGGCTAATTTAGTGTTCGCCAAAGATGGGAATGATTACCAACAAATGATGTTTGAATTAAATCAATTTGAAAATGGAGGAAACACTATGCCAGAGGAAAATCAAGTTCAAGCAACAGAAGAGCAAGCTCCAACTGTTGTTGAAAATGAGGGGCAACAAGAACAACCTCAATCAGTGGTTGAAGAACCTAAACAAGAAGACGTTAAGGTGGAAGAACCAGTTAAAAAAGATGAAGTGGATTATAAATTAAAACTTGAGGAAACAGAGGCAGAGTTGTCACGTACTATTGTTGAATTAACCAAAGAGCGAGATGACTTAACTACTCAATTACAACAAGTACAACAAGATATGCAAAATCAAGTCGCTACACTTCAACAAGAATTAGACGCATTAAAGCAATACAAATCACAAATTGAAAAAGACAAATTAATGCAGGAGCAACAATCTGTTTTAGACCAATTTAGTGATTTACAAGAAACTGACGAATATAAAGAGTTGGTTGAAAATTTAGGGGACTTAACACCTAAGGTTTTAGAAGACAAACTTTATATTATTGCAGGGCGTATTGCTCGTCAAAATCGTAAAACGCAAAAACAACAATCAAAACCTAAAGTAAACATTGCCACACCTACTTCAAATGAAGAGACTTTACCAAACATTCAATATGCCAAGTTCTTATTTAAGTAGTATGTGATAATGAATATAAAAATCGAGAAAATTCAAGGAGGTATGTCTATATGGCATTATTTATGTGCAATACATCAAATGTTAAAGAAATGGAAATTGGTCGTCCACAAACTGTTATGTTCGACGGAGAGGAAGTTAAACCTAATGGTTCAATCGTAACTTTAGGAGATACTTTAGAAGCAGATAAAGGTCGTGCTTATGACCATGTACACGAAGCAACTTTCGAAGCTGCAGAAGCAGTAGAAGGAAAATTCATCATCGTTGCTCCTGAAATCAACGTTGAGCAATACCGCACAATCGATGGACAAATTGGTAAATTCGTTTTAGAACCAGGAGTAACTTACTCTGCATACCAATTACAAAAATTAGACCGCATTGAATACACTGATGCTTACTTCGTATCACCAGAAGCTTTAGAAGTAGGAGATACTGTAAAAATCAACGCGCAAGGTAAATTCGAAAAAGAAGATTCAAACGGTGCTTTACGTGTAGTATCAATCTTACCAACTCACTTACCAGTAATGATGGCTCCAGGTAAAAAAGGACAAAAAATTTCTTTAATGCCACAAGCAGGTTTAAAAATTAAATTAGAGGTAGTACGCTAATCCCTAGAGGGTAGTGTACTTATAAGGAGGAATATACATATGCAATTTACTAAAAAAGAATTAGCAAAATTCATGGTTGCAAACTATAAAGGTGAAGTTCAAGTACCAGCTAACTTCTCAGCAGACGCAGTATTTACACCAGAGGAAGCAATTACAAACGCTTTCCATTCTGTAATTGGAACTAACGCAAACTCAACAGTTGAAGATTACATCTTAGCGTTCCGTAAAGAAGATGCTCGTTTAGGAGTATTCGCTATCATTGAAGAAGTATTACGTGAAGGAATCATCAATGAATCTTGGAAAAACCCATTCTTCGAACGCTTTGTAGAAACTCGTTCTCAAGCTCGTGGAGACAAAACTGTATTCTACATCGAATCTAAAAATGAAGTAGTAGTTTCTCGTATTTCTAAAGATGGACGTGTGGCATTAGACCGTCAACGTTTCGGTGAAGGATATGAATTATCAGTAGATACTGAAACTCGTGGAGTTAAAGTTTACGAACACATCGCTCGTATCATGTTACGTAAAACTGGATGGGCTAACTTTGTATCTGCATTATATGAAGCTATGGAACGTGACATCGCTGAAATGTGCTATTCTGCATTTGCCGCTGTTGTTGAGAACTTACCAACTCAATTCATTCATCGTGGAGCTTACGATGCAAAAGCAATCAAAGAGAAAATTCGCAATGTAAAAATGATTTCGGGAGCTTCTTCTGTAACTTTATTTGGTACTGAATTAGCTTTAGAAGCTTTAACTCAAGACGATAGTATCGATTATTTACAATCTGAAAATGTGCGCAATGAAATCTATAAAACAGGGCGTGTAGGACTTTGGCATGGTCACACTTGTGTGGAATTACCTAACGGATTTAAACAAGGTACTGGGTTACAAGAAATGGTGATGGATGATAAAGCTGTTTATATTATCCCTAACGTAGAAGAAAAACCTGTAAAATTAATTGTTGAGCCTGAATTAATCGATATCCAAAACTCTGCTATTGCTCGTGTTGACGATACAATTGAAGTGGCTGTGCGTTGGACAGCGGGATGTAAAGTTATTACTGGTTCTGCAATTGGCGCTTTTATTCAAGCTTAATATTTTATTAATAAGGGATGTGATTTATTCACATCTCTCAATTAGTAAATTATTAAAAATAACAAATATTGGTTGACTTTTGTAAATATTGTACTTATAATATAAATATATGATATTGGGAGGAAATATTATGATTATTTATATGGTGAGAAACAAAATTAATAATAAAATCTATTTTGGTCAGACATCTCAAGAGGGTGGAAAACATACAAAGGCTATATCTGGAAATACGTAAATTAAAAATTAACTTATTTAAAACTAGGGTTTACAAATATAAACCTATGGTATATAATAATAATGACGGAAAGGAAGTGAAACTATGTCAAAATTTTATTCAGTAGAACAAGGAGACAAATTACGTTTTGTTGGATGTTCTTGTGGATATGGGTTATACCTTAATGACATTGTAGAATGTATTGAAATTAAAATGGATAAATTCTTTTGGATTAACCCACACACAGGAGAAAGACGCATGACTGTAATGGGAAGCCCATGTTTTGAATTGGTAAAAGAAGAGGTAGTTAAAGAGGTTGCAAGAGAAATGGTAAAAGAAGTTGCAAAAGAACAGCCTGCAACCAAAGCGACCAAAACCACTTCTCGTAAAAAGAAAAGTGAGTAGTACTTAAAACTACATTTGAAGGAGAGGAATATATGAATAAAGAGATTATCACAAATTACAAGGTTTATGACTTAGAAGAGACACTTGTTGCAAGTGGTTATGCCATGATTGAAGAGTATAGTGAAAAAACAGTAAAAAAGGAAGCACTAGATTCAATAGATGCTTATATAAACAATGAAGAAGATTACAGCAGACATTTAAAACGTGCATTAAAATTGGCAAAAGCGCCTTTAAATAGTGGACACGTATCATTTGCTAAGGGTATTTTAGTGTCAATGGATGTTACATTTACAAATAAAGTATGGATTGAATTCCAACGTTACCACTTTGCAGATATTATCACTGGAATGTCTACAATGCACCGTATTAGTAAATTTGATTTAGACGCAGCGTTTAATGAGTGTGTAGACTCTCAGATTATCGAACGCTTAAAAGAGTTACAAGAAACTTATTTAGCAACAAAAGGTAAAGAGGACTATTTAAAACTATTATATTCAACACCTGCTGGATTAGAATTAACAAATCGTGTAACAACAAACTACTTACAATTAATGAATATGTGGCAACAACGTCACAACCACCGTTTACCAGAGTGGCGACAATTCTGCGATGAATTACTAGAAAAACTTCCTTTATTTAAAGAGTTCTTAATTGCTAATGGTTGTAGGGTAGGTGAATAACATGAAGAGGTTATTAAATACTTTATTTTATATCTTTGTAATTATAGAGGTAATTTACCACATCTCTGTTTACGAAAACATAACACTATCTCAAATGTTATTATTCACTGTAGTTGTTTTTATGTTTGGTGCTGTAGTTACATTAGATATTATTAATATTGTTATTCGTTACATTAAAAAGGGGGTAGAGTCATGCGATTAATCGATTGTAAAGCTATTCGCGAGGAAATTTTACAAGAGGTTAAGCAACAAGTTGAGCAACTTGATTTTACACCTCAAATACATATTATTAGTATTGGTAATGACAAGGCAAGTGAAACATACATAAACAATAAAATTAAAACTGCCAAAGAGGTTGGTATTGAAGCCCATCATTATCATTTAGATAGTGACATGATTCAACAAGAAGTGGAATTAGCAATTAAAAATCTTGCACAGGAGAAACAAGGTGCTATTATGTTACAATTACCAATTCCAAAACACTTAGATGAAAATAAATTAATTAGTTATATTCCACAGTGTAAAGACGTAGATGGGTTAACTTCAACAAACATGGGTATGTTAACACAAGGAAATAAAGACGCTATTATTCCCGCAACAGCAAATGCTTGTTATCATATTATTAAAAAAATGTTTGGTGAGGATTTATCAGGTTTAAATGCGACAGTGGTAAACCGTTCTAAGTTAATTGGACAACCTTTACAAGCATTGTTAACCAATCACAATGCAACAGTTACATTATGTCATAGCAAAACACGCAACCTGCCTGTACCAATGATTACATCAGATGTGTTAGTTACAGGTATTGGAAAACCTAAATTCTTTAATAGTCAAGATTGTTCAGACGAATATCAATTAATTATTGATTGTGGTATTAATCGTGATGAAGATGGTAAGATGTGTGGAGATTGGAATGAAGAATCTTTATTTGAAGTTTGTAACGATTCTGTACACTTAACTCCTGTTGGTAAAAAACGAGCAGGTGTTGGAAGTATAACGACTGCGTGTTTAATGTTATCTGTTATTAAATGTTATAAATTACAAGGTGGGGAATAATTTTGAATAAAAAGAAAGTTGCTTATGCTCTAGCTTTAGTTTCATTCTATGTTGTTTCTATTATTATTTATACAGTTATGTTGGGTATTGAATTTAGCTTGGTAGGGTTTTTATGTTCCCTAATATTTGGGGTTACCTGTCAATATAGTAAATTGTGGCTTGGAAGTTTTATTATTAGTAATTGTGTAATGTTATTATATTTATACCCAAGAACAAGTCCACAAGTTAAACAAATAATTCTTAAAAAATTAAACAAAGAGTAGGTTTCCTACTCTTTTTTACTATGTGAAGAAAGGAGTTGGTTTTATGAAGCGAGTAGTAATCTACAATCCAACTCAAATCAACGTATTCCTACATTATGGTGTTAATCCTATTAAATGTGTTATTACCAAACATGAGGAAAATCCTCCTAAAATGGGATTGTTATTTGAAGTTACTCCTAAATTTGAAGAGATTATGAAGCGTTGGCAAAGTAATGAATTTAAAAATACTAGCCAATTTAATGTGAAGAAAGGATGATTTGAATGTCGGAAATTAAAGAAACAGTAGAAGCTCCTAAGAAAACTACTAAAAAGACTACCACTAAAAAGACAACTACTAAAAAAGAGGAAGTAGCACCAACACCACAAAATGAAGTGGATATGATGAAAGCACAAATGGATGCCTTAATGCAAATGATGGCACAACAACAGGCTTTAATCAACAATATGATGCAACAACAAACACCATCAACACAGTCTACTATGGAACAACCCAAAGAAACTCGTGTCCGCAAAACAACGGGGAAAGCAAAAGGTGTTACTAAGGCACATTTAAGACGTAAATATAGTAATACTGATGTATTTTTAGTGTCAATGGTTCCAGGCTCATGTTCTTATGTTGGTCGAAATGGATACACATATGTATGGAACTACATGGGTGATGTTCAAGCCGTACCAGTTGAAGATGTATTAAATATGCCTGAGATTTGGTTAACATCTCCTTGGGTTGGTATTGATGAGTCTGACAATGAAGAAGAATTAATTGATGATTTAGTAACTTGTTTACATTTAGAATCAATCTATGAACATTTATATATTTTAACAGAATTAGACAACGATATTAATGGAGTGGATATTGAAAAGGTTAAGGATATTATTGCGAAAAGCAAAGATAGTACTTTGGCTAAAGATATTGCTTCAATCGTGCAAGACAAAATTAAAAAGGGTGAGTTAACTAACTTTCATATTATTACAGACTTTGAGAAAATCTTAAAGTGTAATTTTAAAAAGGAAAATGATTAACTCCCACTAAAAGGAGTTGATTATTATGGAAGCAGTTTGGTCTGTATTTCTACGTTTAATGAAAGACTACGAAGCTCTAACAATGACAGAGGAAGAGATGTATGGGATATTCCAAGATAATCTAGTGGTTGCTCTTTCTACATTACAATTAAGAGGTGTGATGGAGGACGTTGAGATTGTTGGGGATGAATTTAGTCGTAACCTAACAGGTGTTGAACAGTTAATTATTGGCTACTCTTTAGTTGTAGCTTGGTTAACCCCATACCTTTATAGTAGTGAGTTATTAATGGCACAGTTAACAAGTACGGACTTTACTCAATTTAGTAGTGCGAATCGTTTACGTGCTTATATTAAACTACACAACGAAGCAGAAGCTCGAATGAATCAAGCAATATTAGATTATGACACACGTATGGAGTATTCTTCTATTCGTAAGGAAGTGAAAAAGCATGGCTAGTCCTTATGAAAGATATTTAAAAACTCTAAGTATTAACTCTAGCGCTACTGCAGAGGCACGTAGATACCAGAACGATGTGGTAAACAATATTGCCTTTTCGTTGGCTGATGGATATAAACTTGCTAAAATACAAACTCGTCAAGATTACGATATAAATAAAGAGTCTTGGGAGGACTTTGAAATTTTAGTTAAACACGCTCTAAGTGTTACAGAGAAAAAGATTGTAACTCGTCCTCACGTTGATTTACAGGTGGGCACATATTTAAGTTATGATGACGTAACCATTATAGTTCAAGGTAGAACACTCGGAAAGGAAGAGGTTATGCCAACCTACAAAGCTTTAGTTTGTAACCACAAGTTAAAATTAAAAGGTTGTCCATATGAGTTTCCTATCTCAAGTTCAAACACAAGCTACTCGGCAAAGGGTGTTATTGACGCAGATTTAATTAATTTAATCGACACTCGAAATAAATTTTATATTCAACGCAATAAATATACGGTTAGACTATTTCAAAATCATAAAAATTACCGTATTGCGATAGGAGATGAAGAAGTTCAATATTACTATGTAATTACAAATATGGACGATAGTTCAACTCCAGGTCTATTTGCTGTTACTCTAAATGAAGATGAGAAAACACATTTGGATAATGAATATGCCTACAATGAAGTAGAGATTGATTATTCAGATTTAAACGACACCTATGATGAGGAAACAGGAGAAACTACTGAAGCCAAACCCCTACCAATTATTAGTTGTGGGGCATATCAATACAAAGACAAACCCTTTGGAGTGGTGTCAAATGTACCTATTTCATTCTATGAGATAACAGACGGATTGCAGGCTATGGCATTATCAGATGATAAATTGGAGCTAACTTTACTAGCCACTACTTTAGGAACACAAAAGATAACTATTGTGGATAATTATGGTCAAGAAGTTACAAAGAACATTATAGTTAAGGAGGGATAGTTTATGAGACAGAAAGATACGATTAGTAACAAGTTTAGACGCATTCCACTTCTTACTAAAATTATATGTGAAGCGTTGGATACTCAAGAAATACGTAGATTATGTCGCTATTTCTCATTATCTCCTTATGACGATGTGGCGTTGGACTACAACAATGAGTTTGTTGACCAGCCCGACTTAATGGACTCGCTAATGGATGACTCTGTTAGAGATAAAAATGTAAGTAAGGGAGCTAATAAAGCCTGTGTACTACCTTATCGTTTTTCAAAGGATGTTCTTACAGACAACCGAGTTATTATTTTTGTATACTGTTCAGATATTGATTTAAGAGAGTCCACTATTGATGTTGACTCCATTTTTCATGTTGATATTGTGTACCCCTTAGAACTTGAAAAATTAGAAAATTTTAATTCAAGACCTTGGGAAATTTTAACTCAACTGTCTCACATGTTAGACGAGTACCGAGTACAAAACGAGGAATATGTAAAGAAAATTGGAAACGTAGAGTTTAAATTTAGTAGCAAGGTTGTTAGTGGCAAGCTGGCAAATAACTCTAGTATGGGAATTGTTTCCGTCCCTATCCATGTTAAATCCATGGGGTTATGTTCCTTAAAATTTTAGGTGATTTTATGGGAAAAGAAAATTACATGAAGTACTATCTTAATTATCCCATTAAAACTTCAGTAGGTGTTAGTCCCTACTGCGTGAGATTATTAGAATGGGATGATTATATTAAAATTGCAAGTAGGTACTTAACAATTTGTGAAGACCTAATACGCAGAAGACTAAAATTAAATGATGAATGGAAACTATTAGACTATGTTGTGCTAGTAGCACTAAATGAAAGTAATGGTATTGAGAACTTGGAGAGAATGTTTTCAATGGCTTTTAGAAAGCCTGTAAAAGCCTTTATAAAAACAAGGCAAGGAAATATTGACCTCCATAGCACCACCATTGTTGTAGGAGATTATGAAATTGTTGAAGGTGAATTAGTAGCACAGCACAAGATTAATCGTGATAACTACAAAGAGATTAGGGAGATTATGATGGAGCAGGCTTTCTTGTTTGACCCCCTAATTGGTGCTGACGAAAGGTCGCAAAATCGTATTGATAGAGCCATTCAAAAGAAAATTGAAAAGGCTAATAAAAATGGTGGTAATCCCAATATTGAGTCTATGTTAGTTCTTAATTCTTCTAGGTTTCAAATTGATTTGGAAACCTATACATATTATCAACTCAAAGCTCAATACTCGTTGCTAAATAGGGAACAAGTGGCTATGATGTATAACATTTGTAGACCACATGGGAAAGATATTCCTATTATTAATTTTGCTGACGAGCTTGATATACATGACAACCCATTCTCATTTGAAAAAATGTTTAGAAAAGACAATGGAAGTGTTGGAGATTAGAGCCTTATGGCTTTAATATAAAAATACCATAGGGTATCAATATAAAAAAAGAAAGGAAGTTGAGAAAATGGCAAAAGAAATGTTATTAGGTGTTGCAGACGTATTAATTATTGCCTCTAGTGGTTTACAATTAGCTTCTGGAACATTATCTTCTCATACTATTGAACAAACTGTTGACGCAAGTGACTTACGTGGTGGTCGCAAAAACAAAATGATTGGACGCTTAAAAACTAACAAAAGTTTATCTGTAACGGTTGAAGATTTACAACAAACTAAAGAATTCCAAGCGTTTATGTCAGGAAGTAAAATTGTTGAAGGTGCTATCACTGCTTACGCTATGCCAAAAGAAGTTGCTTATGTAGGAGATGGAATCACTTTATCACCTACTCCTGCTCCTACTATTACTAAATTACCTTGTGAATTACCAGATGGTTCAAAAGTTGAAGGTGTAGTTAGTGCTTCAAAATTAACAGTAGATGGGGCAAATCCTGGAGATAAAATTTTAATTGGTGGGTATACTTACCAAGCAGCTGATGCTAAATCTTTCAAAATCCAAAATGGGAAATTCGCTGAGAACGTAACTGTTGTATTAGAAGAAGATGTTTACGATGGTGAAACAATGCAAATTATTGGTATGAAACAAACAATCATTCCTGTTGCAGCGCCAGACGAAAACTTCTCATTATCAGGTTCTCGTGAAGTATCTGAAACAACTGTTTCTTATACATTCACAGCTTTATCAAATGGAACTTGTGACGAATTAGGGTATGTTGTTTATTTACCTTATGATGGAGAAACTTGCTAAGATTAATGGTATTTTCTACCCTTGAAATTTATCAAGGGTAGTATAATGTCATTAATAATTTAATGACCAATTTGAATTGTATTCTGAAAGGAATGGTAATATGAAATTAAGTTCTATGAAATTTAAAGATGTTCGTTGTGCTTTCTACTATTTAGATGGGAAAGTAAAAACAACATATAACCGAGATGGAATTGGTGAAATGGTTGAAAAAGGGTCGGATTTTGTATTAATGTATAACCCAACTGCTAAACAACGCCAAGCCATCTTATCAAAATTAAGTGAACAAAGTGGAGATTTATCAATGGATGGATTGTCAGTTTTGGAATGTATCAAACTGTTAACAAACATTGAATTAGATGTTACAGATGAAGAAGCACTGGAATTAATTAACAATCCAGATGAAATGTTAGAAACTATTGCTTTAGAATGTAACATTATTACATTAGATTTAATTAAAAAACAACTTAAAGAATCTGACGCTATTGCAAGTTTACCAGATTCAATTAAACTTCCAATGATTAATGAAGTGCAAGCTAAAATTAAAGAGGAAGAAGAAAAGGCTAAAATTAAGGAACAAGAAGCCAATGAACTAGAAGAACAAATGAAAGCTTTACAAGAGAAATTAAAAGCAATTAAGGGGTAATACTATGGCAAAACAAGACTTAAAAAAGTTTCATGCCATGATTATGAACCAATTTCTCAAAGATTTATATGATGTACTTAATAGTAAAGATTGTTTCAACTATTTCGCCGAAATGATGCAGGAGTCAATCAAAGAAGAGGTGTATGGTAGATATAATCCAACCAGTTATGAAAGACGTGGGGAAGATGGAGGTTTACTAGATAAGGACAACTATGACTACAAGGTTTCCATTAGTGCCAAAGGTATAAAAATCTTCATGAAAAACTTAACCAAGGGTGTTGGGAAAGCCTATCAAATAGATGAGGGAATTGTTAAGGGTATTGACTTTTACGATTGGGAACGAAGTACAATCTACTACTTACAGGAACATGGTGGCTACCCTCGTGATTTCTACACGTACATGGAAGTTCTAGTTGAAGATAAACAGAATAAGTTACAAAATATAATACAAAAACAAATGAAGAAAAAAGGTTGGAAAACAAAATAATGGGAGGGGTTGGACACGTAGAATTTTAGACACCAGATGTCATTGTGTCTAACCCCTTCCTTTTTTGAGTTTTGGAAAGGAAGTGGCGAAACACATGGCATTGGGTTTTAATTATACGCTATCACCAGATGAGCAAGCGTCTTGGTCGGAGTTCCAAACGTTTGTGAAAAAGATTAGTGACCAAAAGATTGAAATTGGCTGGAGTTTAAAAGGTCAAGACACTAGCATAGACCCACTAAAACCAGTATTGGACAATCTAGACAATTCCGAAAAAGCAATAAACAGTAAAATTCAATTAATACAAGAAAGATTATATAACTCACTAAATAATCTTACAATTAAGGCAGACAAGAATTTACTGGAGGGTATCATTCCCGTAGATGAAATTGCTAGACAAATTGAACAATTAGGAAAGTCTGGAGAGTCGTTAAACCAAATTCGTTCAAAAGCAAGTGAAATTAGAGTTGAAATGCAACAATGGGGGCAGGTCTTAATGAATGACAAGGCTCTATTGGAAGGTATTAATGATTTACAAGGTAACATTAGTAAAAAGATTGACGAAATCTCAAATAAGAAAAATAGTAAACATATTACGCAATTAAAAGAAGAAACCGATAAGTGGTTAAAATCTGAAATTGAAGGTATTAAAAAATCAAAAGAGTTTCAAGCAGCAACGGAAGCTCAAAAAACAGCCTTTGATAAACTTTCCAAAACTATGGAAGTTAATGCTTATAGCGTAGAAGGACTAAATAAACAAAAAGCTCAATTAAAAACTCAATTAGAAGAGCAAAGGCAAATTTTTAGAGATAGATACCTAGATGAAGCCAACAAGAAATATAGTGACCTACAAGGAACTATTAAAAACTTAGTTGTTCGCTATGTTTCATTGCAAGGAGTGTTACACACTGCAAAAGCCCAATTCCTTGAGGCAAAACAATACATCATGGATGTTGATGAAGCGTTTACAAACATGAGCATGACTATGCAGACTATGACTAAAACTGACTTTAGTAACATGGTGGGTCAAATATCTAAAATGTCACAGGAAATGGGTGGAATTACAGGTGATGTGTTAAAGATTGCCCAAACATTTGCAAATGACCAAACTAGCATTCAAGAGATTATGGCGAAGTTAGCTCCTTCAACTGCATTAATGAACATTTCCGGTATGGATGCGACAGAAGTTACAAAATCAGTTATGTCTATTGCTAACTCCTACCAATTATTGGAAGAGGGAGGAAAGAATGCTGCAGAGGTGACTGAGTATCTTGGAGATGTATTAGCAAAGACATCTGCCAATATGTCAATGGACTTCGTTAAAATTTTGACGACTCACATAGTAATATGTGATGAAGAAATCGACCAAAATCGGTGAAGACTAAGGTCTTTAAAATCAATAATAAAATAACCCAAAACCTCGGTGAAGAGGTGTTTCTAATTTACGGACAAATTTATGCAATCAAAAACAAGATAAACAATAAAGTTTATATTGGACAAACAATTAGAAGAAATGTTTTGGAAAGATATAATGGTTCTATTCGTAATACTCATAATATTCATCTAAAAAATTCAATAGATAAGTATGGTGAGGATAACTTTGAAATCATAACTTTATGCTGGTGTGAAAGCAAAGAGGAAATGAACCAAAAAGAGATTGAATACATAGAAATTTATAATGCCCTTGATAGTGCCTATGGTTACAACCTAGCTTTCGGAGGAACTGGTGGAGCACAACCAGAGGAAGTGCGAAAAAGAACATCGGAAACAATGAAGAAGGTGTGGGAGAATGACCCCTTGCGAAGAGAAAGGATGTCTGCCAACAATATTGGAGAAAATAACCCCATGCATAAAAGCAAAGGTGGACACAGTTTGGAAGCAAGACATAAGATGTCGGAAACAAAGAAGAGAAAGTTTGCAGATGGCACTCTAAAGATTTCAGAGAATGCAATAAAAGCTATCAACACTAAAGAAGTAAGAAAGAAAATGGCAGAAGGAAAAAGTAAATATGTATATATTCAATACGATGAAAACATGAATGAAGTTTATAAAACCTATATTCTAAAAGAGCTATATGAGTATATGAAGGAGAATGATTTAGGATTGACCGTAAAGACATATGGTGGTTTTAAAAATCCCTCATGTAAAAAGGTGGTATTTAATGAGAAAGGGTTTTGTGGTTATTATTATAAAATGATTAAAAAAGAAGACTATGTTAATACCGAGGTAAGTTAGAAATTTAAAAGTTTCTAACCACCGTAACGCATAGGAGTTGAAACTTATATAATATTATAAGAATAAAATACTCCCAAGAGTGGTTGACACCCTAACGTGGAAACGAGGGTGAAAATATATGCTAGACTGGGTTGGAATTGACCAGCCGATGAAAATGAGGGAAACCTCCAGAGCCATAGATAAAAAGCTATGGGTTAATAACTATCGGAAGGTATGCAAGGTTTAATTGAAGGTATTGGTGTGGCTGGTTCTACTATGAAAGCCGCAGGCGTAGATATGGAATGGTTTGTGGGGCAATTAGGTAACATGATGGTTGCAACGGGGCAAAGTTCTGAGAAATTAGGGCGTGGATTACGCACAATTACTGCTCGTGTTATGCAACAGAAACAGGCGCTCGAAGAGTTAGGAGAGTCTGTTGAAGAAGTTGAAATTTCAATGGCGCAAGGTGAAAGAGCCTTAAATGAAATTGGAATTAAAATCCGAAACGATTTAAGTGGTGAGCTACGTTCATTTAGTGACATCATGGATGATTTAGGTGGAAAATGGGATAGCCTAACAGATAGTACTAAGTATTATTTAGCCGAACAGCTGGCTGGTAAAAACCAAATGGACATCTTTATCGGTATGATGGATAGTTACAAAAGTGGGATAGACTTAGTAAATAATGCCTATGACGCTCAAGGAACATTAATGGAAATGAATGGCGTATATGCGAATAGTTTACAGGGGAAAATAAACACATTAACCTCTGCTCAACAAGAGTTATACCAAACATTCTTTAACAGTGATGGTTTTAAAGCAGTAATAGATAACTGTACAAAACTTATTAATTCATTAACCTTTGTAATCGACAAATTTGGAAGTATCCCAACTGTCGTTACTGCAGTTTCCACTGCATTCTTATCTTTAAATGGTGTGGGGAAAGATGTTACTGCTGGGTTTATGAATATGTTTCCTGTTACACAAAATTTAAACAAACAATTACAAGAGAAAACAGAACGTTTAAAGGATGTTATCGCCGAGCAACTCGCCACAGCCAATAGCACAAATAGTTTGGCAAAAGCTATGACTAGTAGTGCAACAAGTACTACCCTTGTGGGAAAAGTCATGGGTCAATTTAATACTACGTTAATAAAGGCACAATTACAACTTGTGGCTACAACTATTAAAACATATGCTTTACAAGCCGCAATGTCTTTTGGATTATCTGCCGCAATTGGAGCAGTTATTTCTTTAACTGGTAAATTAATTAACGCATTTAAAGAGTTTAATCATAGTAAGAGTATTGAAGGTATTTCTGAGAGTGTTTCAAGTTTAAGTGAAAAAGTGGATAGTTACAAACAGTCTGTTGAAAAACTTAATAGTGTAAAAGCAGATGTTTCTTCCATGAAAAAACTACTTAATACCATTAACAACGAGAATACTTCTATTGAAAAACAACAAGAGTTAACAGAACGAGTTAACAATATTTTAAGTGAACATGCCTCAAACTACTCAAGCATCAAATCTATTTTAGAAGATGAAAATGTTTCACTTGAAACTCGTATTGGTCTTTTGGAAAAGCAGGCGGAATTGGAAGAACAAATTGAAGCCAAAAACCTTTTGGAATCGGTTAATAAAACCGACTGGAGAGGTAATACGGATTTCGATAACATTCTTAAAAACGCAACTTCCTATATCGACACTTTAAAACAAGCAGGCGAAAACGTAGAGTGGTTTAATAATTTACTTGAGGAGCAGGGTGAACTATCACAACAGACTATGGACTATGGCGAAATGTATGCGCAAGGATTCAGTGAAGCAATTTCTAACATAAAGAGTCTGGCAATAGAAGCTGGGAAGGAAATGAGTAATTACTTAACCATTTTCAATTCCAATCTCATAGATGAGACACAGTTCAATTACTACAAAGAGCAGTACTTGGCGTTTGTTGAACAGTTAAAACAAGCTTTATTAGAAGCTGGATTACAAGATGCGGAATTGTTTGACCTTTTTGATGAGGAAAAAGTTCAACAAGCAGAAGAAGCCATTGATAGAGTAAAGCAAAAGTTAGTGGATACATTTAACGAAACATATGTAAATCCTTTGAGTTTTGAGGATACAGGAGACTTGGATAGAGCCATTGATAAGTACCAAGAATTATACGAAGCAAATGAGTCTTTAATAGATATATTAAATGAAGCAAAAACAGTGGAGTTTAGAGATGGACACCCATTCTCAAGAGATTTTGCAGACATTATAGAAGCAGATTTAAGCAACATAGAAGATTTTGAAGGTGCTTTATTAACCATAAATGAATTGTTTGAAGATATGTCTGCTACTGACCTATCTGAAATGTTTGGTGAAGATTTAGCCAAACAGATTCAAGAGGTGTTGGATATTGATATGACCACCCCTTTTGGTGAGATGTCAGATGCGGCTCGACAAGCAGTGGAAGGTGTTGTTGGAACTTTCGACACTATGGAAAATGAGTTAAAAGAAATGTTCTATCGTTTAAATGCCACCAATGAAGAGTTCTATCAAGAGCTACAAGAGAAAAACGCACAAGTATTTGACACCCTAAGTGAAAGATGGGGAGTAAGTGCAAATGAGTATTCAAATGTCGCAGAGTATAAACAAGCTGTTGACCAACAAGTTTATACCGAATTAATGCAAATGGATGCAGATACACTTAACTACTTATATCAAAACACGTTGAAATTATTAGGTATTAAGGAAGAAGCTGGGGAAGAGCGTGTATCTATGGAAGACCAGGCCGCTTTCCTTATTAATGACATTGATTTAAAAGAGTTAAAGGCAAAACTTCTAAACGAGAAAAAAGTACTTGAAGCCAAAAAAGCGGAGCTTGAGGGCGAGTTAAAAGCGGAGGAGAGCCAAGCCAATAACTCACTAAAACTTCAAGATGACACTAGTGTAAAAAGTTTACAAATGTTGAACACATTAACTCAAAGAGCTGAGGGACACTACAATACTTTCTATGGTAGAATGTCTTCCACTGGTGCGTTGGATGGAGTGGCAATCTCAGCTTTAACTGGTGCAGCGGCTGTCAACACGTCTAGCTTGGCTCAGGGAAGTGTAACTGCTCAGGCACTACAAGGTGTAAACGATAAGCTATCAAAAATCGACGGTTTAATCTCAAACCTAGAGGCATATGAAAAGTTAAGTTCTGGTGATTTAACTTTCACCATCACCCCTTATAATCCTAGTAATTCATCTACCACTTCTTCCGGAGGTTATAAACCAAGTAGTTCGGGAAGTAGTGGCAAAGGTTCGGGAAGTAGTGGCAAAGGTTCGGGAAGTAGTGGTTCAACAGAAAAAGAAGTTGAAGATTTAGACCTGAAAATTGACAAGTATCAAGAATTGCAGGAAGCTATTAATCGTGTATCGGAAGCTCTTGAACGAAATCAACAAGCTCAAGAAGCTGTCACAACTAAAGCTGAACTTAAAACCTTGTTGGAACAAGAACTTCAATTAATGGAGAAAAAGAAGAAGGCTATTGGTGATTTACAATCTGCCTTACAAAGTGAGCAACAAGCACTAAAAGCACGACTTGAGAAATCTGGGTTACTATTTGATGGAGATGAGCTAGTTGGTGATAAGCAATATGGTACTATTGCAAAACGCTTACAAGCAGCTCAAGACTGGGCAAACGCAGCTAGTGGGGCAGAAAAAGAATGGCGCAAGAACGATAGTTTATATTTACAAGAGATGATTAATTCGTATTACGACCTCATGAATCAATTGGGAAGTGTTACTTCTGAATACAATGAAATGACGTTGGCAATACGTAAAGCGAAGAAAGAACAAGCTGAATTACTAAAACAGGTTGAAAATCTTGCAGATAGATATTTAAAATTCACTATGCAGGCTAATAGATTAAGTAGCGAGTTGTCGTTAAACAAGCGTAAACAAGAGTATGCTGTTGGTGAAGAGTTACTCAAACTACGTGAGAGAGAGTTGGAAATCCTTAAAGAGCAACAACAAGTCAACTCTGGAATGATTACCGAGCTAAAAAAGGAAAAAGATGAGCTTGCTGAATTTTTAAAGGGCGATGGTTTTATCATTGGTGCAGATGGAACTATTACCAATTATGATGAGAAGTGGCAAGATAAAACAGATAAGTACAATGGTTTAGCTGGTTATGATGCGGAAGACTATAAAGAACATCTAGATGAGGTAGCTGATGCTATTGATAGATACCTAGAAATCTTAAATAGTGAATTACCAGACGCAGAAGAAAATTACTATGATTTACTCGATGCTATGAAAGAGTTGGAGAAGCAACAAGAAGAGTATGCTAAACAATTACAAGAAGCTATGCAGCTACATGACAAACTATTTACAGTTACACAAAAGTTAACAAAGCTTCAAAATGAATTAGCAGTTATTAACTCCAAACTTGAATACGCTAGTGGAGAGGAAAAGATTGATTTACTTGAAAGACAAATTGAACTCTATGAAGCTCAACGCAACTTATTGCAAGAGCAACAAAAAATCCAACAAGAAAAAGCGGAAAGTATGAGAGCTGAACTTGCCAACTCTGGATTAAAGTTTGACTCGGATGGCTACATTTCTAACTACGATACAGTTATTGGTGCTCTAACTAAAAAGATAGAAGCCATGGAAGGTGGAGTTGTTAGGGATGAAGCTATTGAAGAGCTTGAGGAATTAGTGTCTAAAATTGAAGAGTATGTAGACTTAGTAGGTTCTGAAATCCCAAGTACCGAACAAGAATGGTTGGATTTATCAAATACTATCAAACAAGCTCAGCGAGAGCAATTACAGATTGTTCAAAATGTGCAAGAATCAATTGCGAATGCTATTACCAATAAATGGCAAGAAACTACGGAGAACCTTAAAAAAGAAATTCAAAAGCAAAAGGATTTATTAAATAGTCAATGGAGTGAAGAAGATTGGGATGATGAGTTAGCCAAAGCCCAAGATAATCTAAATAAAACGCAAGCTCAAATTAACAATCTTTCAAAAGATACCTCTTTAGCAGGACAATTAAAACTAGAGCAGTTAAAAGAAGAATATCAACAACAATTGGAAGCCATGAATCAAATGATTAAAGAGCATGAACGTGAAGCGGCTAATCAAATGTTCGAGGATGAACAAAACAAACTACAAGAGGAAATGGAAGATGCTCTTACAGCTAAAAACTTAGCGCAGGCAGTAAACAACGCATTGTCTTCAGGTGTGGTAACTATTGGTGACGAAATTATGTCATTAAACGACTTAATGATTGAAAGTATTATGGAGCAAGAGTCTGCTTACTATGCTTTAGGTGAGGTAATGAAATCAGAAATGTTAGACCAACTTGAGGAGGCAAGGTCTTTATGGCAAGATATTGGTAAATTAACTGCAGGTGTTCTTGGGAATACGACCACACCTGTTAGTGGCTTAACGGGTCGAAATGTAACTTCTATTTTAGACAACAATCATTCTCCTTTGGTAACCGTAGAAATTACTGGTTCTATGGGAGAGGATATTACCATGTCTGACGTTAACAAAGCGGCCCAAAAGGCATGTGATGATTTACTGGTAAAACTTCAAGAACTTATGGGGTAGTTATATTCTACCCCCATTTTATTTAAGGGTTGTAGTAAACAACCCAAAATATATAATATTGAATAGAAAGGAGAGATTATATGCAGTTTAGAACTGATGACTTTACATTTAACTCGGTGAGTTTGAGTAGTTTTGGATTTAAAGTTGTGAATCCCAATGTCTCAGATAACACTCGTGAAGTGGGATTAAATAGGTCTGTATCAAAGCAAACAGGAATTGGAGGGTCGTATGTGGTTGACTCAATTACCCAAAATGCCCCAACATTCCCAATCCACATTTCAAAACTTAGTGATAATGGAGAACCATTGGAAATTACACACAACGATATTTATAAACTTAATAAATGGCTGTTCTCTCCAATTAACTATAAGGAATTAATTGCCACAGATGAAAGTGGTAGTATTACATATTTTGGAATGTTTACTAGTGCGACCCAAACATATTATGACAATGGGGTAGGCTACATTACTTTACAATTTGAACTGGACAGTAATCATGGCTATGGGGTAATTGAAGAAATCCAAAAGACAGTAACGGACTCAACGACTTTCTACCTAAACCTTGAAGACAATGTTAGCGAATATTATTATCCTGACGTTGAATTCACCCTAGCGAGTGGTAACTCATTTTCTATTAGCAATGATACATTGGGGGAGGTTATGGAGTTTACCAATTTAACCTCTAACTCAAACAGAGGTCGTATATATGGCGAAGACATGATGTTTGTTGTAAGTCTAATTGATGACACAGTTAACATGCGTGAAAAATCTAATCGCAAATTTTTAAAATTAAAACAAGGTGAAAACAAAATTACAATCGTTGGAAATGGAACATTTAAGTTTATTATTCAACCAAAAGTAGCATTACAGTAAGGGAGGTAAATTTGTGCGTTCTAGTGGAATTAATACTCAGGTTTTAGATAACAGAGAGTATGTATTAATGAAAAATAGAAGAGAGGAATTAATCACAATTCCAAAAGACTATATCCTCTCTTACACACCAAAATTAGATGATGTTTCGGAGCTAAGGATTGAAGTGCCAAACAAAGTCAAACATAATGGAGAAGAAATATCCTATCCTTTATACAGTATGTTAAAAGGTAAAAGACATATTGTAATTAAAAGAGACGATGAAGCAATAGAACGATTTGTTATCGAATCAATCGAAATCTCCAAAGAAAAAAATAGGAGGGTTAAGACAGTTACTGCTCGCTCCTATGAGAACATTTTAAAAAATAAAACCTGTTTAATTGATGAAGGTGTAACTAGACAGTTATATAAGCCAGCAGACGAAACGTTTGATATTGCAGATGGAATCTTAAATATGTTTGAAAGTCAAACAGGATGGAAGGTTGCCCATGTCGATGAGATGGCTCGTAAAGAGGTAGTTCAATCAAACGTCAATGTTACATTAACATTAAACGAGGGTCAGACCTATAACAAAGTAATAGATGATATGGTGCTATTTGATTTACCCATTAGCGTACCATCTGAACCTAATTTTGCTTTAAACTTCGATATTTCGTGGAAGGATTTAATTATAACCACAACGGATGGCAGTGCTTTTGAGGCGGGTAGTATTATTCACACCTTTGTTGATTTACCTACGGGTGTGGTAAATATTAAGGCTACCTTTACAAGTGACTCAACACAACGCTACGGTATTACATATGATTTAACCCTAGATGACGAAACAGTAAAAACGGTAACCTATGCCTTTGTCAACTGTCGTGACATGAAGTTACAGGTACAAGGGAACGCTTTAACATATATAACCTCTCAAACAGAAGAAAATACAGTTGCTAAATATCGTTTCTTAGAGCATTCTTCAAGTTACTGGTATCAATATTTAAAAACAACTATTCAAGAAGCCTATAATTGTTACATCTTCTTCAATAGTTATGATAAGACAATTTCGGTTTATGACAAACCTGCTCGTAGTGAATGGAAAGGATTTCATTTAGACTATGATAACCTATTAACTAAGGTTACAAAAACACCTAAAATAGAGAGTATTTGTACCCGTTTATGGATTCAAAGTAATAATGTAGATATTACCTCTGTCAACCCATTGGGTACTTCATACCTTGAAGATTATAGCTACTTCATTGAAAGTGGAACTATGAGTGAAGAATTAAAGCAAGGATTGGAACGCTACTATCAAAGAATAGAAGTGTTGCAAGAAGAATGGTTGGTAATAAAAGAGCAAAAAGATGCAACAGACCAATGGTTAACAAAACGCAAGGCAGAACTTGTGAGTTTAAATGAACAAGTACGTGCTAAAAATTCATTGTTAACAGCCTACATTAAAGCAGGTGGCAACCAAGCAGGACAAGAACGTACCGCGAAGGAGTTAATGGCTTTAGAAGAACAAGTTATTACCAAAACAGCCGCTATTACCGAGCTTCAAGAACAGAGTGATGCCTTATTGGCACAAATGCAACTACTTGGTAGACAGATGGATAAGGAGCACTGTGAGGACTCCAATGGTTTAATTTTTACCCCAGAGGATTTGGAAGAGTTAACAGATATTACCATTGAGCAAACATATACTGACGACTGTCATACAAAAGCTACATCTCTTTACAAATATGCTCAAGACCTAATGAAAGATAAAGCAAGATTAACCTACGATTTTACGTTGGAACACAATGACCTAATTAAAGGTATTAAACATCCAAAAGGTTGGGATTGGTTTATTGAAGTAGGTGGTCGAGTTGAAATAGAGGATAAAGACATAGCGGATGCAGATGGTCTGGTTACTATCTATTCTTTTACATATTCACCAAAAGACCAAAAAATTACAAGTGTTGATTTTAGTAACAACAGTGCGGTTATTCAAGCTGTAAATGGTTTGGCTTCTATTGGTAAGCTAGTACACAACACAGCTGGAATGACAGATTACTGGAAATCAACGTGGATTGAAGCAGAGAATGCAACTGCCATTGTTTCAGATATTCGTAAAAATGGATTGGATTTGGCGGCCAACATTGTACGAGGTGGTGGGGTTGTAAATAAGATTAGCATGACAGAAGCCGGTCTGTTCGTAATAGATGCTGAAAATGAGAACAATCAAATCTATCTTGGTGCTTCATTAATAGCTATGACAGATGATAAATGGATTACAAGTAAAACTGCGGTTACAACTGGAGGGGTAATTGCAGATACAATTATTGGTCGCTTATTACTGGGTGACCAACTTTTCATTTCCAATGATGAAGGCTCATTTACAATCCTACCTAATGGTCTATTTATTAAAAATGAATTGGGTGACAATAGAATTTCGATAGCAGTAGATGAGAACAATAGACCTTATTTCAATTTAGGAGATAAGACTGACGACAACTACCTAATCTTTAACCCAGATGGTACACTAGATATAAAAGCAAGTTCAATTAACTTAACTGCTGGTAAAATACCAACACAGGAGGAAATTGACAAAATTATTAATGATGCGTTGGCAAATATTAACGTGGGTGTACGAAACTTTGCGGTGGGAACAGCAAACCCCACCATCGTAGAGGGAGGCGGAGAAGAAGGGGAGACACAGATAATAAAACTATATGACCTTTCAAAGCCCGGCTCTTATTTCATGGATAAGGAAGTTACCCTTTCTTTTGAATGGGTCGCTACGGAAGGCGCAAGCGCAACATTTTTCGTAAGAACTGGGAAAAATCATTATCAACAACTTACGGAAAATATAGTTATAAATAGTGAATTAACAGAGGGTAGAGTAGTAAGTACACAAACTATTACTATTGGCTCTGACTTTGAGGACTTGGAATTGGTAATTACCAATTTAGAAGGAACATTGGCTATCGAGTCTTTAAAATTTGAAATAGGGAATCGAGTTACTGGATGGACACCAGCCCCTGAAGACGAAGACGCTTCATACATGATTATGTTATCAAATGAAGCTCAGGTCATTTCAACGGACTTAAATAGACACCCTCTAGCAAACCAAACTTTCCAAACTGAAATCAATGTTTATCGTGGCTCTACTACACAAGAGAACTTCACAATACAACCATTAACCCCTTCAAATGGGATTACCCCTACAATTGATGGGAACGTTATTACATTTGAAGTAAGAAAAGATACACCTCTTGAAAAAGATAACGGCAAATTTGATATTTTTGTTAAAATTGATGGGAAGACATTTAAAAGGTCGTGGACATGGGCTATTGCTCAACAGGGTATAGATGGAGCAACTGGAGAGGCTGCGAAATATGTAGTCATGTCCGGACAACAAATCTTTAAATATGAAAATAACTATACTGACACGCCAACACCAGAGGTAATTACATTTACCACCTCAACACATGGAATCGTTAATGAAACATATAAATGGGAATACAAACTTCCAAACACAGATACATGGAACACAATTCCAAATGCAAACTCGGACACTTACTCCTTAGCACATAACGATTCTTTAATTTTTAACAATTCAAATATTAGGTTAGTTCAAATTAAATGTACTGTAAACGACATTGTTTCGGATGAGATGACAGTTGTAAAAGTTTGTGATGGTGGTCAAGGGGAAGATGCTTATAGTGTTATATTAACCAATGAGTCTCATACCTTCCCTTGTGAAAACGACGGAACATTTATCTACGATGTTTCAACTTATTCGCAGGTAATAGCATTTAAGGGTACAAATGAAGTGTCGGTTATAGTGGATATTGATGCTGTCGATATTCCTAGTGGGATGTCGGTTAAGTTAATTGATAATGATGCCACCTATTTTATTATAGATGAAGATACCAACAACATAGCCGATGAATTGGAAAATAAATTGGTAAGTGAAGGTGGGGTTTGGATTGAATTTACAGCTCTATCTGACCCAACTGGAGAACTACTCGCAGACAATGGGAGTGTAACCATTCCAATTATAATTGATGGTATAACATTCTACAAGGTGTTTTCATGGTCAAAAGCCAAAAAGGGTGAACAAGGTGAGATGGCTAAGAGTGCAGATATTGTTGCCTCATCTCAAATTTTTAAATCTGAGGATGGGATTGTGTTTACTCCTGAAACAATCACCTTAACCCCAATTTTACAAAACACAGTATTTATGAAATGGCAGTATAGTACAAATGGTGGTATTAGATGGGTGGATATAACAAGTGGAATTAATGGACTTGTTATTGAACAAGATAAATTAATAATTGCAAACGATTCACCATTATTTACAAGTTCTATTACAAGTATTGTATTTAAACTTGTTACTACTGATATGCATATCTATGATACCACGACCATAGCAAAACTAAGTGATGGAAACCTTGGCAATATACAAATAGGTATACGAAACTGGCTATTGGGAACTGGTACTAAGAAGACAATCTTAGGCTCTGGAAATTATGCTCAGACTGAAAAATTATACTATTTAGTAAAAAAGGATTGCCTACCTTTAATGGGGGAAACCATTACATTCTCATGCGACTACGAGGCAAGTGCAGGAAGCTATGGAAGTATTACCATTGAAACCAATGGAGAATACCAACCACCTGCCGACATGGGTTATAGTGTTCCGTTAACAGATACTATAAACTTAAATGAGAATTTAGCTGGACATTTAACAAAAACCATCACACTTATAGAAAATGTTTCTATGGGATTTACGGGTATTCGACTACGTTTGGACAATGTAGTTGGGAGCGTTACAATTAAAAACTGTATGCTCACAATAGGGAGCGTTCCTGTAACTTGGACACCTGCTCCCGAAGACGGAATCAATTATGCAAGTGAGTTAATTGATGAACTACGTAAGGTTGACCTACAACAAATTATTAATCAAAATCAAATAAGTAGTGACCGCATTGACCAAATCTTGAGTGATAATATAATTACTTCTTCTGAAAAAATTGACTTATTATATGACTTTGAAAGAGCAACCCTGGATAAGGAAAGCGCTATTAGTTATTACAATACGGTTAATGATACGTCAATGTACAACTTAAAAGTTTCAATGGAAGAGGCTTACACAAATTTAAGTAACATATTAACTCCAATACTAGAAGATTTAAACAGTGATTTAGAAGTAACAGCAAATGAAATTAAAACTGCTTTCAAAACTTTCTACACTGCATATGAAGTGCTTATGACTGCCCTGCAAAACTCTGTTATGATATTGGTAACTACTCATGCAACAAAATTGGTGCAATTAGAGGATAGTATTACCATGACGGCTTCAAAAACTGAAATTATGCAAGATAAGGTTAATCAAGTTGATGCTCATATGAAATTTAGTGTAGATGGGTTCGTTGAAATTTATGCGACACAAAATGGTCAAAAAGGAGCTTTCTCTACTCAAATTACAGACCAAAAATTATCGTTTAAAGAGAATGAAGTTGAGGTTGCATATGTATCTAATCAAGAGCTACATATTACAACAGCAACAATTAAAAACCAAATGCAAATAGCAAACTTTGCCATAAAACCTAGTGGTAAAGGTGGTATTATATTTGCTTATGTGGGAGAATAGTGGTGTGGTTAAAACCACACCTCTTAATTTATAAATAAAAAGGAAAGGAGTTAAACCCAATGGCTAACAAACAGATAAAAGATTTTGCGTTAAAATCTGGGGTAAGTGGGAGCGAAGACATTCTCGTTCAAGACAATGGTGTAACCAGACGTGTTAAAGCTCAAGAGTTTCTATCTAATGTGGATTTGTCGAACTACTATACCAAGCAAGAAGTTAACCAATTAATGGCTGGTTGGGGTGGGGGAGATGTAGACATCGACCTTGCAGACTACTACAATAAAGAAACTATTGATGCACTTTTAAAGAATAAAGCCAATACAAACCATGTTCATACCATTCAAAACATTACAAACTTGCAAAATACCCTTGACGAAAAAGCCAATGTTTTACACACGCATCCGGATTACGCAACGCAAACCTATGTAACTACAAAAATTGCAGAGGCGCAGTTGGGTGGTGGAAATGGAAATATTGACCTTAGTGGCTATGCCACCAAAGATGAACTGGCTTTAAAAGCCAACGTAAATCACAATCACGATTCAGTATATGCTAAAATATCAAGTTTAGCCAACTATCAAACAATGGTCGACCAATCGTTAAGTACAAAGAACAAAACAATCGTTGGAGCGATTAATGAATTATTTGTGTTAGTTCAAAATGGTGGTGGTTCTGGTGGTGGAGGAGGCACAACAGCTACCTATGGTGAGATTGTCGTAAGTAAGACTTCTTCATTGGTCATAGCTGGAAACACAGATACCTTTACGGTAAAACTGGATAGAGCGCCAACAAATAATCAAACTATTACCATCACTACAAGCAATGGCTATGTAAGTGTAAGTCCTACGGTGTTAACATTTACACCATCTAATTACCATATTGCTCAAACGGTAACAATAAATGGTTTATCGATGGGGAATTCTACAATTACATTAAGTTCACCAAATGTTGTAAATAAAATGGTTGACGTTAATGTTTCCACGGCTTCAGTAACACATGGAGAGATTGTTCTTAACAAGACAAACATGAATGTTCAACAGGCAAACCGTGGAACGTTTACTGTTAAATTGGATAGAGCGCCATCTTCAAACCAAGTTGTTACAATTTCAAAAAGCAATTCTAACATTAGCATTGATTTAACACAATTAACATTCACACCTTCTAACTGGAACATTGAGCAAACGGTTACTGTTAGTGGTATAACTGTGGGAAGTACTACCATCACAGTTAGCTCAAATGGTGTTTCTAGTAAAACAATTGGTGTTGCTATTGCGTCATCAACTGCTACTTACGGTAAAATGACTATATCAAAGGCAGGTGCAACTGTACGCAGAGGAAGCACAACAACATTTACCGTTAAATTAAATAGTGCGCCTTCTACGAACCAAACGATTAACATTAGTAGTACGAATGGTGCTGTTACGGTATCTTCATCTTCATTAACATTTACGACATCGAATTGGAGTACACCTCAAACAGTAACTCTTAGTGGTGCTAGTGTAGGTGGAGCAACAATCACTTTAACTTCTTCAGGTGTTGACACTAAGCAAGTTGCAGTCAGTGTAGTTGATTATGCTACCGATGGTTCTGCAGGAAGCATTTCATCTAGCATCAATATAACAAAAGTAAATGGAGTCACTGTGGATACTATTAAAGGTGTAGACGTTTCAAGCATTATCGCTTTAGAAAATAGTGGCGTATCATTCTATAATGCAAATGGAACAAGACAAGACCTATTTAAAACTTTATCTGAATTTGGTGTTAACTATATTCGTGTTCGTATTTGGCATAACCCATACAATAGCAACGGTAATGGCTATGGTGGAGGAAACAACGATTTAGCGAAAGCTATCCAAATCGGAAAACGTGCTACTCAATATGGTATGCGATTATTAGTAGATTTCCACTATTCAGATTTCTGGGCAGACCCTGCGAAGCAGAAAGCGCCAAAAGCATGGCAAGGGTATTCAATTAGTCAAAAGGTAGATGCTATCTATCAATATACTAAAGATAGTTTACGACAATTAAAAGATAATAACATTAATATTGGTATGGTTCAAGTCGGTAACGAAACAGGATATGGATTCTGTGGTTGCTCGACATGGGAAAGAGATGGATATGAAACAGTTTCATTCTCTGACCTTGCTAGATTAATGAATGCGGGTAGTCGTGCGATTCGAGAAATTGACCCAGACATTCTTGTTACAGTTCACAATACCGAACCTCAAAATGGGTATCAGTGGATTGCTCAAGACTACAACACCTATGGTGTCGATTACGATGTATTTGCTTCATCTTATTATCCAAACATTCATGGCTCAATGGAAAACTTAACTAGCCAATTAAAACATGTTGCTGATACATACAACAAAAAAGTAATGGTTGCCGAAACTCAATATCCTTACACAGCTGAGGATGGAGATGGACATGGAAACTCATTATCTAGTGTTGTGGGAGATATGCTATATCCAATTTCAGTTCAAGGACAAGCTAACCATATCCGTGACGTATTCCAAGCGGTTGCAAATGTTGGAAGTAAGGGTCTTGGAGTATTTTATTGGGAGCCTGCATGGTTACCTGTTGGAAGTGCAAACCAATGGGCGCAAAATAGCGCGATTTGGGAACAACATGGTTCAGGATGGGCTTCAAGTTACGCTGGAGAGTATGACCCAGAAGATGCAGGTCAATGGTATGGAGGTAGTGCAGTAGATAATCAAGCATTATTTGACTTTAATGGAAGACCTTTAGATTCATTAAATGTGTTTAACTTTATTATTACAGGAGCAACAGCTAATGGCTCTGGAGGAGGTTCTACTACTTATGGTGAAATAGTAACCTCAACTTCATCATTATCAGTTCAAACAGGAAGTTCAACAACATTCACTGTTAGATTAAGTCAAGCACCTAGCCAATCTCAGACGGTTTACATTAATGGGGGAAGTGGAATTTCAATTTCACCAACATCAATAACATTTAGTTCATCTAATTGGAACACAAATCAAACCGTAACTGTGCAAGGTACTACTCAAGGTTCAACTTCGATTACATTAACATCAAACAATGTGTTAAGTAAGACAATTTCGGTAACAGTATCTGCCTCATCGGGCGGTGGAGGTTCTGACTCTGGTGGAGCGGACAATGAAATGGATTCAAATGGATTAGTTATCGTTAAGTACCCAGCCACTAAGAAGCTTAACCCTACATATTGGGGAGCATTGGGAGATTCGATTACAGCTGGTACTGGAGCTGGAGGTACATCTTATTCTTATGCTAACGTAGCAGGAAACTTAATTGGTGCTAACGTACATAATCATGGTATTGCAGGTTCATGTATTAACGCAGGGTATAACTTAGCATTAACCGACCCTGGATATGAAGATGCGTTCTGTAACCGTTATACACAGATGGCTGATGGTTTAGATTTAATAACCGTACTAGGTTCTGTAAATGACCATCGTGCCGATAGTAAGTTAGGTGTTGAAGGTTCTACGGACAGTAAGGATTTCTTTGGTGCATTACATGTGTTAATTACAGGGTTGAAACAAAAATACCCGACATCTCGTATTGTATTCATTACTCCATTTAAAATCGGGGGATACGATGGTAGAAACTTATATGGACACACACTAACCGACTTCCGTAATGCTATTGTTACAATGTGTAATAAACATAAATTAGAAGTGTTAGACTTATTTACTGTTCCAGAGTTTGAGTGGTTAAAAGGTTCTAGTAGTGGATATTTCGTCCCTTACGACTATTACCACCCAACAGTTAAAGGGCATCAAGCTATTGCTAATTATTTAGTTGAGAAAATGTTTAACGGTACTGAAAGTGGAGGAGGTTCTGGTGGAGACAACTCTGGAGGGGGCTCTGGTTCTGGTGGAAATGTCCCAGTTACAGGAATCAACGTTGACGCTTGGCAAGTAAATTTACAAGTTGGTCAAACACGACAAATGGTTGCTTCTGTTGTACCAAGCAGTGCTACCAACCAAAAAATTTGGTGGCGGGCAGAAACAGAATCAGTGGCTAGTGTATCAGATAGTGGATTAATTAGAGCGGTTAGTGCAGGAACTACACGAGTAACAGCCACAACCGACGATGGAGGACATTTATATAATATCACAGTTACGGTAACAGGTTCATCAAGTGGTGGAGATAGCAATGGCTCTACCGGAGGTGGGGGAACTGGTGGAAGTGGCTCAAATGATTCGGATGTTATTTCAATTCCAGACAATGAGTTACGAAATAAAGTTCCATATTTATCAACCTACTATGTAGAACCTACAATCTCTACGGGTCAAAACCTAACAGTTAAATTCTTTGTTACTGACTTCTATGGACGTAGCTATACATTAGATAGAGATTTCTACCGTTACAAAGTTATTGTTAAGTGTGATGGGAAAGCAGACCAAGTGTTAACTAACCTGTCAGCAGGTGAACACACTGTAACAATTGGTTCTTTCAGTAACGAGGGAACATATCATTATTCTATTATCGCACGTGACCAATATGGACGCTATTCTCATGAATTGTTCAACTATGTGCGAGTTAAGAACAACACCTCTCATACAAATGTGTATACAGTTACAACTTCTGACTTGTCAAGCTATGGTATTACATACAACAAAGACCGAGAACAAAAACAATTCGTAAATGTTAGCTCGGCTAATGGTAATGCAGATTCAATTAACAATTTAATTCAAAACGCTTACAATAGCGCAACTGTTCCAAGTGGTAAATATTTATGTTTAATTCCAGACCGTACAGGAACAGGAGTTTATAAAGGTATAAACAAGGATTGGGATAAAATAAAAGTTAAGTACGCAAGTGACTATAATAAGTCTGCCGTAGCGTCAGAATGTGCAAACAATAGTATCAAGTTAACTCAATTATTAAAAGATAAAGTTAACGCAGGGTATAATAAGATTGTTATGCACAGAGCAACATATGTTGTTGACGAAAATGGTTTTGAAATTCCTAGTGGATTAGACTTTGATATGAATGGCTCTACATTTAAAACAAATCCATTTACAGGAAATGGTGCTTTAATTGCTAAGATGACCGACGCAATCGACACCCATGTTCACAATGGAACATTTGAAGGAGATTACTTCGGTCATGACTATGCAGGTTCTACAAGTAACTCTGAGTGGGTATCTGGATTCGAAATGGGTGGCTCATGTCGATACAGCTCGTTATATGATGTGACAATCAAAGACATTACGGGATATGGATTGCAAAATAGTATTTCAAGTAAGAGTCCAAATGGTACAACATTCTTCCCACCAGTATTAGTAGGAGATAAGGTAAATGGATTTGAATTAGGAGATATTGATACTACAACTGGTCAAGACAAACCATGTTCTTACCGAACTAGAACCAAAGAGTTTACAAATATCTCTGGTGCAATTGGGAAATCAGACTTCTTAACTGTGTCAATTCACTTGAACTATCAAGGTAATGAGTTTAGTAGCTTTAACATGGTAGTTTATTTCTACGACTCATCACGCAACCTTATTGAAGCAGTAAACGCTTATCAATATCGTCAAATTAAGATTCCTAGTGGTGCTTACTACGCCCGTACTGTATTCTTAGGATTACGTCAGAAGACAGATTGGAATGTACATTATCACTTCTTACGTGTGCCAACACATTGTAAGTTTGAGAATGTAGCTATTGACAATGCTAGATGTGTCGGTATGGCTCAAGGTCAAATGAAAGACTTCTTAGTAAAAGATTGTACAATTACAAACTCGGGTCAATCATCTGCAACGTGTGCTTATGATGCAGAGGATGGATGGGACGGAATGCAGGATGCGTTCTTTGAAAACTTTACAATCACCGAATGTCCACATAATGGTTTCTTAACGTGTGCAGGTCACAACTTCGTGGTCAACAACATGAGAGCAGACGGAATGTATATGTGGGAGCGTACTCGTTGGGTTGAAGTTAAGAACTCTACGTTTGATGGAGTGGCCATCCGTGGTGGAGGAGAAAAAGACATCCTTAAACATGGTATTGCGCGATTCCATGACAACACCGTAACTGGTTTATTCTACAACCTAAACTTAGTAAGTAATATTGCTAAAAACTGTACTTTCACCAAAGATAAACCACAATCAGGTCTATTAATTGATTGTACTGTTAAGGGTTCTTACGTGTCTAAAGAGGTAGTAAATAGAGATACTAACAACCCATGTATTGATGATTATGGTACATATGAAAATATGGATAGTAATGGTTCATCTGGTGGTGGAGGAACTGGTGGAGGTTCAAATGGTGGAACTGGTGGTGGAAGTGGTTCTACTACATATGGTGAAATTGTAACATCGACAACCTCTGTAAGTGTTGTGAGTGGAAGTTCAACAACATTCACTGTAAAACTAGATAGACAACCAACAAACAGTCAAACTGTATCAATCTCAATTAGTGGAAATGCAACAGTATCGCCATCTTCATTAACGTTCACTACATCTAACTGGAGCAGTACACAAACCGTGACAGTTAATGGTACATCACAAGGTTCTGCAACGATTACGTTGACTTCAACAGGAGTGTCATCAAAACAAGTGTCTGTAAGTATAACATCAAGTGGAGGTTCATCTGGTGGTGGTGGAGGTGGTGCAACTGGTGCTACAATGACCCCATCAAGTGCAACAATAGCAGTTGGTGCTACACAAACATTCACATTAAGTGGAACATCATCGACCATTCAAACCGTTTACATGGCTAACGGAAAATGTGCTATTTATAATCAATCTAGTACATCTGTAACAGTTCGAGCGATGGCTGAGGGTCGAGATTACTTAAATGTAATTCTTACTGATGGTACAAGTTTAAGTGTGCCTATTACCGTTGGTTCTAGTGGTTCTAGTGGTTCTGGAGGAAGTGGAACAGTTTCAGTAACAGGGGTAACATTGGATAATACTGAAATTGTAATTGCAGGTTCAGAAACACGTTACTTAACTGCAACAGTATTGCCATCAAATGCAACTAATAAGGCAGTAACATGGAGCAGTGATGCCCCTAGCATCGCTAAGGTTGATTCAAATGGTAAAGTAACGGGAGTTTCTCGTGGTAATACGACTATTCGTGTTACAACGCAAGATGGTAATAAAACTGCATATTGTGGTGTAGTGGTTACTTCTAATAGCAACTCTGGTGGTGGTTCCGGTTCTGACAATGGAAGCTCTGGAGGAGGAAACACAGGTGGAGCAGATGATGCAATGGATTCAAATGGATTAGTTATTATTAAATATCCAGCATCTAAGAAAAGCAATCCAACGTATTGGGGAGCTTTAGGTGATAGTATCACAGCAGGTGCAGGTGCAGGTGGAAGCTCTTACTCTTATGCCAATGTCGCTGCTAAAACGATTGGAGCAAATATTCATAATCATGGTATTTCAGGTTCATGTATTAATGATGGTTACAACCTAGCTTTAACAGAGCCAGGGTACGACCAAGCATTCTGTAATCGTTATACACAAATGGCTAACGGATTAGACTTAGTTACTGTTTTTGGTTCTGTAAATGACCATCGTGCCGATAGTAAATTAGGGGTAGAGGGTTCAACTGATAGTAAAGATTTCTTTGGAGCTCTACACGTCCTAATAACAGGGTTAAAACAAAAATATCCTACATCTCGTATTGTATTCATCACACCGTTCAAGATTGGTGGATATAGTGGTACAAATATGTACGGACACACTTTACAAGATTTCCGTAATGCTATTGTTACAATGTGTAATAAACATAAATTAGAAGTGTTAGACTTATTTACTGTTCCAGAGTTTGAGTGGTTAAAAGGTTCTAGTAGTGGATATTTCGTCCCTTACGACTATTACCACCCAACAGTTAAAGGGCATCAAGCTATTGCTAATTATTTAGTTGAGAAAATGTTTAACGGTACTTCTGGTAGAGGAAGTGGCTCTACTGGTGGAGGAAATACAGGTGGTGGAAGTTCTGACACCGGGTCTGGTGGAACTCCACCAACCCCAAGTGGAGCAACAATTACTCCATCTAGTGCTACAATCGCAGTAGGCAATACGCAAACATTTACTTTAAGTGGAACAAGTGCAACAATTCAAACGGTCTATATGGCAACTGGTAAATGTACTATTTATAATCAATCTAATACATCTGTAACAATTCAAGCTCAAGGAGAAGGGCAAGACTACTTAAACGTGGTTCTTACTGATGGAACGAGTATAAGTGTACCTATTACTGTTAGTTCGAGGTTCATCTGATTCTCCAACCCTATCTCCAACGAGCGCCACAATTAGTGTAGGCAATACACAAACATTCAATGTAGGTGGTACTTCATCCACAATAAGTAATGCTTATGTTTCTACTGGTTGTGCTACAATTGCATCACAATCATCTACATCTGTAACCGTTCGAGGAGTTTCTTCTGGAACTGACCACTTAAACATCACGCTTAGTAATAGTAAAACATTAAGTGCAACCATTACTGTAACTGGCTCATCAAGTGGAGGTGGTGGCTCTACTGGAGGAAGTGGTGGAAACACTACAATTGATGGATTAGTTGCAATTCAACACCCTGTTACAAAGCAAAACACAGCAGGAGAATGGGTTGCTTTTGGTAACTCCATTACATATGGCTTTGGTGTAGGAGGGAATGACCAGGCATACCCAGCCAGAATGGCTCGTGTAAGTAGTTTACGTGCTAATAACTATGGAGAAAGTGGTCGTGTAGTTGCCACTGGAGCTAGTGGAGCAACAGTTCCAGATGCACGTTCATTCTGTAACTATTATAGTAGTCTGCCTTCTGGTGCTAATCTTGTTACAGTGTTTGGTGGGGTCAACGACTTCATACTAGGAGTTCCTTTAGGTAGTCCTTCAAGTACAGACAAGTCTACATTCTATGGCGCATTAAATGTGCTTGCAGATGGACTAAAATCAAGATACCCAAGTGGTCGCATTACATTCTTTACACCTATTCGTATCGGTGGTCATGCAACTGCCAACAAGTCTGGTCACACATTAAAGGATTATCGAAACGCTATTGTAACAGTATGTAACAATAAGGGAATTGAGGTACTAGACCTTTACTCATTGGATTCAATGGATGCAGACAAATCGGTGAGTAATTACATGGGTGATTGGGACACAACCCATCCAAATGGTAATGGACAACAAGTAATCGCAGATTACATGGTTCAACAAATGTTAAGTTAATTTTATTAACTTTAACACAATTAATAAAACAAAGTAATAATTTAAGAGGGTGTAAATACACACCCTCTCTTTTAAAATAAAATTAGTAATGTCACAATAAAAAAGGAGTAAAAATATGGCTACAATAACAGGAAGTTGCGATAATAGTCGCTATACACTGACTTGCGAATGGTCTTCAACACAAAATGTTTCCGCCAATAGTTCAACGGTTACAGCTATTGTATATCTTAATGGTAATGGTTATACAACAACATCTTCTTACTGGACGTGTGTGATTAATGGAACAACAGTCACTTCCAACAAAAGTGCGAGCATTGGTGGTAAAACAGAACTAGGTAGACGCACATGGACAGTAAGTCATGATAGTAGTGGGAAATGTAGTGTACCTATTTCTTTTAGTTATAGTAATGGGTTGTCCAGTGCTGGAACATATACAACAAAAAGTGGAAGTGGTAGCTCAACCGTTTCTCTACCAACTATTCCACGAGTATCAAGTTTTACCCTAAATAAAACAAGTTGTGAGTTTGGACAAGAGGTAACAGTTACAATTAGTAAGGCAAGTTCCTCATTTACACACGACATTCACTACAAGCTGGGGTCTATAAATGTACCTCTCGTTGGAAGTATTACTGGTACATCCTATAAATTTACACCAGCATTAACAGATATGAGCGAATTACCAAATGCCACAAGTGGAACGGTTACCATTACTGTATATACGAAAAATGGAAACACCATCATAGGCTCTGCTTCCAAAACTCTTACTGTAACAGTTCCTTCCAGTGTTGTACCAACTGTTGGAATTTCTATTGCGGCAAATAATACCTTAAATGGGACAAACATTAGTAATAAAACCACGTTTACGGTTAAGCCCATTAACGCCAAAGGAGTATACGGTTCAACAATTAAATCTTACACCATAAGTGGAGAAGGATTGTCCACTACATCATCTAGTGGTGGAACAAGTAAAACAATGAATAGTGGTAAGTATACATATACGGTTAAGGTAACAGATAGTCGAGGAAGAACTGGTTCAGCAAGTCAAACTGTTACTGTACACTCCTACGATAAACCTACACTATCGTTCACCCCCTATCGAGCAGATGTTGGGGGAACACCCCAGGATAATGGAGAATATATTTACTCTAATCTTAACTACACAATTTCAAACCCAAATAATGGAAATGCTAACACGAAAAAGTATCGCCTATTAAAGAAAACTGCCAACTCGTCAACGTGGAGCACAGTCCAAGATTGGGTTGACTTGCCAAATTATCAAGGAACAACCTCTATATCATTTGGAGGGGGATTTAGCATTTTATCCTCTTACGATGTTCAGGTAGAGATTAAAGATACCTATAATACAACTTCTCTTAAATATCGCATGGGAACGGCTAATGCCGTATTCAACATTGAGGAAGATGGAGTGGGTATTGGAAAGATATGGGAGCAAGGTGCATTAGATGTTGGTGGGGATATTTATGGAAGTGGTGGATTAGTTATACAAGGTAGCTCTAGAGTTGGTTCGGGGGAATACATATATGGTACTGGTAATGATGGTAGCAATATAGCTTTAGCATTTGTTAATCAAACTAATAATTCTTCAGAGTTCGGGACATCTACGCTACACACTACTATAAAATCGGGTGATAATCCAACATGGTATAGTGGTACAGACAGTAAAAGTTATTCTATTTGGACAGATAAAAATTGTTCCATGAGTTCAAATAACAACTGTCAAACTTGGAGATTTCCTAATGGAATGCAAGTTAGTATCATGAAAGTTTATGGTACTTGGAATATAACAACTGCTTGGGGAAGTGTTTTTAGTTCTCCACATATTGCAGGGCAATCATTTAATATTGCATTTCTAGAAGCACCAAAAGTAATGATTAATGCATATAATGATGGAGGTACTACAATCATGGTGTGTCAAACTAGCGCTCCAACAACCACCTCAACTGGAGCAGTTTATTTATGGAAACCAACAACTCAAACGGGTATAAGAACTTATATTGAGTATATAGCGATAGGAAGATGGAAATAATGATTAAAAAGAAAGTAATGACAGATTTAGGAATTGAAGCGGAAATTTGGAAAGTGGGGTACATTAGTTTAGATAGGGTTAATAAATATGGCTCTATCACAATGTGTCTATATTTCAACGAAACTGCTGAACAATATGTGAAAACCGTAGTTGAACCAATTTTATCTCCTGAACTATTTGATAAATATTTTGAAAATGGTGGAGATGTTATTGAAAATGCAGAACTATTTATGAAAGAAAATTGTGAGCTTTTTGGTAATGAAGATGGTATATGTTAATACAACGTATAAAGCTACATTAGTGTATTGCCAGTAGCATTGCAATCGGCTATTAAAGAGATTGAAAATTTAAAAGAAGAAATTAAACAACAAGAATTATTGGAAGAACGTCTAGCAAAATTAGAGGCTCTTCTATTAAATGAATAAAGGACTCTTTAATAATTATAGGTAGTGAGCGAGAGTGAAATCATCAACACGAAAACAAAAACACAAGGCTTGTCAAAATATAAGGATTAAGGAGGAGAAGTATCATGTCAAGTGTTTATAAAAAGAAAAAGTTGAAAGATGTGGATGGAACATATCTTTTAACCCCCTCTAGTTTAGATTTAGTTTTTGACGATGAGGGTGGTAAACTTATAGATAAATTAAACTCGGTTAACGAAAAATTAACTCAAAAAGCCAACCTCTCAGATATTCGAGACATGGCGACACAATCTTATGTAAATGATAAAATTGCAGAAGCATCTTTATCTGGAGGTGTAGATTTAAGCAATTACCAAACAAAAGAAGATTCAACTTTAGCAACATCTAGCAAGACAGTTGTTGGAGCAATCAACGAAGTGAATCAAGAGGTTGTTAAAAAAGCTCCATTAACACATAGTCACCAAGCAACTCAAGTTACGTTCACCGATGGGCAAACATTTCAACAGAAACTAGACAATGGTAGTCTAAAGGGAGACAAGGGTGACAAAGGTGACAAGGGAGATAAAGGTGAGGATTACACAGAGGTATTAGTAACGAACATTGCTTCTGGTGGAAGGTTAACTCTAACATCTGATAAGTTTCAATACGCTTCAGTATCGAATGGCGACACTATTGTACTTCCAAATGTATCAAAATTTACTCAAATTCATCTATTCTTTAACACTGTGAGTCAATTAACATTAACGTTCCCATCTGTCAAATGGCAGAAAATCCCAGACATCCAACCTCTTAAAACATATGAGTTTATCTTTACATATGTTAATGAAACATGGTTGGGAGGATGGATTGTTTATGAGTAAAAAACTTTTAATGGGGTCAACAGAAGAACGACCATATCCAGACCCATCCATCAACATTAGTAAAATTAATGGGTTAAACCCCGACTTTGTTAGAGGTGTGGACGTTTCAAGTATCATCTCTTTAGAGCAAAGTGGGGTTAAATTCTATGATGTTTGGGGAGCAAGAGCAGATGTTTTCAAAGTCCTTGCTCAAGCAAATGTAAACTACGTTCGTATTCGAGTGTGGAATGACCCATATGATGCCGATGGTAATGGTTATGGTGGAGGGAACTGTGACGTTGATAAGGCTATTAAAATGGGTAAGAGAGCTACTCAGAATGGTTTAAAGGTTTTAATTGACTTTCATTATTCAGACTTTTGGGCAGACCCAACAAAACAAAAAGCACCTAAAGCATGGCAAGACCATAGTACTGGACAAAGGGTTAATGATGTTTATGAGTTCACAAAAGAGTCTTTACAACGAATTGTTGACGCTGGTGTAGATGTAGGGATGGTTCAAATAGGAAACGAAACAGGATATGCATTCTGTGGATGTGCTACTTGGAGTACAAGTAGTGATTATACAGTAGTTTCATTCTCCACAATTGCCGAATTAATGAATGCAGGTAGTCGTGCAGTTCGAGAAATTGACCCAAACATCTTAGTGGTTGTGCACAACACAGACCCTCAAAATAGTTACGAGTGGATTTCTAAGGAGTACCATGACCATAATGTTGACTATGATGTATTCGCCTCATCTTATTATCCAAATATTCATGGTTCAATGGAAAACTTACAGTTTCAGTTACGAGCCATTGCTAACACGTATGGTAAAAAAGTAATGGTTGCAGAAACACAATATCCATTTACCTCGGAGGATGGAGACAACTACCCAAATGCCCTATCTGAAAAGATGGGAGATATGAAGTATCCACTAACCGTTCAAGGACAAGCGCAGCACGTTAGAGATATGTGCAACCTAATCCACAATATTGAAGACAAAGGGCTTGGAGTATTCTACTGGGAGTGTGCATGGATTCCAGTTGGTAAAGTATGGGCTGAAAATGAACCTATTTGGGGTCAATATGGTTCCGGATGGGCTAGTAAATATGCTGCGGAATATGACCATGAAATTGCTGGTGATTATAGCTATGGTAGTGTAGTAGATAACCAAGCGTTCTTTGACTTTAATGGTCATCCTATGGACTCAATTAACACCTTTAAGTACATTTACACAGGAGCTATTGCTGGTGGTGGAGGAATGACCGATGGAGGTTACTTAGGAGATATTACACAGATAACAGGGTGGCAAACGGTTCAAACAGAGTATGAAATGACAGCAGACACGCTAACAGTTCGTTCAACTGGAACATATGCAGTGTTCTATAATAACAGTATCCCCGTCGAAGGTGGTAGTAGATTTTTAATTGAGGGTTACATAGTTCGTGGGGGTACTGACTCATGGATTTCTTCACAGGGAATCGTCCACATAAAAGACCATATGATTGACGACACTCACTTTAGCCTAGAGCTAAAAGCGAGCATTAGTGGTGAAGTAACAAGTATTCAGGTTCAAGTGCGAGGTGGAGAACCTGAGGACACTGAGATTGTATTTACAAAAATTTATTTAGAATAGGTGGTGACAACATGGTATATGCAAAAGTGGTAAATGGTGCTTTAATTGAAGCACCCAAAAATTATAAGCTGGAAGATGGTTGTTTAATTTTAAACTTTAACTTAGATGTTGACCTAATGAAAGAACATGGGTTCAAACCTGTGAGAAGAAATAAGCCTAGCTTTAATAAGGAAACCCAAACGCTAGTTGTTTCAGACTTCGAAGAAGTTGAAGACAGTGTTATCGTTAACTACACAATAGTAGAGAAAGAACAGACACTAAGTAATCGAGTTGCTTCTTTAGAAGTTAATTCGGTCAATCTTGTTGCAACCACATGGGGTATGGACTATCGAGTATGTGAAATCGAGTGGGCATTAGAAGATTCTGGCATCTTGGCTGCGACACAGGTAGCACAGGTATTTAGTCTTAAAAGCAAAGGGGTAGGTGCAATGGCACTATCACGTTATGAACAAGCAAAAATTATAATTTTGGGTGGAGCGTATGTTCGAGAAACATTAGAACGTCAATTAACAACTTATTTAAAACGAGGATACTTAACTAAAGAAGAATATGACGAGTTAATTGCATTAATGAATGCCCAAGAGTTAGTTGAAGCTACAAAATAGGGCAAAGGTATTTTGCTTAGAGAAAGGAGTGTTTCTTTTGCTAAAGGTTCAACTTCACAGAGCAGGAGAACAGGGGTTGGAAAATATCAACCCAATTACACTAGATAGTTGTGTTAAACTCCCCAATGGTAGTAATTTAAGGGAGACCTTAAATGAGATGGTTTATACGGAAGACGTGTTAGATGAGTCCATCATTGTTGAAGAGGACGTTTTAACAAGACTTACAAGAATCGAGCAACAATCAATCAAAGCCGAGGATATCTCAAGCGAAGAACCCCCAATCATTGTTAAACACAATGGGGGCGTTGATAGAAGCTCCGAACCATCTATTGAGGTCTTATTACAAGAGATAGAACTCTTGAAAAAGAAAGTAGAAGACTATATAAACATGGGGATAGTGCCAACCATCTCAGTTAAACAATAGGTTGCACAAAAAAAACAATCATTCCATCCAAGAAAGTTGAATGGAGAATCAAATCGTTGTATTGAGGTTGAAACCTCTTTACATATATAAAAAATACATTAACAGGGCGCAGAGACGCAAGCGAAAGGATGATTTTATTATGGCAAACAAAAAAACAAAAAACACTCAAACTATCAAGGTACAATTACAACAAAGAGGTGCTGAAGGACAATTAATCAATATTAATCCTTCAACTTTAGCTGAGTTAGTTAAATTACAAGATGGGACAAGTGCTGAAGCTAAATTTAATGTAGTTAGCCAAGAGATTGCTCGTGTAGAGGGTAAAGTTGATGCAGAGGCAGAAAAAGTAGCAACTCTACAAGGTAAAGTAGGAAACATTGAAGCAGGCATTGAAGCTATCAACGCAAAAGATTTAGAACAAGATACTACTTTAGGGCAATTACGTGACAAAGATAGTGCTTTAGAAGTTCGTATTGATGGGCATGACTCTGAAATCTCTGGATTAAAAGCTAAAGACGTTGAGTTACAAGGGTCTATTGCTAAAAATGCAGAAGAAGTTGAAAAATTAAAAGCTAAAGATGTAGAATTACAAGGTTTAGTTGAGGTTAATACAGAAGCTATTGCTACTGAAGTTGCTCGTGCAAAAGGTCAAGAAGAAGCTATCCGTAATGAATTAGCTAGTGACAAAGCAGAATTAGAAAACAAAATCAATGAAGTTAAAGCAGCTATCACTGATAAAAACTCTAACACATTAGTATTCTCTACTATGGATGAGTTCTTAGGCGCTAGTTTATCGCCTAAGGTTGGGGACTTAGTGTTCGTAGTCGATGTGAAGAAAGCATTCATCTACAAAGGTGCTGACGCTGCTGTTGTATTAGATTCACCAACACCTCCTGCTGGATGGGTATTATTCGATGGAATTTCAACTGAGTTAGATTTAGTAAACTACTTAACTAAAGCAGAAGCTGCTTCAACTTACCGTGCAAAAGCAGACAAAATTGTTGAAGGTGATTTAGATTTTGGTTTACAAGGAAAAATCAACGGTAAAGCTGACTTAACTCATGTTGCAAGTGAAATCTCTCGTGTAGAAGGATTAGTTGGCGCAGTTGAAGCTACTGTTGCAGGAATTCCTGGTCAAATCACTTCTGCAGTTGAGGGTGCTAAAGCAGAGTTAAATAGCGCTATCTCTGCTGTTGATACTAAAGTAGATGCTAATACAGGATTAATCAACGCTTTAACTCCTCGTGTGGGTGCTGTGGAAACAAAAGCTGCTCAAAATGGAGAATTAATCGAAGGATTACGTTCTGACTTAACTAAAGAACAAGCTAAAGTAACTGACTTACAAGGTCGTATGACAGTAGTTGAAGGTCAAGTTTCTACCAACACAGGAGATATTGCAGAATTAAATTCAGGTATTGCAACTGTTGAGGCAAAAGCTAACGCTAACGAATTAGCAGTAAATGCCTTAAAACAAAGAGTATTAACTGCAGAACAAGTTTTAGGAAATTGTGTATTCTTCACAGTTATCGAAGACTAATTAAATTATAAAGGAAGAGGAGGGTTGACCTCCTCTCTTTTTTAACTTTTAATAAAATGAGGTGAGACCAAATGGATATTATTACATATGCCTTAGCAAAAAAGATGATTAAGGACTACTCTAACGACCAAGCACAAGTGATAAAAGCTGAAATTCAAGAAATTAAAGTTGACATTGAAGCGATTAAGGAAGATTTAAAAGATAATGTTGAAGCCATCCCCTTATTGCAAACTATTATAGAGTAGGATATAAAACAGGGGTGACAAAATGAAACTCACTCAATATCAATATGAGCTATGTGTGTTTTTAAACAATTGTGTCTACAATGAATTGGTATATCCACCTTACTTACATATGACTAATCGTGTAGTGCAATTATTATGAGATAAGTATGGGCTTTGTGGATAAGAGGGGTAAATCACTTACTCGCATTAATATTGTGTCCAGTGATTTAATTAATACACATCAATCTAAAAAGAAGGTGAAATTTATGATTAAGAAAACTAATGCAAATAAATTCGGCGTGGTTGAGTATGCTGTTTCAACCGAAGAAGAAGTAGCTCAATTACCTTATCTAGTAGCACAAGGAAGTACTTGTGTTGTAGTTGATACGGGGAATGTCTATATGTTCAATGAAGAAAGTTCAAGTTGGCACTCGTTAGTAGATAGCAGCATAGTGGTTAAACCAAATGGTGCATACAATAAGCCAGAAATCACAAGTTTAACCATGACCCCTATTGACCTGGCTTGGGGAGAGGCAGTGACATTCAATTATGAAGCTACCTATGATAACTCAAGTAAGGCAGAGGAAAAATGGTACAACAAGCGTAATAACTATCCTGTTGGTAAAAACAAAGTGGGTGTCCAAGTTAAAGACCAGAGAGGTAAATGGTCGGATATTAAATATATTGAGTTTAAGATTGCCGAACCTAAGAAACCTGTAATTTCCAATTTCCGTATCGAACCTGCTGAACCAGTGGTAGACCAAACTATCTCATATCTATATGACGTTGAGTTTGAAAATGAGCGTATTACAAAACGTGATGAATGGTTTTCAAGTAATAAGAAAACTCAATATGATTCTGCAGGGGAGCAATCTATACAATTAAAAGTTAAGGATAATCGCAACCTATGGTCAGAAGTTGCCACTTTAACATTTACAGTTGGTAAAAAAACAGTTGATAAAGAAGAGAGTGAATCATTAACCAAAACTGCAAATCAAACCTACACTATTCCACAAGGATGGACATTCTCTAGTGTTAGTGGTGTGGGTACGCATCAAAATGGGCAAGTAGTGTTCAGTGCAGTTGGGCAATGTGTTGTAAAAGTTACTAAACCTTACGAAGAAGAGAACCAAAAAGGTATCATTACAAAAACTGTAACTATCACAGTTAATAAACAACAAATCACCAAAGAAGAAGAACAAACTGCAACAGTTAAAGCCAACCAAAAGTACATTATTCCAGTGGGGTATAACTTTGCATCAGTGGATGGCGTCGGTAGTAGAGTCCTTCAAACCAATGAAATTATCTTTAGTGGAAGTGGAGTTTCAACAGTGAAAGCCAAAAAGGTTGAAGAAAGCGATTTGGTTACAACTACTACAACATTAACTACCACAATCACAGTTGAAGAAACTGTTGCTTTTGATGGTTGGTTGACGATAGCAAGCGAAGATTGGGTAACTACTTATGCAGAAGGAAGTGGAGAATGTACCTTCAACCTAGAAACGGCTAGTAAGGTGAGTATGGCATTTTTTGGGAACTCTTCTACAGAAGGATTTTATAAAAAGCAATATAGTAATATTCAGTTAAATGGTCAACCTTTAGATTTAACCAACGTTATTCCTAGTGTAGACAGTGACAAAATTGAATCATACAGCTATTTAGATGGTGTGCTAAAAATTGCTACTAAATATACAGGAGTATGGGGACCAGTTTTCTATGTGATTGATTTGGAACAAGGTGAAAATACCATTACATTTGACTGTGCAGATTGGGATTAATATAAACAATAAAACAGTAGGTGTCTTATGGGTTTTGATGTAGTAACATATGCACTTTGTAGAAAAAGGTGGAGGAGGCACTTCAGCTGAGGTGCAACAACAAATTGATGAGATTAAGACAATGACTACTCAACTAGAAACAGGACAAGAAGAATACGATATTAAATTATCTTCTATTGAAGAAAAATCAATGCACCTCAAACAGAACAAATTCTAACAGAATTGCAAGAGGTGCGTAATGAGTTAGCATTAAATATGGAGTAAATTCATTTCACAGGGGGTGATAGAATGAAACTCAATCAACATCAATATGAACTATGTACGTTCCTAAATAACTGTGTCTATAATGAATTAGCATATCCACCCTACCTACACATGACAAATCGTATAGTCAGACTATCAGGATTGCGGGTAGAAATCTTTGATTTAAAGGATGGAATATTTGTGGTTATCTGTGGTACAAACTCATTTGTGGATTGGTTGGCTAATATTAAGGTTGCATTAGGCATCACACCTAATCAACATAAGCAAGCATTAGCAATCGTTAAGGATGAATTATGTAAGGCTCAAGTTAAAGGTAAGCCATTGATTTGCTCAGGACACTCATTGGGTTCAGGTATAGTCGAGTATTGCATTGCCAACTTAGGTAATGTTGAATATGACGAACACATAGGAATAGGTTTCAATGGTTGTGGTGTGGCTCATTTAGGTGGTTATGTCAAAGAGGGAAAAATGCTCAATGTAGGCACGAGTCGAGATATTCTCAATGGAATTACAGAGAGATTACCCTTCAAAAAAGTATATGCAACACTTTACGCCTTTAAACATTGTGAAAGACACTACAACATGGAATCCAATCAAATCACATAGTAACTTTGAAGTAGTGATGAAATGTAATATCAAAACAATAGTTGAAGGGATTGATAAATTATGAGTAAGACAGTACGTTTATTATCCTACCCAGAATTACTAACAAAAGGCTATGAAATTAACAGTCGAGGGGAATTGCAAACAAACAATGGGTGGGTAATTATTGAACCTCAGGAGTTTAGTTGTTTAGGTCAAATGGGAGAAATTGTAGAAGTTAAAGTGTCTGCCAATGGTGAATATTATTGTGAAGTATTAATGTCTAGTGGGGAAAGGGTGGACTATATTTTACAAGACTGCCTAGAATTTGATGATAGTGATAGCTCGCTCTCTAGTGTTTTTGCAGGACAAAATCAAGTTGAGTCAGAAGTTACACCAACAGACATTATAGTAACCAGTGATGATATTTCAGAAGTAATGTATCACTTAGTAGAGATAGCCGAAATGGGTGGTTTTGAAATTGTTGTTAATTGTTCATTAATTAAAGATGGTCGTAAGATTGATATGTCATACAAAAGAGGAAATGATGTAGCATGAGTGTAAAAACAGAAAATTTTATTAATAGAATTGCACCAATGGCAGTTAAAGATATGCAAAACACTGGAGTTTTAGCTTCATTAACTATTGCCCAAGCCATTTTAGAAAGTGGTTGGGGAGAAAGTGTACTAGCAAAAGATTATAACAACCTATTTGGAATTAAAGCAACCATCACTTGGTCTGGGAAAGTAATCGGGGTGAATGGAGCTAATTGGAGAGCCTATGATTCATGGGATGAGAGTATTTTAGACCATTCGGAGTTGCTACAAACAAGTCGATACACCAAAGTATTACAAGCCAAAGACTACAAGGAAGCATGTGAAGAGGTTAGATTGGCAGGATATTGCACAGAGGCAGACTACTCACAAAAATTAATTAAACTAATTGAACAATATGACTTGGCTCAATATGATACCATCGCAGAAGAGCCCAACAAAGAAGAAGTTAAGCCTATTCAACCAGAGCCACAACAAGAAATGTACCGAGTAAGATTAAACTGGGAAGATAGTAAATCTCAAATTGGGGCTTATCAAGTTTTGGAAAACGCTAAAAAGAAAGTTGAAGAAAACCCAGATTATAAAGTGTTTAATTCGAAAGGTGAAGTGGTTTACCAAATCGAAGAATTCAAACCTTACTTAGTTAAAATTACAGGTAAAAATATTCCAGTTTACAAAAACAAGGTAGATAACAACGAAATATCTTGCTATGTTAATAATGGAGAAGTCTTTACTGTTGTTGAGGAATGTGGGGAGTTTCTTAAATTAAAAAGTGGTTCTGGATGGCTAATTTATAACGAGGAATATATGATTAAACTTTAGAAAGGTGTGATTCCATGCCTAAATCAAACAACAACCTTACAGGATTAAATACTGTACAGATAAAAAGCACAAAAAAGAATTTCTTTCGAGCAAGATGTAATAATTACTTACTTTGGAGCGCTATTGCGGCTTTATTAATTGAAATGTCACTTGGCGGCCTAATTAAGTTACCCGATAATTTTGAACAAATAGTAACTGCGTTTTTAAATGTGTTGGTGATGGTAGGAATCTTAAATAATCCAACCACCAAGTCTCAATCATTATTTATAGATGAGGATGACAATGGAATAGATGACCGTTTAGAAAACGTTAATTAATAAGGGAGATGATGTTAATGGCAAATAAAATTATCACAATTGATGCAGGACATGGATTAAATACATCAGGAAAACAAACAGCTTCAAATCTAGGAGCAGTATATAAAGAATGGTCTTTAAACGATAAAGTGGTACGCAAAATTATGAGCGCCTTAGCTAACTACAATGGGGTGGAGGTACATCGTATTGACGACCCAACAGGTAAAACAGATATTTCTTTAAATGCTCGTGTTAGTAAATCTAACTCTTTAAAAGCAGACATTCATATTTCTATTCATCAAAATGCGGGCGGAGGAACTGGTACGGAAGTTTATTGGCATACAAAAGGAACTGCTGAAGATAAAAAATTAGCAAATATTGTTGCACCAAAATTAGCTTCTAAAACTGGGTTAAGAAATCGTGGAGTTAAAACCGCTTCGTTTGCGGTATTAACTTGTAATGCAACTGCTATTTTATGTGAAGGTGGTTTCATGGATACAGCTAATGACTACGCTGTAATTATCTCTGATAAAGGTCAACAAGCTTACGCAGACGCAGTAGTTGAAGGATTAGTCGAATACTTAGGATTAACTAAAAAGTCACAATCTTCTAGTTCATCATCTTCTACAAGCTCATCTAGTTCAAATGGTAGTTTCTTAGTGGAAATTATCTGTGATAGTTTAAATATTCGTAAAGAAGCCAACTTTGATTCTGCGGTTGTAGGAACGGTTAAAAGGGGAGAGGTTTACACAATTGTCGAACAGAAAAATGGCTTAGGTAAATTAAAGTCAGGAGTAGGTTGGATTAGTATGGGAACTGCCTATGTTAAAAAGAAATAATAAATAAAACCAATTAATAGACTACTTTTTGTAGTCTATTAATTTAAAAGGTTTACATTTATAACCAAAAAATGTATATTATAGGTATAAACATTATTATTTAAACATCTTAGTATAACTCAGAACCTATAATACCCTTGTGGTATTGTACAAACAGGAAGGATGGAAACATTGGGAGTAAAGAAAAGAAGAGAAGTTATTCATGATTTTGTAGTTGAATATTATGGTATGGATGACGAGGTAACAGGAAGTTGTATGGTTGTTGAAATTCCAAATGAAAAACTACGTATAATGTTAGATATGGGATTTCATCAAGATAGTAGATTAACTCCAAAGCAACAGTTTGACGTTAACTATAAAAAGTTTAAAGATGTTGATTTGTCAACCATTACTCATGTATTGGTAAGTCATTCTCATTTAGACCATGTGGGTGGATTACCATTACTTGTAATACCAGAAAATAATTTTCAAGGTAAAGTAATGTGTACAGAAGCAACAACTTCTTTAACCATGTTAAACGTTAGAGATTCAGCTTTTGTAATGGCAAACACTTGTAAACTATATAATAGGGCAAATCCTAGTAAAAAACCACTAGAGCCACTGTACCTCGAGCAACATGCTAACGACTTAGTCCTTATTATGCAAGGGTATGGTTACAATGAAGAAATTCCATTAACACCTAATGTAACCGCTACATTTAAACCTTGCGGACATATGTTGGGGGACAGTAGTATTTTAATTACATACAACAAAGATGAATATACAACTAAACGATTACTATATACAGGGGATACAAATGCTTTTACACAAGACCCTAAACCATTTACAAAACAATGGGATACTACACAACAATTAGATGTAGATGTATTAATTATGGAAAATACATATGGTGGTCGTTATCACCAAGTAGAGGATAATGTGGCAAGACTAGAAGAGTTGGTATTAGACCACGTATTGAAAAATCGTGGAGTATTATTAATCCCAGCCTTTGCCATAGCAAGAAGTACCCAAATGGTTTATTATTTAAAACGTGTGTGGGAACGCAACCCAGAGCTACAAAAGGCAAACATACCTATTTATTTGGCTGGCAATTTGTTAAACCTGTCACATAATGTATATAGTAATGAATACTTCCAAAGAAATTACATGGATGAACAATGGCAAAATGATGGAAGTTTTAAATGGGGGAACATTAAAAAGATTACCAAATTTCAAGAGGTTGAGGAGCAACTACTTGACAACAAACCAAAGATTATAATATCAAGTGGTGGAATGCTACAAGGTGGTTATTGTGTATACTTAGCTCAACAATTGGTTGGTAGACCAAATGTAATGATTAGTTTTGTTGGATATCAAGGAGAGGGAACAGTAGGTAGAGCTATACTGGAAACAAAAGATAAAGAGAAGAAAACAGTAAGTATTCAAGGTAGAACTTACACTGTACGTTGTAAACTACCTAAACCTATTAATGTTAGTGGTCATGCAGATACTAACCAATTAACAAGGCTAGTTAAGAGTTTAAATCAAGGTAAACTAAAAGCAATATTCTTAGTACATGGGGATAAAGAGGCTAAGGATTTTATGAAAGAGAAATTGGAAGGGGAATTGGATATGGATAAGAAAACAATCTATATTCCAAAACCAAAGGACGTTATTAGATTATTTAGTAACAACAAAAGTAGTGCATAAAGACACCTCAATGGGTGTCTTTTAATTTGAATTAATTTGAAAAGGATGAGATTATATGAAACCATATGAAAAAGAAATTGTATTATACGATACTTCTATTAGCGCAAAAACCAAACAGCAAATTTTCTTGGCTGAAAGAAAGCGCTTACTATTGAGCTTTGACGAGGAGTTTCTTTATACAATCGGTACTCAAAATAAGAACTTTTTAATTGAGTACATGAACTTTTTAGCATATACAGATTTAACTTTAAAAACTTGTAGTAACATTCGCTACAATCTAATTTTATTCTTTACATGGAATAGGGAATGTAATAGCAACAAAAACTTTAGACAAGTTACCATGACACAGGCACGTAACTTCTTCTTATTTGTTAAAGAGGAGGGTTACAGTTACACAAGAGCTAAAATTATACGTACCGATTTAGCTGGATTAGGAGATTACGGAGAATTTGTTTTAGGGAAGGATGAAATCTCTAGTAAGAATTATAAAAATCAGTGGTATGAATACGTAAACTTTTGGCGAGAAGTGGATATTATGCAACGAGAAGATTTAACAAAGAAACAAGAGCCTAATTGTGTAGCCTTTAGTAAAGAGAGATTAGATACTCTAAGAACCTTTCTATCTACTAAACACGACTATATGGGGTTGGTAATATTAGACCATGCCCATTTGGGACAGGACATCTTGAATTTACGTATTGATAGTGTTGATTTTAATAGAGAGAAAAAATACTCGAAACAATACTTGGCTTGGAGAGAGCGTATGGGAATTGATGTTGAGAACTTATCGGATATTTTAATCATGAAAAATAAAGAAGGCAAATGGATACCTATGGGATTAACTGAATTAAGAGCCTACACTCGTATGTTCTCTGTATTTTTAGGAAAAGAATTTATTATTTGTTAAGCAGGGTAATTTATAAATAGAAGGGATGATGCAGGTGAACGAGATAGTAGAACAGGCTACCACGCAATTATTTCAGTATGGAGTATTAGGAATTGTTTGTGTAATGTTAGTTGGAGGTGTTGTGTGGCTAGTTGTCGACCAACGTAAACTAACTAATGAACGGAATGCTTTTTACGACGAAAAATTAAAGGAAATTGAAGAAACCCAAAAAGAAACATTTAATGTATTTTCAGATACGGTAGTGTCGTTTAAACAGGTAGCTGAGGACGTTAGACGACAAACAGACGTGTTAATGGGTGTAAGAGACCAAGTTAATAAAATGGAATGGGAATTGGGGAACTTAAACCAAAAGGTTGATAAAATTCAAGAACGACAAGACCGTCAAATGAACAGATAATAGGAGAATTTTAAAATGGCAAAAGATAAATTAAATCATCGTAACAAATCTAAAAAGGTAAAAGAATATGTACCTCTAAATGTTGACGATTTTAAAGATATTATTACCAAGCCTAAAAAGGATAAACCAAAAAATAAAAAGGGTTATAAGGGGAATAAACCTTATAAGAGTGGTGATAAAAAACCATATAACAAACAATGGGACAAAGATAAAAAGGATAAAAAGTATAATAAACAAACTAAAAAAGGTAACTAGATTAATTCTAGTTACCTTTATTTTTTGCGCTTTACTATTTAGTTTTAACCTCTACTCCCATATCTAGTAGGTTAGTTAGTGGAAAAGGTACTTTAAAATTATCTTGTTTAATATAATGACGTTTAGCGTAAATTGTAGTATTTACACTTAATTTTACTGGTTGATACATAATAACCACGCTACCTTTTAAATCTTGTTCACTAAATGTAAACCAAACATCATTACCCTCTTGTAAGTCTACTACTTGACTACTACCTTTAAGGTAGCAGTCTTCATATAATTTAATTCCTTGTTCTGTGTATGTAACTTTAACTTCTAGTGCTTTACCCATTATATTCTCCCTCTATCCTATGTATTCATTCCAACCTTTACGTATGTATTTCCAATCTAAGTTTTTTACATCTAATGACGCTTGATTATTGTATACCCATAAATCAATTTTATTTGAATAACGACACGCTCCACACGCATCTAACACTATCCCCAGTTTTGAGTTATTGTTTTGGTCTTTAATCTCAATTACAGAACCATATAAGTTCCAAATTCCCTTTGAGTTAGTACCACTTGCTGTTACTTCATTCATGTTAACTGCATAAATAGGTAACCAACCATATACACTATCATTAAAGTGCATTACATTGTTTATGTTTCTAACCTCTGGACTATTTATACCATACCCAGAACCAAGACGAGTTTCACCCTCAGTCACACTGTAGTATGTTTGTCTATAACCTTGTCGGTTAAAACTATTTACCCATTCATTATATTTACGTTGCTCTTCTAATTTACGTTGTTCCTCTTCCAACTTACGTTGTTCTTCTTCTAGTCTACGTTGTTCCTCAGCAATTCTTTCTTGTTCTAAACGTTCTTGTTCTTCTTTGTATTCATAATATCCTTGCACATACTCTAAAGTCTCTAAGTTTGGAATCTCACGAGTATAGGTAGGTGCAAGCATATCCTCGACTACTTCGTCAATTTGAGATTGTTCTACTTGAGAGTACGGTATATTTTGTTGGGTAATGTCCTCTGACACTACATTGGGTTGACATAAAACCAACCCAGCTGTTACGCATAACGGCAAGTTACTTACCATCATACACCAACTCCTTTCGATTTGTTTTATTTCTAATTGTTTAATTGTTATCGGTTGCTACTTCCAAAACCACCAACACGCTCACTGTGTAAACATTTATCGTTGTCTGTTACTAAGTAATGTTGAAAAACCCCTTGTGCAATACGTTCATCTTTTTCAATGGTTTGTGGTACGTTTGAATTATTAATTAAACAAACCCCAATGTTCCCACCATTTGATGGATTGGCATAGTATGTAGAGTCAATTACTCCTGTTGTATTTTTTAAAGCTAACCCTTTTTTAGTCCCAATTGATGAACGTACATGAATTAATAAGACTTCATCTTCTTGCATATAAGCACATACATCTGTCCAAAATAAGTGTGACTCTCCTGGTTGAATAACCACTGTTTCTTTAGAATAAAAATCGTAACCAGCAGAACCCTTATCTCCACGAACTGGTAAAATTGTTGTTTCGTTAGAATGTTTTAAATGCTGTGAACCTACCTCTTCGAATCCTCGTACACGTTTTAAGTTTTTCATATGTATCATACCTTTCTTTATGTATTCCCACCAACCACCCTACATTTATTATTATACACCATAGGTTAATAAATGTCAACCACTTATTTAAAATTTTTATTTATTATTCTAATTCAAGTTCTTGTCCACACTTACTACATATGTATTTAGTGGTAATACCATTACTATTTCTAACAACGGTTGGAAGATAAACGTGTTTGCACTTAGGTTTAACCAGACGATAAATAGTGTCCACAACCAATACAGCAATAATAAAAATAAAGAACCAATTAACCAGTGTTAATTCCATAGACTACCTCCTATTCAATAATCAACCAATCATCTTCAATTTCTTCCAGTGTAATATGACTTTTCTCAAAAAAGAAATCTGGTTGGTAGCTTCCATATAGTTGATTGTCTTCAATTTTATAAAACCTACCAAAGCACAATGACCTAACTGTTTTACCTAATTTCATTTGTTTACGTGCTTCATTAAAATCAATATGAATACACTGATTACTTTTGGTAAACTCAGAGTCCAACGAAAATGACATACAACCTGTATCATCACCAAACACTAGTCGACCGTCAGTCATTTTAATAAATTTATTATATAGAGTATATACTTCCCCTTCTTTAATATTGGTAAATACTTCTCGCCAAGTAAATTTAGTTTTAGGCTGAGTAGTCCAACAAATAGTACGTTCAATTTCATCAGCTTCCACTTCATCGGGAGTAAGATAGGTTAATCCATAGAAGGAATAATCAAAATAAATTCCATCAAGTTCTTCCCTTTTTAAATATGATACTCGTGATGGTTTAGCCCCACTACACCACATAAGACCTTGTTTATCACATTCTTGTAAAAAGTTTAATTCCTCTTCAATTGTTTTACAGTAAACAATAATTTTACCTTCCTTAAATTTTGTCCAGTTAAAGTTTTCCATGTATATCTCTCCTACTTATCGTATTTATATGTATCTGTAATTTCATGATAACAGGTTTGACAAACAGACATATAGTAGTCATTCTGTTCCTCAATGTCACCTACTTTAATACCACTACCATCCATAACAACTTCTCCGTTACAATAACGTACATGGGTTGTAGCTTTGTTTTTACAACCTTTAACGCTACACTTAGATTTAATTTCTTCTACGGTATCCGCTAAGACCATTAAACGTTTAACAGACTCAAACATATCGTTTAGGTAGTTTGTTTTTAGTCCATAACAAAATACCTTAATGTTATAGCGACTGCGAGTTAGTTCAAATAATTGGTTTACTTGCTCCTGTGTGATAAAGTTAACCTCATCTACAAACACACAAATGTCAACAAGTTTATTACCTTGAGATAGGTGTTGTCCCATTAAAGAGAAAACAAGTTTATGTAAGTCAGTATCTTTGTCGAATACATAACAACTTAACTCATTTTTAATTGCTCGAGATTTAATTGTTCCTTCACTACGAGTATCTACCATAGGCTTTAATACAAATGTTGTAGACCCACTTTGACGGAATTGGAATTCTTTTAGAATTAATGTTGCACTTTTACCAGCGTTCATTGTAGAATAGAAATAATATAACTTACCTTTACTCAATATTACCACTCCCTATGTACTAGACTTTTACTATGTATTGTGTTATTGTAAACTAAGATACTTTTAATTTAAACTCTTGTTTTAAATGACTTCTATTACGTTTGTGACTACGTGTACTTTTAATTCCAGGAATATCATAATCCAGCCCCATAATATCATTAAGGTCTCTACGTAACACACGAATTTGGTGAGTAATCTTACCTTTTGTTACTCCTAATTTTAAACCAATTTGTTCGTCGTTTAACTCATCTAAATACTTCATTTTAAACAGAACTTGCTGTGCTTCTGTAAGACGTTTAACCGCCAACCCAAGACTACTTGTTTCATCTTTGAAGATATGGGCGTAACCATGTTCTTCTCCATTGTCAATTGCAATAACGTCTTGTAGTATATCCTCACCTCCTTCAGAGTTATCCCCCTCCATTGGTGTTTGTAGTGAAATAGTCATTTCGTTTATAATACGTTTCTTACGTGTTCTATTTGCAAATTCATTTGATAACACACCTCTGATTTTGTATTCAGTAAATGTTCCAAATGCACAGGTTACACTATCGTCATATTTGTCAATAGCCATCAAAATTCCACGATAACCAATTGAAACTAAATCTTCATCTAGTTTTCCTGTTGCTCTACGAACCATCTTTTCCACTAACCATTTGTACTTTCTTACAATATAGTCTTTAGCTTCCATATCTCCATTTTGTGCTTTAATTATTACCTCTCTTAACTCTTCCTTATTACTCATAATTAACCCTCCATGTTTTTATTAATTTGTTTACTAACAACTTACATTTATTATTATACACCAGGGGTTGGGTTTTGTAAATATCTTTTTGCAAAAAAATAAAAAAAGATTGAAGTAAATCAATCTTTTAAACATTAATTATTATAATTTGGCATACACATAACAATATAAACAAACCAGTCAGTGTAAAGAATATACTTAGTGGAATTACATCATTCCACTTCTCTTTCCAAAACATAAATATGCCAAAAACACCACAGCCAAACAATATTATCCCCAACATACCCCATAATAACTGCCATAGTTCAATCACAATCATGCTTTCACTCCTTGTTATTCAATAGTATTGTTTAGTTCATGTAGAATAGCTTTGCCACTACTTAAAGACTCTTGTACCTTAATAATACGTTGGTTGCTAGAACCTCTATAATTAAGTTTTTTAGAGAATTTATCAATTTCAAATTTACCATCAATTAATACGTCACAAAGTTTTAACAGTTCAACCCTATTTGGGTCTGAAATTAGATACTCAAAAGTAAAGCCACTATAAATCCAAATTGTTTTGTCTGGGAAAAGAAATTTAACCTCTTCACACAATCTTGTTAGTGTTTCATAATTGTTGGGATGGAAAGGGTCGCCACCACTTAATGTTAAACCAGAACAATATGGACTAGATAGGGCTTCAAAGATTTCTTTTTTAGCTTCCTCGTCAAATTCAATGCCTGACTTGACACCCCAAGTTTTTTCATTAAAACAACCTTTACATTGGTGCATGCAACCACTTACCCATAGTACGCAACGCACACCTTCACCATTAACTAAATCACATGGTCTTATATCATGATAGTTCATAAAATCACTCCTTAAATTCAATTAAAAGGAGGGAAGTTCCCTCCTTAGTATTACATTGATTTTAACTGTTTGAGGTTATTCCTCATATGCTCTATAATGTGTTGAGGCAACTCATTTTTAAATTTCTCGATACAGGCTTCTCTAATTAGTTCTGACATGCCAACTCTAAAAGCCACGTTAACAGCTTTGGGTACGAATATACAAGTTTCTGGACTATATAACTTATTGCCATATTTAACAATATCTTTGTCAAGTTCCAGACCTTCCCTATAACCATAATAATTATCTTCATACCACTTGGCAAAGTTCTGATAGTTATGCCACTCTTCACAAACTTGACATCCCTTATAGCTATATTGCCAATATTCATACTCGTCATTATAACAACGATTCATCATGCTAAACCAAGTTACATAAGAGGGGCTTTTCTTACCATCAATTCTATTGCCATAATCCCCAACGCCATAATAACCAACGTTAAGAACAGACCTATGGAATGGATTCTTCAACTCACCATTCTGTATGTTTTGCATTGTGGTGCTAACTTGATAATCCTCATCTATAAGAAATTTTACTGTAACGTTATGGTTGTCATTATATTTTACTATCTCGATAGTATAGCCTTCATTTGTAATAAAGGTTTTACCAGTATATTTTTCTTGGTTGACTTTCTTTTTCTCTAGACTCATTTTTCTCGCCCTTTCTTTCTTCTTACAACCACAAGAAGAATATCCACCTTTGAGAAATAAATCACGACTTATATCATCCTTAACTTTTCCACAATGACATTTTACCGTAAAGAATATTCTCTTTTGTTTACCACTAATTTTACGGTAGGCATCAATAACCTCCATGTTATTGATGCTTGTTCCTATATATTGTGTTATATCAATTTTAGCACCCACTATATCACCTACATACTACGTCTGTCTTTAATTTCTGCCATTTTGGCATCATTTAGCCTACTATCACCTTGTACACGACTGTAACTTAAATCCTTTATACCCTCTCTTTCGAGATATTTAATAGGGAGTGGACTATACCATTGTCATTTCTGACCCCGATATTATAGTCTCTGAACCTTCTACCAATTAGGTAGCTTGGATGCGGATTGTCCAATCCTTAAACTTATTACTATACCTTAATGATTAGTTAAGCCATTGCTATATTACTATAGCAACTTAGTATTTAAGGCTCTAAGGAGTTTCCCGCAGTTTAATCGGTTTTACATGGGCTATTTTGTTAACCCATTCATTCGGTCTACTTTTGTTAAGTTATATGAACCACACTTAGAACAGTAATCCATATCAATTTCTTCGTGTCCACAATCATCGCAGTAAGATAAGGCTAGGTTAACACCTTGATAGAATCCTTTTTCCATACCTCGACGAACAATTAAACGCATTGCTTCTAAGTTTGTTTGGTCGTAGTAACGTGTATAAGTAATACGTCCTCCAGCAGATAAGAAGAATAATTCCTCTTCCGCATCTTGTTTTTCAAATGGGGTAATATCTTCAGACACATGACAATGGAAACTATTTGATACATAGTCTTTGTCAAAGATACCCTCAATAGTACCAAAACGTTTTTTAAATTGTTCAACTTGTAAACCTACCAGGCTTTCGGCTGGAGCTCCATATACTGCATATAACCATCCATCTTCCTTCTTAAAATCGACAACACGTTTATTAATGTATGTCATAACTTCAATGGCAAATGAATTGTCTTCTACAATAGATTTGCCATAGTGTAACATACATAACTCATTAAGAGCTGTGTAACCAAATGAAGCAGTCATTGGTTTTAAGAAATCATGCCCAATCTTTTCATCGTGTTTTAAGTGTCCATTTAAGAATCCACCTTGAGTAAATCCTAATGGGTTTGTACCAGCTTTAAGATTGGCAATATAATCATATGTACGTTTGTGAATACTACGAATCATTTCTAAGTAGTAATCTAATAATTTATAGAAATCTTGTCCTGTTGTTTTAGCTTCTTGATAAATCCAACATAAGTTAAGTGTTACTGCACCAATATTGAATCGTCCGATAAAGATACTTCTATCGTTTTCATCTTTAGGTTCTTTACCACCTTCTCTAAACCAAGGAGATAAATATGCACGACACTAGAGGTTATAAACCTCTAAGGACTATATCTTCAATTATACTACTGTTACCATAGTATAATTGCGTGGCACTTCCACCCTACGAATTTCACATAAGATGTACTCTACTCGTTTACTCGATAATGTCTTTCTCATTATCTACACTTTCGATAGTCTCTGAACTTTTCAAATATTCTTGACTTAGCACAGGATTCTCCATAAGGCATCCCCTGTTAGCCTATTAATTAACACTCATTTCCTAGTGCTACTTAAACGTTTAATAGACACCCTAGTTTTCTAGGTTCACCACGTTTTACATGAGCAATCTTACTCACCCATCGGTGAAATAACTCCACCCCAGTTATGGTACATATCTGCCAAGTGGTTCTGTTCTAAGTTGTCAAGTGAAACATAGTCAGGATACATGGCTTTTGCAGAACACTCGATTGCTTTATTAAATAGGTGTTCTAATGGTTTACCCACACCATGTAATTTATCGGTGTATAGGAAAGCCAGCTTAGGGAAGAGTACCGGTTTTTTATAACCATCTTTACCTTGACCTGTTTTACGTACTTCAAGAATTGCCTCGGTAATCATTTGACCAAATTTAGATTCGTTTAAACCAAACGTAAAGGTTGTAAAAATGTAATCCCCACGACTAGAAGCAACCGAGTTTAATTTCATTTCCAATCCTTGGAATCCTTGTAATAAGTCCTTACGAATTTTGTCTAAGGCATATTCGTCAGCCTTAGTAGGGTTAAAGTCACCATTTGCAACACACACAACCTTAGAGTACTCTGCAACATATTTAGTATAAGACTTTACACAGTATGGTTCTAAAATGTCGTCGATTTGCGGTACGGTATAACCCAAAGGAGATGTTAATTTCTTAACTGGTTACTCCTTTGCAACATATCTTAACGATTGCTAATCGCTCTTTGCGTTTCAACTATGTGCCTATCTCATAGTCTACTCTACTCGGTTACTCAATAATAACTAGCTTTAATTATTATCTACCCTTTCGATGTCCTCTACACGCTTTTCGAGTCTTAATTTCATTTTTACTTTTCTTTTTGTTTTTGGTCTTTCAATATCTCCCTTGCTTAAACCAAAGAATTCCTTTAATTCCTGTTTATCAAATGTGCCTACATAAACTTCATCTACAAACGTATTAAAGAAGGTTCTTGAACTATGTTTTTTCCCTTTTTGCCAAGGAATACAACCTTTTCTTGCTTTACTTGTGTTAGCCTCTCTACTTATTTGTCTTAGGTTATCTATATTGTTATTTAATTTATTATTGTCAATGTGGTCGATAGTTAACAATGGGTTACGCTCCCCATTAAACACCTCCCAAACAAATTGATGGACTTTAATATACACTCTTTTTTGTACACCGTTTACCAAATGAGATAAGCATAGTTCTTTGTAACCATCCCTATCGTATCTAGTTACCATTTCTTTAGGATTGGTAAAGTCTAATTTACCATTACCACCTTTTTTCTTTACACTAACAACTTTACCACTTTTTGTTGCGTAATAACCTTTTATTTTATGAGCATAAGCAACTTCTCCATTATAAACAATTGTTTCCAAAGTTTCACCTCCTTTTTAATTAAGACTCGAAAATACGCACGGTATTACCATATCCATTTAGGACTTAGGCTCTCTTACCACCTTGATATTACTATCTAGTTGACCGTTAGCATGAATAATTCACACACCCCTTGGCAGGGTTAGCAAAGTTTTAATACGGCAATTATAGTCTACCGTACTCTTGTGAAGCCATAGACATAATAATATCACCTAACACGTCAAAAGCCACATCTAAAGTTTTTGGTTCGTTGTACCATAGGTTACCCATTTCAAATCCACTAGTCATAATGTTAGAAATATCCGCTAAACAACAGTTCATTCCAAATAAACGGTCACGTTGGTCGTGTACATAAATAGCACCATCTTCACAAGCTTGTACTTCTTTTGGTGTTAAGAAGAAACGTTGATATAATTCTTTAGAAATATAACCTCGGATTAAAGATTGTTTGGTTGAAGCTAAAGAGCTATCTGCATTACTATTTTCCTTATCTCCTTGATATAAGATAGTTTGCGCTTGTTTATAAAACTTATCAAATGCTTGCACCATATCAATTTTATAGTTACGATAGCTACGATAAGCGTCCCCTACTTTTGGTTGAATTTGCATTAAATAAATTTCTACCATTCTATGTACGTCAGATACGTGTACATACTCTCCAGTTGCATTATAATGATTTACACAGTCTCTCAATACATTCTCAACAACAAAATCTTCTTCTACACTTGTTAACTCTACCATTGCTCGTTCTGCACTTTTACGAATAGCTACTTTTATCTTTTCTCCATCAAATTCATTTAACATTCCATTCTTCTTAACTACTTTAGTTACCATGTAATCATCCTTTCTTTAATAAAAACTTATGTAATAAAACAGTGTTAGCCACTACATAATAACCACCCCTTTCCAATCATCACATATATTATTATACACTTTTTATTTACAAATGTAAACCCCTAACCACAAATTATTTCAACATTATTTTCATTAATTTCGTTTGTTAAGAAAGAATATAAGAATGTTCTTTTATGTACAATATGGTTTGTTCTAATGGCTCTATTTAAGGCTCTTGTTTCAAAGATGAAAGTAGCACGTTTCTTAGCTCGTGTAATTCCTGTATACACTTGTTGTCGTGTTAACAAACTAAAGTGAGTATAATCTACACAGTAGATTAAATAAGGGAAGCCAGACCCTTGTGCAGAGTGACAACTAATAGCATAAGCCAACTCAATACTCTTTAAGGATTCACCCTTAACTAATACCTGTCCAATGTTATAGAAGTCCACAAGCAATGTTTGTTGTTCTTCATTTACCTCAATAACCTCACCCATAGAACCGTTAAAGATGTTTAGCTCATAGTTATTTTTACGGTTAATTACCTTATCCCCACGATACACATTAAATGGTTCTTTCTTTGTACCTAGCTCTAAACATTTACCCCTACCACGTCTAGGTAGCACAATGTTTTGTAATAGCAGGTTAATTGGGTAGCATCCAGTCCCTCGTGACTTAGTAGGTACAACAACACTTACCTGTGATATATCCTTACATTCTTGGTACATCTCTTTAAACTCATCTACAATGAGGTCAATACTAGGCTTTTCCTCATCCTTGTTAGATTGATACCCAATAACCTTCAAGTCTTGTAATTCACCTAGTACTTGTGCACCCTCCCAAGAGTCTTTAAAGTGTTTAACACCCTCGGCAATATCTTTACTAAAAGGAATAATACCAGACTTAGCTCCTTGACGGTGAATTTTGTCAAATGTAATAACAGGTACTTCTTCACTATCAATCATATCGAGCATTACGTTACCCATACCAATTGCCTCTAACTGGTTAGTATCCCCTAGCATAATTAATTTAGCTCCCGTTGGGATGGCTTGAATTAAAGAGTTGAATAAATTAGCGTCCACCATTGAAGCCTCATCAAGAATGACCATGTTGGTTTTAATTGGGTTGGTTTCATCATGGGCAAAGCCTTTTTCAGGTTTATATCCCAATAAACGGTGAATAGTTTTACCATCTTTACCTGTGATGTCAAATAAGTTTGAACTAGCACGACCACTTAAAGCACACTGTTCAAAGTGGTAACTTTCATCAAGACAAGCTAAGATACCAGCAACACATGACGACTTACCAGTTCCAGCATACCCACGAATAATTACAACGTTATGGTCGGCAATGGTGAACATACCCTCTTTTTGTTGGTCTGTAAACTCCCAACCTTGTTTTTCTTCACGTTGTTTAATAGATTGTAAAGCCTTATCTTGGTCTAGGTTGATATTACTAGGTGCTTCCATTAAACGTTTAATATTGTTGTAAATACTTAACTCAATATTGTAATTCTTTTGTAAAGCAATTAACCCTTCATCCTCCTCATTTAGAGGTCTTATGTATAATAGTTTCTTTTTGTTAATTAAATCTTCAATAACATCGTCTAAGATACACATATCTTGCAACCCAAGAACTTCTTCAACCTTGTCTTCTAGTAATGACATAGGAGAATAACAATGTCCTTTATCGGCTTCCTCTTGGAAATGATGTAATACATAACCTCTAACACGTTTAGTATCTAGTGTACCAATGCCAACTTTAAGGGCAATTTCGTCTGCTTTGGCGAATCCTACGCCATCTACTTCAACCAATGAATAAGGGTCTGTCTTAACCTTATGTAATGCAGTATCAATAGATTTGTAATACTCCTTTAGTTTTCTAACAATGTTTGGTGTTAGTCCTAATTGAACGAGCTCGGTAAACTGCGAACCTTCATCCTGGCATGCTAAGAACTTATCAATAATAGATTGTGCTGTCTTTTCACCAATACCACTAGCCTTGCATAACTCTTCTACGTTCATTTCTGCAATACAGGTAAATGGGTCTTCTAGTGCCTCGTATAAGTTATTAATCTGTCTTTCGGTTAAGAACGATGAAAGAAACGCACGTTTATCGGCAATCGTTTCCAATGGAATTAGTAGCTGACAATAAGCTACTTCATATTGATATGCATTGTACTTATCATTCCATTTCTTAATGGCACGGATTTTATAATTGTCGTTTTCATATACTGCCTCACTTCCAAAAGGTAGGTTACCTACAATGGTGATTTCCCCTCTTCTAAAGTTATAGTCAATATACTCTTTATTAGGGTTTTCCATTACTTTAGCTGAAAAGATTTGCCAAGCACCAACCTCTACTAATTTATCCCCTTTGGGATACCATCTTTGACTTGGTGTAACTACCAACTCAACAATATTTTCTTCTTGCATATTGTCACCTCTTTGCTATTTGTTACATTTAGTATTATACACTATTTAACTACAAATGTAAACCATTTTTGTCAAAAAAGAAAAAGTAGGGTATAATACCCTACCCTTGTAACCCAGTTAAACCATTCTAGCTACAACCCAATAAATTTTTAAAAGATTCACGATATTGTCCATATAAATCCCATTGAATGTTATCTGCAAGTGTGCTAAAAAACCACCAATCCAAACATGGCAGGAACTCTTGAGGTGTACTTTCTTTAAAAACAAGATATTTCTCTATGGCTTGCGCCACATTATTACAATCATCAAAATTAATTTCTTTATAATTCCAATTCTTCATATATCCAACCCCTTTTAACTTTATACTACATTATATACGTGATTTTGTAAAGTATGCCTACTATGCTTAAAATTTGTTTGGATACTTTACAATGTCAAATAAAAAGTAGGGTATTAAACCCTACTTTGTGCTATTAATCTACTTTACCTGTTAAGGCAAAGAATTCATCTTCTGCCTCATCATACTGAGCATACTCAATGTAATCACCATTGTTTGAATATGTTTCGAGGTATAGTTTAACTTTAATACCCTCTTCCTTTGCCACCTCTAAAAATCTTTTGGCTGTGGCATATAGAACCTGAATGTTGTCTTCGTTTACACTTGTTACGTTATAGCTTACCGATTCAATTCCATCAAATTCCTTAGCAATTAACACAAAATTCATATGTATCACCCTATCCTAATAATTGTTTAACACTCATTTGTTTTGTAGCAATTTCAGCTTGCACTTTAGAATTCTCAAGTTGAATTGTCGCAATTTCTTTTTCATATTCAAACTTTAATTTAGCCATCTGTAACTCATGCTCATGTTTGATTTTAGTCATCTCATGCTCATGTTCACGCTTCTTACGTTCTTCAACTGCAGTAAACACTTGACTTGTAGTGTATCCACTATTAAATAACCCCATGATATAGGCAAACTCTAGTGAGTTATCATCTAATCCTTCTGTAATTAAGTCTGGTGAGAATGAGTAGAAGTCATTCATGTCAACCATTTCAACTGGTGATAAAGGAGCTTTTTCTTTTGGTAGTTCAATTCCTTCTTCTGGCTCATTAACTTCTTTGTCTTCATCTTCCATTAACTCTTCAACTCCATCTGCGATTACAATAACAGCTGTCATAATCTCTGCAGTAACATCTTGACCTAGCTTATCTTCTAACTGACGAACTAACTCTGCAGCTTCTGTGTCTGATAATGTGCAAATAAATTCATATAACTCGACATATGTCATACCTTCTAACATTACTGTGTCTTTCCCTAGTGTTACCGTAATTCCTTCAAATGCTTCAACTACTTGGTTTAAATTAAACATATATATCTCTCCTATGTATTTGTATTTTTTGTTTTATTTATTAATGCTTATATTAGTATAATTTAATTGCATCCGCTAAACCAATTTCCATACACTCTTCGGCAGTGTACCAAATATCAGTATTGGTTACATATGGTCTTTGAATTTCTTCTTCTGACAAACGTGTATTCTTACGAATGTAATCCAATACCACGTCGTCTAATTTCTTTAACGCATTCAATGAAACCTCTTGGTCTCTAAGTGTACCCCACATACCACTAGAAGGTTGATGGTTCATAGCACTTGCAAAGGGTGAAACTGTTTTGTAGTTACCTCCACAGAATAAGATGAAACCACAACTCGCAGCCCAACTTGCAATATGTGTATGTACAGTGTAGCCACGCTCTTTCATTTTCTCAACTTTCTCCAACACCTTCATTAAGCCATATACGTAGCCCCCGGGGGTTGACAATGTAATACGTAGATATAATCCATCTTTAGGTGTTCCCACCAGTTTATCATATTGCATTACTTTCTCCATTGTAGAAGCTACCTCATCACAATATTCAAAACTAAATTCTTTATTAAAGTTTAAGTTACGTGTTTCTAACACCTCTACCATATCAATTAATGGCATTGGTGGAATAAGTGGAAATCCAGCCTGACTATTCCCCATATTTATCTCCTTCCCAAACACCCTCATGGTGTCAATAACAGTTTTATTTGTCCATTGTTTCAAGTTCTGTAAGTCTTATATCAATGCAGTGAGCAATCGCACAGTTAATTACAACATACCGCATTGTTTTTCTATGAAAATAGTCTTCCCCACTCTTTTGAGTCTGCTTAATCCTATTTTTATAGTACTCACAAATATCGTTTCTTAGTGTAATCAACTCCTCTTTATTTACCATTGAGTTAATTCTTAATGTTTCATATACAAACCCAATATCGTTTGTAGAAATGTGAAATTGAGTTGGCTTAGTAGTTGCCTCAATAACCTTTAAATTAGATTCTAATTCATTAACTTCAATTTGTTTAAATTTCTTAATGTTAAACTGTTTCACATGTATTGCCCCTATCCGTTGTACGTTTTCCATTTGAACCCATCTACTTTTCTCATGTTACCTTTACTTAAACGGTCATAATGAGTATCATTGAAAATTAAATCTTTTTCTTTACCAATTTTATCTCGTTTATATGTATGAATTACTTTTGCTACTATGTATTTTTGACACTGTGAGTGACACCCCACATAACGTTTTGTACAATCTTTACAACATTTCATATTACTTTCTCCTAATCCTGTTTACATTTACTATTATACACTTTTTATTTGTATTTGTAAATACTTATTTTACTTATTTTTAATTTTTTGTGTTAATGTTGCTCCTATGTAACTTGTTACTATCACACTTATTAAAATTAAAATGTTTGTCATATTAACACCTCTTGTATCTCTTGTTTACATTTACTATTATACACTTTTTATTTGTATTTGTAAACCCCTATTTTAAATTTATTTTAATTTTTATTTACTTACTAGGGTCTAAGAGTTTATTTTATTTCCTCCTTACATTTATTATTATAAACTAAAAGAGGGGAAATGTAAACCCCTCTTTTATAAAATATTTAATTAATCTTCAATACGGTAGCGTTCGTCTTTTGTTAAACAAATACCATCGTCATAAATCTTTTCAACTAGACTTACAGAGTGTGTCCATAGAGAGTTTTTATAGTTTTTAACTGTAAAGTGGCTACCTCTACGAATACCACGAATCATTAAGATATTACCCCTTGTAAACCAAGAGCGCTCGACTACCTTGTTTTTACCTGTTTCCTCGTCTGGAATTGAGATACTTCTGTCGTAATGAGAGAATTGTCCTTTTTGGAATTTAATATACACTGCTCCACTCTCCGTAAGTAAAGTGATGGTACTTTTGTTTTTATTCTTACCTAAAACAACCCCTGCAATTTGATTAATTTCAAACTTAGGAATCTTAACTTCTTGACCTGTTTCCTTGTCGGTTTTAATCCAGTAGTCGATTACAACAGGGTCTTCTGGTAACTCATAGAAGTCGGCAATATTATATAACTCTTTATCAATCATAGAAACCTCGTGGTCACCATGATAGTAAGCCATAGCCTCAAACTCCCATGTAGATTCAGTTCCTTTCATATACGTATTTCTAGTGTCGTTAAACAACGATTCATTGTACGTCTGTAATAACCCTTTACTAGTTAAAAACTCTAATAAACGTTTAACTTTGGCTTTATAAATACCTTCAAATGCTTTCTTACCACTTGCACCACATTCAACCCAAATAGCATTACTCCAGTACTCACCATTTTCATCGTAGTCAGAGGCAAAATAGTAGTGCTCACCCTCGTTTAACTCTGGAAACGCTTCTAAGAAAATATTTACTACATCTAATGTATCATCTTCATCTTCACCATCTAATAGATACCACTTTTTAGATTTGGTTGCCTTATAGTTATCAATGGCTTTATGATGTGGCAACTCACCATCGGCAACACATAAACCTTCACGCAAATATTGTCTTATTTCATATAAGCGCAACTCTTCGTCATAGTCACTAGGGATTAGCCCACGATAAATTAATTGAGGTAGGTTAGAAGTTGTTATAGCACGTTTATCTGGAAACTCCATATGTAGGTATTCCTCTAAGACTTGTGTACGTGTTTTATTAGGTTCGATTTCATCAAATGCTCCAGCCTTAATTAAGTTAATCATTTGCTCTTTAGTAATTAATGCTTTCATTTGCTTTTTACCATCTTTGGTGTATGTTTCATGCTTAACCAAGTGTAATCTATCATGGAAGTCTTTCATTGATGTATAAGGTCTATGAGCCATGATAATCTCACTTGTCTTGTTGTTAATAGATGAAATACCTTTCATACCAAAGATAATTGAGTTTGTAACCTCATCGGGTTTGAAACCAGTTAAGGCTTTATTAATGTCTGGCAGGTCGATAACAACACCTTGCTTTTGTAAGTTGGAAATGGCACTACCCATAGCTTCATTGTCCGTACCACTTTCCTTACCTTCACCCTCTTCGGTTTCACGTTCAATAGTACCACTCTCGGTCATTAATACCGCAGTAGCCCAATAGATACTAGGGTAAGAGGTAATAAGGTCTAGTTCCTGTACAAGAATTGTTGAGTAACCAATAGTATGTAGGATTGAGAACGCATACCCGAATTGCATGGCAAATTGTACGTTCCAAATATAGTCTAAGAATACTTTACGACTACCAATTTCCTCTCCACATTCATAGAATAATTTCTTAGCCTTTTCCAACACGTTAGCTTTCTTTTTCGAATGTTATTACCCCATAGCTTTTTATCTATGGCTCTGGAGGTTTCCCTCATTTTCATCGGTTGGTCAATTCCAACCCAGTCTAGCATACATTTTCACCCTCGACTTTACGCTAGGGTGGTGGACACTCTTGGAGGGGTTATATTTATTCACCCTCTATGCGTTACGGTGACACTTAACCTTTCGCCATTTAAGTGTTTACCTCGGTGTTATCATAACTCTATTTACTCATAATCCACCTTTCTCTTAGAGAATTAGACTTCACCGATTTTGCCCACTAATAATATTAAACATTACTGTTTAACACGCCAAAAATTTAGCAATCGCTTTCCTCGCTATATTTGACTTAGGTACATCAAAATTAGCCACTTCAGGGTCTTGTGTTAGTAACATTAACCCCTCCTGTGAAGATAGTGTACCATAGTCTTTATCTAAGTGTTTATGTAGAATAGCTCGTTCTTCTTCATTTAATCCATAGTCAATCATTTCCTGTTCCCATTGTTCTGGGTTCTCACGTAGGCGTACATATCTATCAGTTGGTTGTTCACCATCAGACATTAAACGCATGAGTGAGTTTGTATTGGCTAATTCAAGTAGTGTATTTGGATTAATTGTGTGCAACGCCTTAATACTTGTTAAGGTATCAAACTGGAAGGCATTTAATAATCTACCTTCATTTAATGCCTCATAGTATTTAGGGTTGTCATAGTCTAAATTGTTCGGATGAATACTATGACGATATGTTTCTTTTAACGTTGGGTATTTCTTAATATGACCATACTCAATTAATAAATCCATAGTGTTCTGAATAATACTTGTTGCAGAGGTTAGTAAGAAGTCGAATTTTAACCCACCACAAGCCTCAACGTCACCTAAGTCATATTGAGTTGTAATATCTCCATTTGGTGCTTTCATTAATGCACAACAATCAACAATGTCGAGATGAGGGATAACTCCTGCAGCATGGCTTGAACGACCACTAATTAAGCCTTCAACACCAAAGATTACATCCATTAACCCTTCATATTTGTCAACCTCACGAATAAAGTCTTTATGAGGTTCAAGCCCTTTTTCCTCATTTCCATAAACAGTATCATGTAAGGTACGTACAGCTCCCCTATCAACTGGAATTAAACCAGATAAGTATAATGCAATATCTGAACTAATACCCATTCCTCGGCAAGCAGTTTGGATAGCTGACTTTGTGGTTTCGGTTTTATATGTACCCACTCGCACAAGACTACCACCAATAGACTCCATGTATTCTCTAGTTTTGTTAAATACAACCTCTTTTTTATGTGATGGTATATCTATATCAATATCCGGTAATTCAACCTTGTTGCGTTCAAGAAAGCGCCAATGAGGAAGCTCAACAGGTTGTTTTAATGGGTTAACTTGTACAATTTCTAATAGGTAATTAATCATAAACCCTGCAGCTGAACCACGAGATACACCTAAGATTGCATTGGCATCATTCCAAATAATATCAATAAACTTATTCATGGTAATGAAGTATGCACTCATATTGTATCCACCAGCTTCTGAAATACCTAGTATTTCTTCGCACTCCATGTTAACACGTTCAAATGTTTCAAACCATTCTTCTTTACTAATTAGGAAACTATCACTAGCGCCCTTCATACATAGGCTAATTAGATAAGCGTTGTATGGGTTTTTACTTTCCCACATATCAAGAATAGCACTAAAATGTTCTTCATTGTCATAGAATAAATCCAACATTTCTTCATTGACAAACCATTCTTCTTCAGGTGGTAATGGAGTTTCGGTAACGATTTGTCGTTTCTTTAGGTCATAGCCTTTGACCTGTTGCCCAACCCACCATGAGTTTTCAATACATTCGTCAATAAATTCTTCGCCTAAATAGTAATCTAGGTGCTCATGAATTTCTTCGCTTGACATATGATATGTAGTTTCATAGAAATCATCAACCTCACGTACAGAAGCTTTATCTTCGTCTTGGTCTGAGGTTAAAAACGCCTTATGTAGCATACGTTGGTCTTCTGTTAAATAATGTGCATCTGTTGTGATAATTGCTTGTAGACCTCTATCACGAATCCACGTATTAACAATTTCCTGTTCTGTAATAATCTCATTGCCCTCTTCATCGTATTTACGTTTATGTGGTTGCATTTCTAGGAAGAACTTATCCTCACCAAAAATGTCTTGACACCATTCAATAAATCCCTCTACACTATCATAGTCTTCACTTAAAATATGTTTACCCAAGTAACCACCTAAACAGGCTGTAGAAGCAACAACATGACCACTATTTTCACCAATGATTTCTTCAATGTCTTCATAGTATGTTGGCTTACGTTCGATACCTCGCCAACTAAACATACGTTGCCAAGCTCTTGTTGACAATTCACGTAACTGTCTATGCCCAATGTCGTCTAATGCAACTAAGATAAAGTGGTAAAATGGTACTCGTTCTTTGTTCTCCATTTGTGACTTCATTTGTTGCTCATCCACCAAGTAAATCTCGTTAGACAAGATAACTTTAAAGTCTTGTGGTAACTCCCCTTTCTCCTTTAAAGCCTCACACGTATCAAGGTATTTAATGTGACCACCCATCATCTCATGTTCTGAAAAGGAGATTGCTTTTTGCCCAAGGGATGCTACATATTTCATAGCATCTCCTGGCTTAATAACACTGTCCTTGAAACCACCTGTGTTTGAATAATGTGTATGCGAATGTATATTTACCTGCTTATCTAACTTAATCATACTCTAACCCCTATTCATTTAATTCTAATAACTCTGCAACTAATTTCCTACACTCTTTCTTTAACACCTTGCTTTCTGTTTTCGCCCATAGGCTTAATAAATCGTGGCATAACGAAATTGTGCTTATAGTTTCTCCCTTGTCATCTAAATAACAAATCCCTATGGTTGTTAACCTATGAGCAACATCGTATGTTAGTTTAGTCATTTATATTCCTCCCTTACGTTTAGTGTGTTAACTTAATTTCATTATTATTAATTGTGTTTAACTCCTGTGTTTCCCAAAAGAAAGTATGGTAGTATTTGATTGTGGGTTGGGTTTTGTTTTCAACAATTAAGGTATACCCATTTTCCTCTGCAATTGCTCTGCATTTGTATTTACTTGAATCTGTCTGTTCAACCAGTTGTCTCATGTAAGCTCTAACACTGTCTACCATTAGGTTCTTGTCGTTAAAAATCCCTAATAATAAATCAGTTCTTCCAAAATAATCCTCGTCTGGTTCAAAATACAATGTGTAAAGTTGGTTTTTGTCGTTCATAAATATCGCTCTCCTTACTTGTTATTACATTTACTATTATACACAAAAAAAGTAGGTTTGTAAACCTACTTTTTAAAAATATTTTAATTTTATCGTAAATCTAAGATTGGTGTTGAACTACCATTAACTTGAGGAACTTCTCCACTCCACTTGTTAATATATTCTAAATCTAATAACTCTTGTGTTAAAGACTCAGAGATTAAACGGTTTGCTTCTGCAGTTGCTTGAGCACGAATTAATTCTGCTTCTGCTTCTGCTTCGGCCGCAATACGTTTTTGTTCTGCTTGTGCCTGAACTAAAGCAATTTGCTTTTCATTTTCAACCGCTTGTTTCTCTGCTTCTAATTTAGCGGCTTCTACTTCTTGTTGACGTTGAATTTTATTGTTAATAGTTTGAGTAGTTTTTTCGTCTAATGAAATGTCAATAATATTTACTGTGTCTACATCAATACCATATGGAGCAAATTTCTCTTTTAAGTGTTCGGTAATGGCTAGGTTCGCCTCTGTACGGCTACCTCCATATACATCAAATGTATCAAATTGACTTAATGCTTCTGCCACCCAACTCTTAACTTTAGAACGGATAAATGTACGTTCAATTTGTTCTCCAGTTTGTCCTTTAAACTTAGAGAAAGTACTTGGTAATTGCTCTTGATTAAATGAGTAAGACATTTCTACTGATACTCGCATTTGGTTATTATCTTTACCAATGGCAACAAAACTTTCATTGTCTTTACTTCCATCTCGTTCGTCCGCACTTAAATAAATAGTTGTTAACGACACTGGGTATTTAGACACTTTTTGGAATGGTGATTTAAAGTTTAACCCCTGTCCTAATGGTACTTGGTCTTCAGTTACCCCACCATTTAAACTATAGACAATTCCTACATATCCTGTTGGGATTTTTGTGGTACAAGTAGTGTAACCCACTACTCCACCCACTGCTAATGTTAATGCTGTTCCACCTACAATTGCTTTAGTTTTTAAATTCATTGTCATTTCTCCTTGGTTATATTATAGATATTTATTATTCCCACTACTTACAATATTGAGTATAAACCTCTAATGGTTCGTTCTCATAGATATACTCACAAGCCTTATCAATAATCTCTACTTGTTGTTCTGTTGGTTTGGTTACTTCATAACCAACCCATGCACCCAAAGCGAAGAAAATTGCACAAATAAAAGTAATTATAGTTTCTATCACAGTTCATTTCTCCTTAATGTAAGATAAATATTTTATCTTACTATGTAAATTTACGTTGTCGTCTACCACTACCTTGAACCACTGGTTTACTTTCAAAGTGTTTAATTGTTACTTGAGGGTATTGTTTACCATTAAATTCCTCAACCTCAAACTCACCTAAGATTGTTAAACTAATCTTTTTGTTTCCAGCACTTCCACTACGGTTAATACCTTTTCTACCTGTTTCAACGTTTTCACAAGTCATTTCTTGGTATACTTCTTTTGAAGTAAAAGGTCGAATAAATGTAATAACCTCACCGTTAATATTAGTGGTAAACTTAACCATTGTTCCTGTCTTACCTAGTCGTTGAATATCCGCACTGTCAATTTCAATTCCAGTAATGATAAATGATGGCTTAGACATATTTTTACCACCCCAGTTATCCTTTAAAGCACCAACTTTGTTAATATGTCTGTTCTTTAACTTGGCAATAGGAATTTCTAAGTCTGCGTGGTAAATTGGTGTTAGGTCATGGTCTTTTAATTGTTCTTTACACCAATCTTGTAAAGATTCAATATTTTCTTTTTCAATATCCAGTCCTCCTGCATTACTATGCCCTTTGCAAATAACTAGGTCGCTTTGCATTAACCAACCACTTAAATCCTCAATAGGGAACTTATCGTAGTTACGGAATGAACCTCCACGACCATTAACTAGAAGCACAGGTCTTTGATATTGTTGTGCTAACTTATTAGCAACCAATCCAGTATGTCCAGCCTCAATTCTATCTGTAACATCTAAAATAATAACAGGGTTTTGGTCAAAACCATTCTGTTCAATTTCACCCTTAAACAATTCAACCTCTTTCTTAGAAACTCTATCCTGTGCAGCCTTTAATGAATTGGCAATGCGAATAACATGGTCTTGTAATGATTCATGGATGGGTTCTTTATTTGGGTTGTTCTTTGTTGCCTTCTTAGGTATGTATGTCATTGTTTCATGTTCGTTTACAATGGCTCTAAATAGCAATAGTTTGTCCTCAACAGTTCCTTGACGGAAGATAGCATTGATAATAGGGGCAATATTCCATCCAATTGTTTCGATGTTGATTTCACCTTTAATACGTTGTTCTTGAGATAATAAAATTGCTTTAAGTAACTCATTGTTAGTTTGTTTTAATCTTTCTAAACCTTTAAACACCAAGAAACGTGTTTCATAGTCACGTACATCACATAAGTCGGCTACAACACCAACCGCCAAAATATCTAAGTATTCATGACAATTAGGTTGTTTACCCATATCTTCAAAGTGTTGGTATTCAAACTCGTCTAAGAATTTATAAACTACTCCCGGAGCCGAAAAGGCCTTATTTGGATACTGTCCATCTTGGTTATTAATAATACAAGCAGGTGTTTCAACCTCTGTATTAAATTCGTGGTGGTCTAGAATTAGTAAATCAAACCCTACTTCATCTAATTTATTATGCCATTCAATATCATCCGACGAGCTGTCAGGACAAATCATTAAGTTAGTTTCCTCGGGAATGCGAGAGAAAATATCTTCGTTTAATCCATGTCGTTTACCCTCATTAACATCTACTGTTAAAATACAGTTTGGAAAGTTACGTTGTAACCATAAGTACATAAATGCGCTGCTTGTTAATCCATCACAGTCGGTATCTATTAGTAAATGAATACGAGGTTGGTCTTGTGTTACCCAGTAATGCAACATATTAACACCTTGTTGCATGTTTACTAGTAATTGTGGGTCATGTATAACGTCCTCTGTAAGATTTAAGAACTCATAAGGGTTTTCAATACCCCTCACAAGTAATAATTCATGTAATAATTGTTCTTCACTTAATCTGTCGATTGATTTTTTAATTCTTGTTTCGTATTTCATTCCATTTCACCTATATCCCAAATATTTCTTTAAAATCCTTATCTACATCGCCAATAGTTACCCTATTGCGGTATAATGTTTCAAACACCTCTTTACCTCTGTCAGTGGGTGATTGCTTCATTTCGAGTAAGTTATCATAGTCAATAATTATGTTAACAGTAACATAACTATTTAACATCTTACATATCTTTTTTAATTTTTCAAAGTACGCAAACATTAAACGTTGTTCTTTAGAATTATTATACTCCTCACCATAATAATCCTCACAATACTCTTTGTCAAAGCCTAATGTAACCTCTGTAACACCTAAGTCCAGTATCATTTGCATTTGTATACGACTAAAGTTACTACCGTATACCGCCAATACATAACCCTCTCCATCATAGAAAGAGTCTGCTTGTAAACAACTTTTTTCGGACTCAACCAAAAGAACTTTACGTTTCTTTCTAATAATGTCTTGGTTTTCATAAATACCATATAAAGCATTGCTTGTTGCAAAACGGTATGATTTACCTCTGTAATCTAGTGGTAGGTATTTAAAACCTTTTTCAACAGACTTTTCCTCAAAGTTTCTTACACGTATGCCAATTAACTCCCCTTTAATATTCCTTGCGGGAATGATAGCACGTTCTCTGTTGTGGTCATATCGTATATCAAACTTATCTGCGGTGTATCCATCTATCCCTTCTTCCTTCCAACAGAGGGGGTAAACTTCACTAAAACTATGTAAAATACTATCATCGTATTTTGTTTCAATAATCCTATTTTTACGTGGTTTCTTAGTGTAGATTGATAAGAACTGCAAGTCAGTGTTTTCACGCTTTCTACGTTTAATACCTATTAACTTCTTTTGCTTGGTAACGTCTATACCAACATAGTCACCAACTACCTTTAAAGCTGAGTTAAAGTCATAGCCCGATAGCGATTCTATAATGCTAATAATGTCTCCATGCACACCACAAATGTAACAGTGGAAGTTAAAAGTTGTCAACCCCTCTTCATCGTTGTTTTCATAGCAATATAACTTATGTTTTGAAGAACCATGACAAACACATTCAAACATTAGCGCTCCTTGTCTATCTATCTTACAAGAAGCACCATAAATATCCTCCATTATCTCCTTAATCAGCTCTTTATTTAGCTTGCTTAAAATTTCCTTGGCTTCCAAAATCAATCACCACTATCTTGTATAAATTGAAATTGTTGGGGTATAATCCTTTAGAATTCTATAAAGTCTTTGATAGATTTCTACTGGTAGTTCACCCTTATAAGACTCTAATTTTTCAAGTTGTTTATTGATTGTCCAGTTGACATAGGAGATTTTTGCTTCTTCCAAGTTGGTAAATCTAGGAGATTGTTTTATTGGGGAAATGACGTATTCTCCACTATCCAGCGCACATATAGCCTTCCTATCCTTGTTGTTGCGGTAGCCCCTATTAATCCCCGTTGGTATAAACCAACAGGTTTCGGGCGAATAAACCTTGTTATTAGCGACTAACAAATCCTTATCCAAGTCTAGGGTATCATTTTTAATTTCATAATAATTATTCTCAAACCACTTGGCAAAGTTTTGATAGTTATGCCACTCTTCACAGACCTCACAATCAGCGTAAGAAGGTTGTCTTTCATGAAACCCAACGTCATAGCATCTTCTTAACATATCACACCAATATCTATAGGCTGGGGTTGAGACTCTACCTACAGTTCTCTCATATTCCCCCTGTCCTAGATAGCCCACCCCACATGTGGTGGGATGGTAGGGGTTGGGTGTCTGCCCTTTAACCACTCTATCCCACGTTGTCTTCACTATAGCATCTGAAGGTGTGTTGTCAAAGTGAACCAATACCTGAGATGCGTTTTTATAATCAACAACAACTCCACAGCAACCCTGCTTGTTTGTAAACTCATGTCCAATTCTTTCTTTTTTAATAGGCTTCACCTTGCCTCCTCCTCCCCAATTAGCTTCTACTGCGTCGAATTCCACGAGGTTTTCGCACTTCCTCAATGATTTCACCTGTTTTCTCATCAAACACAGGTAAATCGTCATCTTGCATAATATGTACGGTATCAGTTTCTAATTCTGTTGCAAATTCATCTTCTACAACACTATGTAAATATACCTTTTCAATCTTTTCTTTAAAAGGTCTATAGTTCCAATCTGTAAGGAATAACTCCTCTAGGTCATAATTACCTAAGTTAACTCTACACCATACTTTAAACTCACCTAAATCACCATCTCGGTTTTTGTAAATATTGAAACAGATATTAGGTTCACCGTATAAATCAATTAATGGTTTTAACATACTTAACTCTCGTTCAACAGGACGCATTACAACAACCCCTAAGTCCGCACGTACCTGTAAAGATTTAGAACCCTTAATAGCTCCCGAGTCACGAATAGTATGGTCACGTCTTGCGTTATCTGAAATCTGAGTATAAATCTTAATAAACACATCAAACTCTTCTGCAAGGTTCTTTAAAACCGTAGACACGTTCAATAAGATGCTATCCTCACGAGCTTGTAAACCACGAGTCATACGTGTATATTCACCAATCATTGGAGGTGTTAACTCTACGTAGTCAATCATGATAGCCCCTACGTCATACTGATTAACATACTTCTCAATCATGTTCTCTAAGAACATACAATCATAGTTTGGTTCACGTTCTAAGTAAATTGGTGATTGCTCTAAGATTTCAATGGCTTTATCAACACGCTCCTCTTCTTGAGGTGTCATCTTATTCTTTTTAATCTTACCACTCTCAACACCACTAATGAAGGCAAGGATTAAAGGTTTAACCTCTTTATGTAGTTTTAACTCTGTACCAAAGTATAAACTAGGCACAACCTCTCCATATGGGTTAGGTTCAAACTGTTGTGTCTCATGATTCCAAATAGTGTGACAAGATAATGTTACACATTGGTAAAGTGCATCACGGGTTTTCCCCATCCCAGAGTTACGTGATTCAACTACCAAGTTACCTCGTCTAGCACCACGTACCAATCCATCGCAGTAACGTCCTAAAGATAAACGCCAACCATAGTCCGGATTTTGTGCTAATTCCTCGCGTAAAGAACGAATGTTTTCCCCTGCGTGACAACTATCTTCTTCACTACGTCTTGTAAAACTATGTTTAACAGTAAGGTTCAACGTGTCGTAATGTCGAATAATTTCCTCCATAGACATTTCAATAAAGTGTTCGTATTGGCTATCTAAGATACGACTATCAATCTCGTTCATATCTAAAATGTCTGTTACATCTTGTCCATTCTCCATCTTAGCACGTAAGAAGGCAAACTTTTGTAACATATCGTAGTAATAATTATAGTTACCCTCGTCTGTATCCATTTCTAATAAAGATAAAATCCATTCTGTTTCATCTCCTACTTCACCAAAGAAACGTGCGTAAGTTAGTTGGTCATGTGTTGCTAAGTAAGACTCAATGTCTGCTAGTTTAACTGTTTCTACACCCATTTTAGCTAAGTTTTCAATAACTAGGTAAAGTGCTTTATGAGTTTTTGTTGTAAAGAAATTTTCATTATATGCTCTATCTCGTGATAAAGCCAATTTAGGTTTTTTAAGTAAACATGATAGTAAATAGCAAGCGCTACGACTACAATAATACTTATTAATATCACTTCTTTTAATCTTTGCCATTATTCCTCATCCTCCCAATTAATCAGCTTGTCAATGGATTTTAACTCAACCTTTTTGCTTTTTTGTCTATATGGTTTGGTGTAAATATGTACTTCCTCTTCCTCTTGTTCAATGTCTTCCATTTCATCAACCATGTCGCAAATAGCATAGTACTGCTCATAGAACTTATCTGCCCTATATTCATGATATGGGAGGATTCCAATTACCCCATACTCTTCATTGGTTTCCATTCCTTCAACCTCGTACACATAGGTCATAACCTTTTCAATTTTACGCCAAGACCAATCCCCAGACGATTGCTTATTATCAATTAATCGTCTACATTGTACCCACTCTTGTTCACTAGGTTTACGATTGAACATTCTTTGGAAGGCTAGATAGAAGAAATGCTGGTCTATAACATCTTCACTAAAACTTGCCTCAAAGCAATTAAAGCAGTAATTCTTGCGCTTGTACTTAACAATGTCCTCACTAGGGAAATCACATCCACACACAGAACATTTTAATGTTTTTGCCATATGCTCAACTCCTTTCTACATTTACTATTATATACCAAAGGTTTGTAAATGTAAACCCTAATTAATCTAAAATATAAAATTTTCGATTAACTATGCTTCTAGTTATGTAGGTGAAGTCTTTTTCTCCTCCCTCATTGACAAACATTAGAGCGTCACCTATAACGCAGTGCTCAAAACCAAATTCATCTGTTACAACAGCTCCCTCACCAAGTTTAAATACATCTTGAATAGTTAATGCTTCCATGTGTATTCCTCCTTATATAACTTTTACATTTACTATTATAAATAATTAATACATATTTGTAAACCCTAAATTTTAATTTTATGTATAAAATACAATAGGTATAACCATAATAAAAAAGAGTGGGTTTATACCCACTCTTTCATATTTAATAAAAAGTCTTCGTATTGTTCCTCTGTATTGTCTTTAATTCCATAGTAACTATGGAAAGTTCTATGACAATTTACACATAAGGTAACACCATTTGTAACGTCAAATCTTCTCTCCTCACACCAATTATATCCATCTTTGTGATGTGCGTTAAGTTTTCCTCCTCTTTCCCCACAACACTGACAAGTATAATTATCTCTTTCAAATACCTGTTTTCTCCACTTAGTCTGTTTGCCATCTTGAGTACAACGTCTTCGAGCTCTATCCTCTTTCGTTAGGTTTGGATTCCAAGAAGGATTGTTCTCTCCACTATTATGTTTTGCCCAACATTTAACACACATACCACTACCGTTTTTAAGTGTCCCACCATGAGTCTCAAACTCGTGTCCACAACTACATTTACATAGCCATTTTGGAGAGTTATTATCTCGATAGACTACTTTTAATACAGTTATATTGCCAAACGTTTTCCCAGTTAAATCATCGGTATAGCGTTGTCTAGCCATCTCTACTTTGTAACAACCACAACTTCTTACTCCAGTGTTCCAGTTAGCTTTTTTAATAGTTTTTGTCTTTCCACAGTCACATCGACAAACATAGTTATATTCTTCGTCTATATCTATAATTTCTAGTCTACCTTGTCTTTGTCCTAAACGACAGTAACTTTGTTTTTCCGACATTCTTTTGCCCATACACTTTTTACAACCCTTAATTTTACCCGAGGTAAGATTGTGTCTATCAACGTAGTCAACTTGTCCACAAGAGCATTTGGCAACACAACGGGAATCTTCTTTACTGACAAAGTTTTGTAAAACTGTCCATTCATTGTAAACTTGTCCCACTAAGTCTTTTGTAAGACTTCTTTGATGTTCTCTACGTTTGCACCCACAGCTAGTTATATTACCACACATTAAATCGCTTCTATGAACAATTTTCTCCCCTCCACAATCGCATTTACATCTCCAATAAGCTCCATCACTAGTTGCTTGTTCATAATTTCTTACTATATTATTAACAACAAGTTTACCAAATCTCTGTCCTGTTAAATCTTTAGTATAACGCTCCTGTGCCAAACGTTTCTTTAAACAGCCACAGCTTTTTGTATTACCACTTTTAACATCTCTTCTTGTTTTCTCAACTACCTTACCACAAGAACACTGGCAAACACACTTTTTCTTATTGGTTTGTGCAAATTCTTCTATAACAGTTAACTCTCCATAAGTATTGCCTAACATTTGAATTGACTTACCCATTTACATCACCTCTTTTTAAAATGGTAAAAGAGTAGGTATAAACCTACTCAAATTACAACTTAGTTATTTAATAATTCCTCTAATTCCTCGTAAATTCCTTGTAAACTTTCAAATTGTGAAGTTTTTAAGTTTTTAAAGTTGTCAATCTCACCTAAATGCTTAATAATAATTTCGTCTACAAAGTCTGATTTATCTAACTCGTCTAATTTATCCATCATTTCGTATGCTTTTTCTAACGCTTCTTCAAATGTAAGTTCAAATGTTGATTGGTATGCTTCGTTACGTTTTTCATATGAAGTACCTTTAACTCCATCCTTTTCGTTCTCACGTCGAATACCTTCCTCAATTACTCGAATTAAACCATCTGCTGTAAATGGGTCTAAACAAGAATCCATTTCAATAAAACGACTACGAGCGAAGAAGTATTCTCCAGCAAAGAAATGGGCTTTTGATAAACCTGGACGCCCATCCTCATCTAAAGGTCGTGGTTCTAACCAAGCTACAATATCACAGTTTTCAACAATTGGGTCAATATTTCGTTTACGGTCACCTTTTAAGTTAATATAACCATCTTCACCAACTTGTTCGTGACAGATAAAGATAATTGTATAATCTAAGTTTAATAAGTCCATTAAAAAGTTAACTACTAAGTTTTCCATTTTTTTGTAACCTTGTCCCATAGCTCCTGCCTTAGCAATTTCAGTTACACCTGCGTCAGATAAAACACGACGTTCTGCGTATTTAACTAATTTCTCTGCACCGTCTACAATAATACAAACTGGTTCTTCTGTTGATTGAACAATTTCTACCCACTGTTTAGATTTTAATAAACGTAAATGAGATTCAATATCTGCCCAAGAGGCTGTTGGTAAAGTTAAAACATTTGAAGTTGCTGCTAACCCTCGTTCTAAAGGTAAGAAGATTGGGTTTGGTAACTTACTACATACACTTGTTTTTCCACAATCTGAGCGACCATATAAACAAATTGCCTTTCCACGAATTGTTTCAGTGCGTGTTGTAAATTTTGCTTTTCCTTTTGAAGCTTCTGCTAATTGTTGTAAGATATTCATATATGTATCAACCTTTCTTGTTACGTGTTATTTATAATTAATTTTAAGTTACTTTTTAGCTTGTTTGGTGGGTTATAACCTTAACCTAGTTATATTGTAAGGGGAGGAGTTAACTCCCCTTAAAACCTATGTATTAATTAGAAACGACGACCTCGTGCACGTCCTACTGGTGCTGAACCTTCTGTTGAAGTTGTCTCTCCACCACGAGTGCGAGTAATTCCACGAGATGGTTTTTGTGTTGCTGGTGCATCTTGTCGTTCTTCTGCACGTTTTTTAGCTTCTTCGATTGCTACCTCACGCATACGTAAAGCATCTTTAACATCTTCCTCATCGAATGGTGTTACTAATTGGTCAATACCTGTTAATAAGAACTCTGACACACGTTGACGGTTTGTATTAGTTGTTTCACGAAGACGTTTACCAAATCGTTTACGTGTTCCTTCTTCTTCAACTTTAGGTGCTTCTTTCTCAACATAGAAGTTGTTAACTTCAACACCAAACTTCCAGCTATCTCCAATTACTTCATCTGCTGAGTCTAATAACTCTGCTCCTAAGTCGATTTCGTATTCTCCTTCTTCATCAACATCAACTAACACACCTGCAACTAATGTTGTTTTGAAAGCACGAATTACTTGAGTACCTTTCTTTTCTGAACCATATGTGTAAGGAATGTAAATATCAACTAAAGCACGACCTGTTTCTTCATCGTTTTTCATCTCTGGTCGAATATCACGAACCATACCATTTACTAACACACTATTTTCAAATTTTGGCTCTTCTTCTGGGTCATTTAAGTATAGGCGACCAAATCCTAAGTCAAGGTTCACACCTTCTTTTACTTCACCTTGTTTGTCAACATAGAAGTTATCTGTGAATCCCACACCTTTAATAGTTACTGTAGGAGTTTTTGTAATGTCTTTTGTTTTTGCGTATGTATCAACTTCACCTTCAACTGACATTGCTTCTAATGCTTTTGAAGTAAAGTCTAATTCACCATTATAAAAGTTTTGTAAGTTACGAACATTAACTGTTGCAAACTGTCCTGTCTCAGGGTTTGTTAAGATTGAAACATAACCACGATATTGTACTACATCGTCACCCACGTTGAATTGTCCTTCTTTAGTGTAAGGGGCTTTTACTGTTTCTTTTTCAATTTTATACCCTTGTAATACTCCACGAAATTCTCCATTGTTTAATAAGTTTTTAACATTAATAGCCATAAATACATCAACCTTTCAATTTTCAAAATGTTTATTTTTCATATGACCACTTAGGAACTTGCCCCTTTACCTAAGTGGTGTGTTGCTCACATTTACTATTATATACTTTTTGTTTTAATTTGTAAACCTTTATTTTAAATTTTTTTTATTTTTTAATTAATTTGGATACTTACTTTCTAGTTCTGACAAGTATCTGCTTAAATATTCTGCCACTTCAACAAAACCACACTCTCCCTTATAGATGGGGAAAATCAATAGCTCTGTTCTTGGCTCTTTTGGCTCATAGACACTAAATGAGGTAAATACCCTAACATGTCTATAATTGTCATCTTTCCAAAGTTCAAACTTAGTTAAGGCATCCATAGAGGATTTGCAGTAAACATTATCGTTGTCTGATTTACTTCTATCTGGCTTATATTGAATCGCCAATACGATGCACTCTTCTAGATATGTATGTTTAACTTTTTGTCGATTGAGACAATATGTAGTGTAATCTGCAATATGTTGTTTCATATTGTTCTGCATTACTCTATCCTTAACATTTAAGAATCTATTCCAAGAGGGTAACATCCCCAAACGTTTTTTACCCCATAAATTTTCAAATGGTGGCTTCTTAGCTCTTGGATGTCTTTTGAAGTACTCTTGAGGGTTGTCCACTGAGAACCCAGTGAACTCCTCAAGCATTTGTTTATCAAAGACAACCTTAATCAATTCGTTATCTATGTATTCTTGGTATTTCATTTAACACCTCGACTACTTACGTTTTTTACCTGCATCTTCTTTCTTAACGAACTTAGATAATTCTTGTTTCACATAAGATAAGTCACCTGGATTTAAAACCATGTCGTTCTTAACAACAACCTTTTTAGAGTCACGCACAAATGCCACTAATTTGTTTACACCCTCAACAGTTAAGATAGCTGTTTGAGCTTTAGAGTCAATTGTTAAAGTTCCTGGTTTGTTTGTTTTTGTTGTTACGTTCATAGTATCATTCTCCTTATAATTCAAAATTCGCTAGGTTAATTACCTAGAATCAAGAGGTTAATTATTAACCTCTATCTTCTAATTAACTAACTCACACTTAATATTGTATACTATTTATGTACGTTTGTAAACCATAAAGTTAAAAAAATATGTATTTTTTATTTATTAAGCTTCATCAAGAGAGAAACCATCGCACCAACCTTCACCATTGAACTTGAATACCGCTTTTTCTTTTGGGTATAACTTCTCTAGTTCCGACTTGACATCAATATTGGTCATTTCATGCTCTCTATCAATTTGAACAACATATACCCCATAGTCATTTATTCCATCTCCCACCTTAACTGGAGACCCATCCTTATTTAATGGGTTATCCGCAAATGGACGATAATTAACCTCATGATGGGTTCTGTTGAATTTATGTACTACTTTTGCAACGTCTGGGTGAGTATCTTCCAACATTTGAGACTTACGCAATGTTCCCTCTAAGGCATAGAACTCATCCGTATTACCACCCTTTTTCTTTTGAGTGGTTAATTTATCTTGTAAGAAGAAATTGAATTGTACCGTTGCCCATCCTGCTTTTAACACGTCTAAAGATAGGATAGTATCTTCATTCCACGTTCCTCGCCATTCAAAAGGAATATCGTTTCTAATTAATAACCATGAATAAATTCGAGTATTCATTGTGAACGCAGGATGCTTTTCATTTTCAAGGGCAAACTTCGAATAGTTCGGTCCGCAAATTGCTACGTTATCACAACAATCAAAGAAGTCCTCCATTGCTCGTATCCAAGCTCCAGTACGCACTTTAAACTTACAATTATGTGACAAATGGTGGAATCCATCTTCATTATCATCAATAACATGGTGAGCTTTATAACCTCTTCTTATTGAATCATCCCAACAAAAGTTACGAGCTGCCCCCGGTCCGGTCTTACGTACTTCACCCTTGCTTTCAAAATCATAAAGCGTTTCATAATTATCCTGGTAACTCATATCAAGCTTTAACACCGTACAATAAGGTGATTGCCCCACGGTTCTCATATAATCATCATATTGTTGTGGCTCTACGACAACAAAGTGATTTACCTCTAACCTATGGAAGTATTGTGAGGTCACACAAATCTCTGCTCGCCCCTTGGAGATTACATAGATAGGGTATTTTGTTTCGCTCGACCCACCAATTACTCGTAGGTCACGTTTAATTCCAAATTGCAACTTTGGATACCATAAAGATTTCGTTCTTTCAGACACTGATTGCTCTAGCTTGTCAATGGCATAATCCAACGCCATTGCTTCATTCACCCAATAAGTTGTAATCGTGGCATATGCTTCATTCTTCTCATTCACAAAGAATGGCATCCCCTCCCAATGGGCTTCCCACTTATTCACCGTAGGCTTCTTCTTACCCATTTTTTTATTGATAATTGTCCCATTTGGTAGCCATAGCTCCTTAGTGAGTGGTGATAGTTTACCCTCCTCAATGCCAAACTTAGAACCAAATCTATCTAAGTCATCTTGATTGCGAAAACGTAAAATAATTCTTCTTAACTCTACTCCATTTAATGTTTCAACTGGCATGTTACTCTCCTCCTACCATGACTCTTGCTATTAAGTTGTCATACTGTTTCTACATTTACTATTATATCCCATAGGTTTATATTTGTAAACCCTAAATTTAAAATTTTTTTATTTTATATGAATAATTTTAGGTTTGTCCTCAATATTGAGACACTGACGTACCTTCCAATCTTTGCTATGGTCAATAGCTTCCTCTAATGAATTTGACGAAAAATCATCAATACTAGGAATTGCAATATAACCATCATGACGCTCCTCGTCAATTTCAAACACTAAAGAATAGACATAGTATTTATGCCCTTTATTTCTAGCCAAAGAGATACGCTGTTCAACTTGAAAGTTAACAAAATCCATTAAGTCCAATCCTTCTTGAGAGGTAAAAATCTCGTGTTTTTGCATACTACAACTCAACTCCAAACTTGTCTTTCATTAGTTCAATAGCACGTTTAAAACCATCTGCATAGCCTTTGTCGTACATTTGTAGCTCTTCGAATGTTCGTTGAATAGATTCTTTATTCCAAGCAGTAGTTTGTCTCTCTTGGGTCACTCCATAGTAAGGTTCTTGGTAATTGTTATCTGCATTAATAATTTCAGCAACCATACAAGGATACCAGTTATAGCTCTCTTCCTCAATTTCAAATTCTGGGTCGTATACAGTAGATACAGTAACTTCTTGTCCTAGCCAAGGAAGCATTTCAGTTGCTATCCAGTCCACATCTTCTTTGCACATTACTCCATTTTGGTATTCTTCCCAACCACACTCTTTCAACTGCTCTTTTGTTTTTAATCGGATTTTCATACCTTCTTCTAAATCTTCTAATTTAATGTTGCTCATATGTATTTCTCCTTTATGTATTGTTTACATTTACTATTATATACTAATTATTTACGTTTGTAAACCCTAAAGTTAAAAATTTTTTATTTACCCTCCACTTCCTTTCCACATTCACGGCATTCCAATGTTCTTCGTCTGTTTTTACGAAAAACCATTTTACCACCACACTTTTCACAGTAGAAGTATTTTCTATGTTGGGGGTTATTTTGAACATAGTCTTGGATAACCACACTCATGTTAACACGCTTAAAACCCATTCTTATACCTCCTAAACCATTTTGTTTCCTAATGCGTTTCCTAATGCCACAATAGCTTTATTTAACTTTGACTTTGACATACTATCATCTTCCTTTCATATAAACTCAATTCATAGTACAAGGTTGGAGCGAATGGTTGAAAGAAAGTTAGGCGATTAGACCATTCCCTTATACTATCTATGAGCTAATGAATTTTTAAAATATAAAGATTTAATGCTAAATACGTTTCTTGCGAATAATGACTACTAGCAATCACATCTTACCATTTTGTTTTTGTAAGGTCTTAGCTCCCTTACATTTACTATTATAAACCATTGGTTTATATTTGTAAACCCCTAAATTTTAATTTATCAATTATTTTTATTTCTTACTTACTTAATATCTGTTTAAGTAAGTAAATATTAATAATTAATAAGAATTATGTAGGTTACGTAAATTATTATATACAAATATTACGTAGATGTCAACCAATAGTAAGTAATTTAATAAAAATAAATAGTACCCATCCTTATTATATAGTAAATAATAAAATGAGATTTTATTATAATTCTAACAAATTATGGTAATATCCCTAGAAAACCCAACATATATTTTAAATGTAACAGCAAAGAAAACTAACAGTACTACTAATAAAACCTAATAATTTTCAAATAAAATTAACATGTCCAAACATAAAATAACATATAATTTCAATGTAAGAAAAGTAAAGTTTAAATTTAGGGGGAGTAAAAATGGTTAATTATTCAAGTTTAAAAGCAAAGGAAGTTTATAAGGTATTCGCAGATTGTGGTAATAGTACCACTAAAGTACGTTGCTACTTACCTAATGGGGAAACACTACATACAATTATTCCAACACTAATTTCCACTGGGGAAGATAGAATGTACCAAGGTAGCTACGTTGTGAAAGATTATGAGGGTAGCTCATATGTTGTGGGTGATGAAAACAAAACAGTCAATACCAACATTCTTTTATCTAAAATGGACTTATCCCATAAGTTACCAGTCCTAGTAGCAATTCATCAAAGCGTACCAGATGGAGCAACAGTTGAATTATTTGTGGGACTTCCAATTCGTTCTTACTACAATACGGACTACCGAAAAGAGTATGTAGCGTTCTACCAAAAAGAAGGAACTGTGACACTAACTGTCAACAACGTGGAAAAGACATTTACCATTTCTAAGGTCACTGCAATGCCGGAATCTGTTGGTCACGTATTTAATTCTCCTGTTGACTCTTTAGTTGGTGTAATTGATATTGGCTACACTACGATTGATGGAGCTGTATTTAGAGATTGTGCGCCTATTCTTGATACTGTGTTCTCTTTGGTGGATGGCGCTAACCCATTTAAAACTAAAGTGCGTGATGAATTAAATAAAGAATTGTTGTTAAACATCCAACCATATCAAATGGATGAGATTTTATCTAAGGGTATGTATGGAGCTAAACATGACGAAGCACAGGAAATTATTAAACGTTGTCAAATTGAATACTTAAAGAAAATTGTAAATGAAATGTTAAAACACGCTTGGGAGATTCAATCCTTACCTATTGTGTTTACTGGTGGGGGTTCAATCTTACTTGAAGACATTATTGAAGAATACGAAACATTTATGGTATCAGATAATCCTATTTTTGATAACCTAGATGGTTTTGGTGAAATGGGGATGATTTTAAGTGAGTAAACAAAATTCAACGCAAAAAAAGACACCAAAAACGGTGTCAGTGAGCATACCGAAAGGATTTGAAGATGAGGTTGCCTACCTAGGTAAGCAACCCAACAAATCTCAATATATTTGGAATTTAATTAGGGAAGATATGAAACGACAGTCCGAAGACAATCAAATTCTAGAGATTGTACGACAAGCTATGCAAAATATAACATTGGGAGGAATTGTAGGTAATAATTTGGAACAAAAACAAAAGGTAAATAATTTTCAAGAAGATAAACGTAAAAAAGGGGCTATGAGTATCTTACAAGATTGAGAGCAGAGTGTGACCAAACTACATTCGCGGTTTAGCCCTTACGTAGCGTTGCTTACGTTTAGTGCTTTACGCTAAAGTATATGTGTAACACCCCTTAAAATATAACCATTTGCAAAAATTATTTTAAATTACTTACCTTATTAATCGTAGATTAATAAGCGGGTAATTTTTCAATCCTATAAAGGTAATTGACTAAAAACCCATAAGCCAAGTGACCACCATAACCAAGCATTCATATTTTATACCTCCTTCTTATTTTGTTTACACTTGTATTATGGTCTGTTTCAAAATAATTATACACAAAAATTTTAAAAGAGGTGATTTCTTTGGAGATTGTTATTCGTTTATCAATTGGTGTTATTTTAGGTTTAATGTTGGGTCAAAAAGAAATGGAGCAATTATATCGTGAGTATAAAGAGAGCAAAAAGGAGGTAGAGTAATATGAAAGTATGTGCATTCTATGTTACTAAAAAACAACGTGTTATTGAGGAAAGAGATGTGGCAATGGTATTGGAGCATTTGGCAAAAGCTGGGGCTAGTGCATTCATACTTACTCAAATAACTCCAATTCTTACCGATTTGGTGGGGACTCCTATTGTTGCTCAAGCCTCAACTTTTAGCAATGGCGTAACCAATGGTGCATTAACAGAGGGAACAGATAAAATTTTGGGAATTGCAAATGAGATTATTACTTCCCTACAAAAGATTGCAGAGCCTGTTGCCTATGCTTTTTGTGTAAAGGGAATTTTGGAAAAGATGTCTGGTCAAGAAAATGTTGGCTCAAAACACATGAAAGAAGCTTTAAAGGGTTACGTTGTAATCCAAGTGTTGCCTATGATTTTTGATATGATTAATGTTTTTAGATAAGAAAGTGAGGAATGATTATGGAAATGGTTGGTAATTGGATTTCAAGTGGAATTGGTTGGGTTGGACGTTCAATCGGAGAAGGATTTACTTGGTTAATTAATAAAGGAGCAGAAGGAATACTAGGTATGATTGGTAGTGCCTGTCGCTTCATAACCAACGAATGTTTTGATACATTCTTGGTTTTTGCTCTTATAGGAGCAATGGTCTATATTTGTGGGTGCAGTAAAGCAGGAATGAAAATGATACGTCTTTCAATTATTGTGTTTATCATTATGGGAGTTATGGGGGTGATTTTATAATGTTTGCTAAAAATACTTTGATACTTAAAAATGAAATGACTACCTATAAAATTACTCCAGACTTCAAGGTGAGTAATGCAAAGAATGAGGTACTAACCAACGTATTTTCAAATCTTTATGAATCAATGATGAGCCGTATTTCTCTTTCCAATATTAATATTCGTAGACAAAATCAAGTGCATTTTAACATCGTTATGGAGAATAGAAACGTTAGCTTCTATCTCTCCTTTCCTTCTAAATTTGAAGAGCTAATCGAAGGTAAAATTAAATCATGCTGGAAGAAATGTGGATTGGATGAAGTTGAGGGTAGTGAGCATTTAAAAATTGCTAGTAAGGATACAGTAGGAGCTGAACTGCGTCTAAGTGACTACAATGTAAATTCAATTAGTACAGACCTAAACGATACTTCACACTTAAACTCTTTAATGCAAGTTCTAAGGGCTATTAGTGGTGAGGATAAAATTGTAATTAACATTGCCATGGAATCCATGCCACGATTTAACTGGTACTCAATTGTTGAAGATGAAAATAGAATGATTAAAGAAGGAAAAGAAAAAGTCGTAGAATGTGACTTTGCAGATATGTTAAAGAAAACGTTGGGGAAAGTTGGTAATGAAGCCATTGGTCTTTATATTGAATATAAGCTACTTCCTTTTGAAATTTTACTAGGCATGGTAAATGACAATGGAAATCAAATTTTCAATGTTAAAGAGGGAGATAAATTAATGTTGGAAAAGTATGGTCATCAAAACGAGGGTGATAGATTCGATAGGGGAGATAGATTTGGTAGATTTGACAAACGTAGAGCAACTGCAATGAAAAAGAATAGTGATGTGTTTAAGTGTAAAATAACTGTATTATCATCAAGTCTTGATAATAGTAAAGCTAGACTAAATCTACTCTCTGTATTTGAAAGTTTCAAGGAGTTGAATGATGAAAATGAATTTTACTTAAAAGAACTACCACACAAGACTGTTATTAGTAGAGTTAGAGAAATTCAAAACCACTATGTTGCCACTGATAACAAATGTATCTTATCAACCAAAGAAGTTGCAAAACTAATTCAACTACCACCACAAAAAACGCAAAAAGATTTTAAAATTAAAGCTATCGAAACACTTGAGGTTGACTTTTCAAAAGAGAATTTAGATGGTGATGTGCCTATCGCCGTTACCAACCAAAATGGGAGAGAGGTTGTTGTTTATCGACCAAAAGACAAGTCAATGCGTAGCTTGGGTTGGATATTAAATGGAGCTCAGAATGCTGGTAAAACAACTCTTATGAAACGTTTAGCTCATGAAAACTACCTAGCTGGGGAAACCAACTTAATAATAGATAGTATCGAGGATTGTAAAATTGCCAAAGCGTGTAGAGAAGTTATTCCAGCAGATAAGCGATATGATATTAAACTTACTCGTGACGATATAAAGAATATCCCTTCATTCTCTTTTAATGAAGTTAGTGGGTTAATTCATGAGGGTATGGATTCATTTAAACGACTATCATATGCTAGCGATATTGCCGAGCAAATTCAACTTCTCATTGAAAATATCTCGGATGGTACAAATGGAGGTCTTACAGATGCAATGGTGAGATACCTGTATTCGGCTAGTGTCGTTGCCTATGTGAAACCAGATGCCGTACTACAAGATGTATTTGATATTCTACGTGTCCCAGACAAACGAGCCAAAGCCATCCAATACGCTAAAAACACTGGTTGCTTCGAGGACGACAGTATCTTCCTTACATTGTATCAATTAGACAAAGTAGTGGAAGAGGTTGTGACCGTTGGCGTAGACAATAATGGAAAGCCCATCAAAGAGAAGCAAGAATATACAATTAACAATGACCAAGCCATAGTCGGTATTAATAACCGTATCATTAAACTAGAGAAAGAACCTTACGTTAAAAAGATGTTGGCTCAAAGACCTAAGAAAGATGAAAATTTTCTTGACTTTATTGAACAGGGAATCTCAATTGTCGTTAGTATTCCTCAATATGAATTTAAGTCTAAACAAATTCGTGATATGATAGCTTCTTATTATTTAAGTCGCATTTGGTTAGCAGTGCAATCTCGTAGAGATAATGAAAATGCTAAGATTTGTAATGTCTTTATGGATGAAGTCTACACTATTCCTGCAAGTATTAAATTGCTAGACGAAAACGTTACCGAGTTTCGTAGACATAGGCTACCATTGTTTACTAGTTGCCACCATCTTGGTCAATTTGGTAAGACTCTAGACCAGTTCGAAGCAGCTGGGGGTAACTTCATATTCCTACAAAGTACGATTGAAAAAACATACGATATGGTAAAGAACGACCTAGCCCCATTCACCTATGAAGATATACGAGAGTTGAAACCTTTCCATGCAATTATTAGACAGAGGGACTTAACTGGATACACCAACTATATAGCACGTATACCAGATTTTGGAGAGGATTTAACAAGACAAAAGGCAAACAACAAACAATTATTGAGCAAAAAGAAAAGGGTTTAGATTTTATCCAAACCCTTTTTAATTAGCTTGTTTTTTGCTTACGTCCACGTTGTTTTAATCGAATATGTTCACTACCTCTTGCAGCTTGGTAGTCGGCTTTTAATTTAAAATAACTCCCCTCACTATTGCCAAATTGAACCTGTACTTTTTTAAAGTCTTCTGTACCTAAACTCCCTTGTCTTTCCACCAAACCATCAAGTACATCAATCTTTTTAGAGTTAATTAAAACATTTTCATTCATAGGTCTAAAACCAGTTTCTCTAAACTTAGCAAGTCTACGTTTAATAGAACGTCTAGCTTGTTCTTCGTCGTAAACATCTCCATTTAATCTAATAACATGGTCTTCTAGTGTATTCATAACAAAGCGAGTTCTAGGAACTTTCCCATCCCAATCTCTACTCTTAATTACCCAATTTAACACCTTTTCATCTAATTTAAGTTTATGAATAGTATTATTATTTCTAATAGTTACTAACTGTTTATTAAAATCAAAATCACTATTTTTTAATTTTACTATGTCGTCAATAGCTACACCACTTCTAAGTAATAAAACAATCATAACATCCATACAACAGATATCGTTGTAGTCATCTCTTTCCAATATAGTTAAACCCTGCTCCAATTCATTGAATTGCACGTATTTGTTTAACATAATAAAACTCCTTTCACATATATTATACAATATTATATGTAAAAGGAGTAGACTTTATTATTATTTTTTATAAAAAAATACTTACTCTAGTGTTATAAATTACCTAAATAGTTTTTACAATATGTTACTAGTAACATTTGCTTATTCTCATGTGTAAACACACTTGTACCTAAAATAGAAGCACGCTCTTTCTCTACCCAGCTGTTTAAAGCCAATTCGATTTGGATTGGTGATTCAATTGTAAATACTTTAGTTTTTGTTTTTCTCATGTTGTGTTCCTCCTTATTGTAAAGCTACATCTGTAATATCTTGTTGTGTTTTGTCATCACGGAAACGATGATGCCAAGAAGGGAAGCGTAACCCATAACCACCCTTATCGTTTGTAGTTACCTCAAAATATTGAATTTCAATTACACGACCTGTAATTAATTCTGGGTTATCCCAAAACTTAATACGGTGTTCATCTGTAAATCCTGAGCCACATTCACATTCTTGTAATTCCCCATTATACAGGTATTGAATAACAATTCCACCTAAACGACCTTTATTACGACCAGTTCCTTCATAAACACCTTTAACCCATACGTCTGCGTCTTTAAACGATTTAACCTTTAAAACTCCAGCGTGTCGTTTACACTCATAGTAAGCATCTCCAATGTTAACCATAGCGCCTTCATAACCACTATCTGTTAGTTCTTTTGCAATTTTAGATACCTCAGATTGGTCTGTACCTTGATATAAAACTGGAACTTTAACCAAATCACGTAAATCTAATTTATGTTCCTCAAACAATACGTCTAAAAACTGTCTTCTCATAGCATATGTATCCGAGCTTTTACCACGTTTAAATTCATCTACCTTAACAATGTCAAAGCAATGAAACTGTAACTTAGCTTTATCGGGTGTTTTTCCCTTCTTACGCGCGATTTTAGTGGTTACCTTATATAAATCTCCACTTAACAAATTGTCGTCGTTACGTGCGATTAATTCACCGTCTAACACGTATCTACCTTGTCCAATTAACTGACACTCTTGTTGTAAGTGGTCTAATCCCTCATAAACTTCTCCCTTGCGTGTGTAGAAGATATATTCCCCTAATTCGTTGGGCACTGCCAAAATGCGGAATCCATCTAGCTTAGTTGTCACATAAAATTTCTTATCTGTTGGGATTGTTTTCTTACCAAAAGATTCTGCTAATTGCACTTCAAATAAAGGTACTAAGCCATCCCAAACCTTATTAATGGTTTTGGCATTAACCCCAATTTTTAAATCCTTAAACAACATGCCCTTAACTAACTCTTTATACTCATCTGGAGTGTTTTCTTCGATGTATTGCTTGATAAGCTCACGTAAAACATCGTTAATATTGTTTTGTGCTAAACAATCGAGCATGTGGAATGGGTCTCCATATATAATTGGGTTACCAACAATGGTAACACTATCGTAAACACTCTCCGTAATCCCATATTTTTTAAAACTGTCATATGTATAATTTAAAACACGCTGTAACATTTCATCGTCTTTATTTGCTTCTAAGATTGCAATTTTATCTTTATTGCTATTTGTGGCTTGTAATTGCTCCACCACGTTTAATGTGTTGTCTAATTCGTTCCAATTAAAGTTCATGTGTATTCCTCCTATTTGTACATATAATATAATTCAATAAGTTCGTCTACTGATGGGTTCATGCTTCTAACTTTGATTAAGTCCAAGTTAAGCTCACCAATATTATTAAGTAATGATTCATACATTGTAATTGCTTGCTGGACAACAGTACGATTATTTGCCTTAATTACCAATGGATTCCAGTGCCCTCCAACCATTTGTACTTTCCATTCGTCATTTTCAAGAGTGATGATATATCCAATTCCTTTTTGTGCTAAGGCATTATTACTTATGTATAGTTCTGTTAATCGTGAATTTAACATATGTATGTAACTATTGTATCGCATAGACATAACTTTAAGTGTTGTAATCTTGGCAAAGTCAATGTTTTTACGCATATACTCCTCAACAGAAGTCGCACTAATTACTTCCCATCTATGAGAATTTTGCTCTGCAGTTGTTGGTTCAAATAATTCCCCATCATCAAATGATAGTACCAACTCTCCACAATTATTTTGAGAGTAACTAATCCACACATCAGGCTTCCAATGTGGTAATCGAGCCATATACTTGCGTGTTTTTAATTTCTCCACTACTTCTTGATATTTCATTTTTACCTCTCCTATACTTACCTATTTTAAGCCATTTAAGAGGTTCTAATACTCTACCTTAAACCCCATAGGGTTACTGATTAAAACCCCTTATAAGGCTTAAAATCAACGTTATATTTGATTTTAAGCATTGTTTATTAACATTTACCATTATAATTAAATGGGTTTAAAATGTTAACCTATTTTTCTTCTTTACTTAATTCTTCATGTAAATTTTTGGCTAATTCATCCCAATCCTCGTCGGTCATAGATGTGAATTGGTCTGCTAATGTTTTAGACATTTTATTTACTTTTTGTTCCTTTAACTGCTCCTTAATTTTTCTCTTTTTTAACTGCTTGAATGTTGGCATATGTATCTTCCTTTCTAGTTTAACTTTAATCCTCGGTTTACAAGATAGTTTTCAATGGCATAGGCTGTCATTTCACTTGTAGGTGGGTTGTTAATTACTGTTGCATAATTGTGTACTCCCTCAAAATCCATTTCATCTTTTTCAAGTCTACGTACACACTCTTTAACCATAGATAAGGTAATATCATCACGACTTAAATAACGTTTAATACGTGTGTCCATATCTACATCAATGTAAAACGCCATAACCTCCACTTCACTATCTAAATAGTATTCTTTTAATTCCTTTAATCCATTGAGGTCTAAAATTACAAGTACGTGACCTTGTTCTAATTTACTTGACACTTCACATTCAGATAGCCCATAATACCACTTAGACTCACCCTCATCTGTAATTACAGTGTAGTCACGAATTTCAATAAATTGTCCCGACTCATACATGGCTTCAAATTGACAATCTTCTGTGAAATAATATTCCACACCCTCGGTCTCATTTTTTCTCATTGGTCTTGTGGTATGAGAAACACAAGTTTGAAATTTAGGAAATTTTTCTTTTAACAACCTCATAGTTGTATCTTTCCCAGTTGAAGCCCCACCACATAATACTATAATTTTGTTGCTCATATGTATTTACCTCCTATAATTGCTCAAGCAATGTTTTTCCTTGTAAGAAATTGTTTAATTTCTTTTCATGGTGACTGCTAAAGTTTGGATTATACTTACGTAGGAATTGTACTAGCTTAATTGGTTCTTTAAAACAATCCAATGGCATAAATTGATTTAATAAGTTAAACGTGTTTTTATGATTATGTATAATATAACTTTTATGACCTTTATATGTAGATGAATTTTTATTAGCATCATGCCAATGTTGTCTGTTCCACACCGAAATAACTTTCCCCGAAATTAAATCTAGTACAATATTTGAAGAAAAACCTTTTTTACTTTGAGCTTTAGTTGAATAACTAAGAATAGCTTTAATACCACTATTGTCAAACTGAATTTCCGTTAACGCCCCCTCAAAGTATATGTACCTAACTTTTCCAATACTTAAATTTCTACTAGTCATTTGCTTTACCGCATGGTCTGATAATGTTAGTGGTGTTTTAAACACAACCTCATTTACCAATGACTCATAAAAAGCCTTTTCAATTTCTCCCATGTCTGTTACCATACGACACAACATTTGTCCTTTTGCTACATCTTTAAATTTGTTCTTCGTTTCGTGGTACATTTACTACTACCTCCCTCTGTTCTATTATTCCTCTCACATTTATTATTATTATATACTATTTCTTTACACTTGTAAACCCCAAAATGTAGATTTATTAATTTTATATGTATTTTATTTTAAATAATTTTTAACTTGTTTTAACACATTTTCTTCTAGGTTTAAACGACGTGATAAATAAACTTCTGAACCTCTACTACGTTTTAATTTTCTAGCATTGTACTCTCTTTGCTTTTTGTTTTTATAATGACTAATATGACCAAAACTTTCATCTACCTTATTAAGTGTTTCCTGAAGTAATTCTATTTCATCTGTAACAATTCTCCGTTCCTTACTTAATAAATGATATGCTTGAGAAAGGTTGTAAGCACTTGAACTGGTAGGTTCTTTGTTTTCCAGTTCGTGTTGAATATCATTTCTCATTAGACTTACATCTACTTGTCTTGCCCTTAATTCTTTGATGTGGGTGTGCATTTTATTTATCACCTCCTCCAATTCTTCGATTAATTTTAATGATTCACACATTTTAATTCCTCCTATTACTCTTACGTTGTTTACATTTATTATTATACTACACAGGTTGTTAAATGTAAACCCCTAAATTACAAAAATAAATAAAAAAGACTCTTAATTGAGTCTTAATTAATATGTATGTTGTTGATGTAATATTATAGTGCTAAACTAATACATAATGCTTTATTAATTTTAGTCATAACTTCTTCTGATACTCGACCAATGTTATCTAAGATTGAGCTTTTGTCAATTGTAAATAACTGCTCACATAATACCGTACTATCTGATTTAATCCCATTTACTTCATTTGCAACTAAGTCTACATGGGTTGGCAAATGTTTTTTCTTTCTTGATGTCAGTGGAGCGACCAGGATTACTGGACTAAATTGATTTCCTTTATTGTTACTAATTACTACAACAGGTCTACGTCCTTTTTGGACACTACCACTTTCAACATCTGGTAAATCCACCCATAATACTTGTCCTTTAGTTACTAAATTTGTTACTTTTGTTTGATTCATAATAATAACCCTCTTTCTATGTAATATTTTTTAAGTTGTCTTAACCACTTACAATAATATTATATGTATATAGGTTTACATTTATACATAAATAAGAGGGAAAATTTAAAATTATTAAAAAATATTTACTAATAAATAAAAATACTAAAGAATAATAAAAAGAGTGGTAAAAACCACCCTTAAATACCGTAAAATAGTTCTTTTATTGTTCTTTTAGTAATTCACTAAGTTCGTCTATTAGTGTTTTAACATCCTCTTTTGATAACCACATACTTAGCGTGTCATCCATGTAATCAACAACTTCAATTTCTGCAAACACATTTGTACTAGCCACAGTTCTTCTTTCTACATTAACCTCTCCATATTTATTCTTTACCATGTTATTTCCTCCATAAACTTCTGATTTTATTTACATTTCATTTTTAGTACAGAACATATGGCACTAAACATTTCAAACGCTTGATGACCATATTTGTATGTTTGTGAAAATCCAACTTCATGCTCACTTTTAACTTCTACGTTATAAGATTTGAAAAAATCACCACGCTCTATAACAGACACTTGAATATCATTAATGTATTCGATTAACACAACTTTACTATTATCCATTTTCATTTCCTCCTTAAACGTGCATAAAAATTTAATTTTGTTTACTTTTAACATTCACAATACCCTGCAACCTCACAACTAAAAACAACTCCCATTGATGATAGATATTGCCATTCTTTCAATTCCTTTTTGTATGGAAAAGTTTCATTCTTCATATCGTTTATAAAACTATCCCAATTATCACTAATAAATTTAATAAAACCATCATTGTTACCTCGTTGTCGGTATCTTCTAACATATTCATCTTTTGCTGTTAATTCTGGGTAAACCAATACATATCTAACATCAGCTTCTTCTAACGCTTTTCTAACAACGTCATGACTACTCACAAATATAATATCAACTTTACCGATGTTCTCTTTAATATGTTTTATATAATTATTTGGAAACTCTGGGTTTCTTTCTTTTGTATTATTTCCATTTTCATCTTTTACCCAACTAAACTCACTACTATCACTATCCAAACATACTCTCCCATGATACTTTTGGTCTTTAAAAAATTCTGTTTTCCCAACCCCAGGGAATCCGCTAATAATTGTTGTTTCTTTCATCTTCATCTTCCTTTCAATGTGCATAAAAGTCTAACTTTATTCATTAACTAAGCACATAAGTTTTTGCTCAACATCATA